GACTCGCTGGCCGCCGGCCAGGCTACCGCGGCAGGCCGCCAGGCCGCCCCGGGCGCCCGCCCAACAGCAGGAGGGGAGGAGGGGCGGGGAGGGGGGAAGGGACAGGCCCGCGGCCCTGGGGCCCAGAGATTTTTTTGACTGCTTTTTATACATGTGCAAATAACTTTTATTTATGAGGTAGATTTAGGTTGTGCTTTGCCACTGTGGATTAGGGACAGTAGCATTTTGGACTTCCTTACGACCCTATCTTTAACGCAAACATGATCATGGCCAATAGTAAAGTCATGTTTGGGCCGCCAATGGATGGTGAGGACGTGCCCCCAGTTACAGTTATTGCCATGTTTGATGCCTCATGTTTTACATGACAGGTATATTTATGCTCTTTATGTGCAGGTACTTCTATGGCTGCCCACTTCTGAAAAGTTCCATCTCCAGCTGGTCTGGTTTCCACCTGCCCCACCCCATCAGTCAGTTGCTCTGCTCCCATGTGCCACGTTATGGTAATGTCCGCAGGATAGAAGCCAGTGGCCCAACATTTTAGTGTTACTTGACGGTCAGGTGTTGCTTGTCTGGTCACGTGAACCTGTGGAGAAACTAAAGATTGGTAAAAAATTAGTATTTTTGGAGTTTGTGGCCCGTTAAAGGAACACGGAGGTATCCTGGTCCTTTTTGTTACCTGTTTGCGGCAGGGTTTCATTTCCCAGCCTCAGATATGTTTGTAACCATTGCACGCAACTGCCCATAATATATGACCCCTGATGGATGGCTTCATCTGTCGCTTCTAATTTCCTTTTAGAAATTTGAGAGGACATGTCTCTAGCGGTCCAGGTCCTGAGATCTTCATTCAAAGAAATGTAGTCCCTGCCATCATAGGCCTGTTGACAGTAGCCTCGAAGGAGGGTTCCATCCGGCCCCACAACACAGCCGGACATCCATTGGAGGGTATGTGGTTCTAAAAAAAAGGTCACAGGTGCGAGTGTTAGGTTTCAGTTGTTAATACTATGGGGAGGGGGTAAGACAAAGTACATTCACATACTTACTATCATAACTATGGTTATAATATCCTAAAAGAGTCATCATGCTTGTCTTCATATTCCTGCCAATATTTTTGGCAGTGCTACTTTCTTTATCCCAGTAGTCTGATCCCAGCCCGGCCATCCATGGAGCAATTCCCCTGACCCTTTGTTCATGATCTAGACTATCATAGCGCACAATTGGGGTGTCATCAACATACCCCACAACTATAAACCGCGTGTGACCATGTTCAGGGCTGGACATGACTGTGTAAAAGTACAGCAAAGAGTGGCCCTGACTTTTCCCTAGCCTGGCCAGGACTGGGACCATCAGTACACCAGCAAGTAACAAAATGTCTAAGAGGTGCATCTTGGCTCACCTGGAACTCTAGTATTCCTGGACTGCTTTTAAGTCAACCGTGACCAGGGTTGGCCGGGGCTGGGTTATTTGCCACGTCAAGATGTGGGAGGGCGGAGCCCTGTGGCTTGCCACAATATAAACACGCAGACGGTGACTAACTTCCTGGTTCTCACACTTTGTTGAGAGTTTTACAGGGAGACAGACTCCGGGACGCCAGGCAGGGCGTCTCCCCTCTGACGCCTGGAAGACTCACAATATCTGATCCTGGCATCCTGTTCTGTGGCTTCCCACTGAGACTGGAAGCTGAGGACGTCAACAGTTGGGGTAAAACTGCAGAATTGGGGGAAAACTTTGTAGACCAGGAAATCTAAGATGAACAGGGGCACCTGAAGTCACGTAAAAATTTGGATTCTCTTGTTCACCTGAGATTTCTGTGTGTCAGACTCTTCTGCAATGGGTGGGGGACGAGTTGGGGGAGTGAGCGGACTTTGGGCGGGGCAGTACCAATGGGTCAACTGTGATCTGTAGTAATCAGCTGGCTCTTGGTACTGGTTCCCGCGCGCGTCCGGCAAACTTCCCGCCAGGCTGCCCTTATGAAAAGATCATTTAGTGTCTTTGGACTGGAACGGTCTTGTTTGTGGAGTATAGTGAGCGGTTCCGTTTAATTTTGATTCTGACACAAATTAGACATCCTTGCTCACTAACTTCATACAGGGCCCCTAAAAAGGGAAGTTCCTCTTTTCTCCAGTTCCTGGGGCGTTGACTATTTGTGGCCGGATATAGCCCTTGTGAGGGGCTGCCTTGGCTGGTCCAATTGTGCTCCTTTCTTCAATTGACCCACTAAGGCATAGCCTCACGCGGACGTCTGGTTCACTTTAAATAGGACGTCTCAACTGTCTTGTGTGATTTGGGGGCCCAGGTATGCGAAAACCCGCGCGTCATGTGTCTCGCGGGTTCTTCATACCCCGAACCCCCGGACCTCCGACTCCCTATATTTTGACCTTAACTGCCTGACTCATCAATAAATGACACGGATGACTGCTCAACCTTTGAACACACTCCAGGCGAGTCTTCCTGATCCCGGCATTCTCGTGGGACCTGTGGAGGTGGACGTGTTGCTTCTGAACAGGCAGGAGATTTAAGGGGCTGTAAAGGGATCTCATAAACTCCAGCCTGTTGTGAAGTCCCGCGTTTCAATCAAGGTCCAGTGCCTAGGATGGGACGGGGAGACATTCCTTGGGTGTTTCTGGGGGGGTTCTCCTCATGGTAGATACCCCAGACCTGTAATTCCCCATCATCAAACATGACCTTCCCACCACCTCGACACACCGCCATGGGGGGCGTGAATGATCGCATGCTTGTTTTCTGATTAATTTTTGAGTATCAGAACACAATCAGGGCGAGTGTCCACGCCCTTCCTTTGCACTCGGTTCCAGAAAGAACACTTTTGGACCCAGGCCGTCTCCACGTGCCCCACTGTCCACAATGGCCTTGAAACAGGCTGCGTGTAATTTCACAGCAGCCTGCAGAGTTGGTGGTGTTTTAAGAATCCAGTAAACTGCCGCCTGCTGTGGACTTCCACGTCTGCAGCTCGGCTGCGGGAGGGGGGGGGGAGGGGAGTGAAGCTGTTTTTCTGACATCCGTTACGTACTTGTTTGGAGGCGTGGCCAAAATAAACTTGCTGACTACAAAACCTTGTGGAATTTGTGAGTTGCTGGGGGTGGCCGGGAGTCGGGGCGCGCCACCGAAACTGGGCGTCTCCGGTGACTCGAAGCTTAGTTATCACACTCCTTAAATTCCTTCACAATTAATTCATTCCTAGAAGGGGGACTTAGTTCCCTGTCAGGCACTGACATGCCAGAAATGGAGGGGGCGGTACATCAAGTGCGGCGGGTGGAGCATCACCTCGCTAAGCGCCTGCCCTCTCTACGAACTCTATCAGCCAATGATGTGCTGTTCCCCCCACCGTGGACGGTATCCTAGAGCCCACACCAGGCCCCACGGTTGGCGGTTCAAGGGTTGTCACATGATCAGCAAATCTGCTTTTCATTCGCTGACAGCTTCTAGCTGCGTCACAAAATGGCGCCCGGATTAGTCTCACCCTCAATCATGCACGCCCGATCCCGTCTCCAGGCTTGAGCGGTCCGGCTCCTTACTAGTGACCACCCCAAGGCCATCTCCAGGGACAAATCGCTGGGCGGCTTGATCACGCCCCCTTGGCTGCTCCGCCCAGCTCCCGCCCACGGGGCCTCAAAAGCCGTGCGGCAACAGAACTCCAGTCCACATGGTCTGGCGCGTTAGGGAGAGACCCTCTCAGCGGAGAGAGGCCCAAGTGTTCCTGCCCTCCCTGGAAGGTGTTAAAGGCCCCGGCCAGATATGGATACTTAAACTTCCACTCCAGCCTACACCTGGAATTAGGAAGACCTCGAGTCTCGCGTGAAGTGTCAGGGAAAGGTGTGTGTGCCTGTGTTCTTTTGCAATCAGACACACTCCCGGTCCTTGACATTTAATGTGTGAGATGTTTAACGCGACTCTTCCGGAAAAGGGACGGGATTTGGGATGTCTGGAATTTTCTTTTCCTAACTCAGGTGAGTCAACTTCTGACTTTTTCTGCCATGTGAAGTGTCAGGGCAAGAGAGAGTCTGTGTTTTTCAATCAGATCACTCTCAGTCCCCGACTCCCTACGTGTGAAGACCTCCACAGGAATCTTCCCTATGGGGGGGGGGTCTGATATGCCTCAGGACCTTCTGTTCCTGTCTCAGGTGAGTCTGCTAACGTGTTTACTGAAGAAATTCATAACAGACTTCGGTATTCACGCGGGCACAATTTTCCTGGGAATGGAGTCAGCCTCCCCCTGGATGGGTCGCATGCGTCCGTTAGGGGGGTGGATGCTTGTTCATGACCTAGCCCCTCTGTTTTATTTTTGATTGACAGGCGAGCTTCTGTCATGGACCAGCAGACCCCCCTCCCCAACAACAGACCCCCTTGCCTAGGTCCCCGAGAACTTTTGAAGCTCTCCTATGAGATCAGGTGGTCGGAATTACAAACCTGATTGCCTACTGATGTTTTAAAATTCTGTAGTTTTTCAGGTTTGGTTACTCTGATGCTTGATTTGTAACAGTGGTGTTCATCACAAGACGCCTGGAATCAAAACCCCTTACACGAGGGAGGCGAAAGAGGGGGGTATAACAATTTATTTTTAAAAAAATTTTTATGTCTCCCTCTCTCACCGCCCCGTTGTGGAAGAGCAATCAAGGATCCCAGATAAGGAGGAGTTGGATGTTCTCTTCCCCTTTTAAGGCACTGGTGGGGGGGGGGGGCGGTCATTTTTTATGTCCTGCGTTGACCTGTGTTTTGGTAGAAGGGGTTGGCAAATAAATATTTGTTTTGTTCACTATGTTTGTTTGGCGAGTGTGTTATTGGTGTTGGGGAGGGAGGGGGGATTAGTTCTCCGAGGAGGGGGGAGTGCCGCACCGGGGTTGATCACGTGTTGGCAGCTGCTTTCCATATGCCCCGAAACTGCGCAGGTGCCAGGTCCCGCCTGAGTTGCGGATTACTCATAGCTGCGGGCTGGAGGGGCTGGGAAGTGACTCCTTCTGAAACTGAGTCACATGACAGGACCTCCCCCGGCAGGCCGGCGCCCGTGGTCAGGAAACTCCATGATTTGGGGGAGGGGAGTGTGCACGAGGATCTTATTGGCCGTGGCCCCGCCTCTAGAAACCAGGACAGACTTCCTGCTTGTTACTCTTTCCCACCCCCTCCACGGCACATATTAACCACAGGGAAGCAAAAGCAATAACATTTTCATAGTTTATTTATCTTCCATCTTATTTTCAACACATAAATGGACTCTTCTTCTCTTCTTGTTATGGGAGAAAATGGGTGAAAAGGGGGACTCGCCCTCGTCCACTCACAATGGACTTAAGTTTCTGTGTGATTGAACGTGGGCTAAAGTCCCCCGTTCACTTGTCACCGTTCTCTTTCTTTCCTGTCACCGAAGCCTCCGCCACGTTTTCTCAGAAATGGGCATTTTTATCTGCCCAGGCCCACTCCCCGGCCACCCAATTACTCCCCAGGTAAGCCCCACTTTCCTCCTCCTTGAAGTTTCAGGTCCCGTCCCCAGGCCCCCTCTCTCGTAGATTGTCACGTGCGTGATCTCTGAGAAACTTTTAACAGGTGACGTCATCGTCTCTGGAGAGTATTGGTAGCGAGGGGCCCGGTCATTTACACTACTCGGAGCCCGGCGCTACCAACAACTCTCCGTGACAAGATTTCAGGTCTCCCCGTGTGCCAGAGTCCACACGTGAATGGACAACCCGTCCTGAAGAACTGAAATAAATCCAAGTTCTTTCATTCCGGGCCATCTTTTCCACGCAGGACACTAAGGGGCGTGTCCTTCCCAGAATGGTCGCGGCCATGTTACAGATATGATCTTAAATTGAACATCAGGCGGCCCCGTGTCACCTGCGCAGTCACCGAGCCGCTGAAGAAATAACCCATATTTTACGGTCATTTATCAGGGACCCAGTAAGTGCACTGGACGTCAATCTTGGGTAGTGGGAAGGGAAGAGAAAATTAAACCCTCCCCTCCCTCCACCACCACTCGCCTTGAGTCCCGCCCGTATTTCAAACCCCTACCCTGATGTTTGACCCCCAGGTTCCCTCCCCCGCCCATCTTCTCGCTTTCTCACCATACCTCGCCCTTCTTGCTCATGGAGAAAGGGAAGGGTCTCTGTTGGTAGCGCCTTTTATGGCGATGGCCTGACGCCGCCCAGAGGCCGCCTACATCACAAAAATTTCCCAGCCAGTCAGACAGGCATCCTGTGGCCTTTTACTGGTATGTCCCATCTACAAAAGCTGGCCCACAGGTCTAAGAGTACTGGGTGAGGCATAGGGTAGCCTAGCAACTAGACCAGAGGATTGACACCCCTCCCTTCTAACAGGCTAAGGGAAATTCTCTGGTCACGTGTCCTTGTCATGTGATGTCCCATCTCTTGGAGAGTTTGTTGCTAGGCCTCCCTGCCCCATCTCTTGGAGAGTTTGTTCCTAGGCCTCCCATTTAACCAAACACAATCACACTTTTTTATTGAGATTTTAAAAATGCTGATTTTTATTTGGTTTTTTTGTTTGCCGCCCACTAACCAAAAGATAGCTTTTAATAAGAGTTTTGTAGCTGATTAGTTTACTGTCTTATTTGTATTGTTGGCCATTTTACTGGCCTCCCCCAAAACCCACCTGGCCCAACCATCAAAGGGGCCATTCATCGCCAGGCACCTCACTCCAAATTTGTAATACCAGGTGCTCCTGTCAGCGCCTTGGGCACAGTTGGGATATATAGTTATCGATGTCCCGTCTTCGCTGGTTTCAAATGTAGAGTACTGTCCTTCCACAGTCCACATGATCTCAGTGTATCTGCTGCCAGTGTGGACACACTCAAGTTCCAGCCTGTCCTCCTTCAAATTTATAAGGCGAACGGCCGCCCTGAGCCTGGGAATGACTTCGATGGTATACTTGGTCTCTGATGTATCGTGTTTTATCACATACTGTCCGCTGTCAGCCAGTGACGTGTAGTCCAGCTGCCAGCTGGTTCCATCTGTCAAGTGCATGAGCCCGCTCCCCAGGGGTCTCTGCTTGTGCCACGCTCCTTTCGGGCCAACCAGATAGCTTTCCTCCCCCTGACACAACCTCAGCACTTTGCCTTCTTCAACAACAAAGTAATGATTGAAACATGTAGGTGATGGCAAGGCTCCAGTCTGACTGTAGGTAAAAGATACCTCTGCCAAATTGTTTTCTCCACGGTGTCTGCACACCTGCGCTCGATTCTCTAGCAACCTGGTATTAGCCACCTGGCTTAAAGTAATTTTTGCCCATGGGGTACATGTTATATGTCCATTTGATGCCACGCAGCACCTTGAGTCTACCATCATCTTCCAGTTATCTCCTCTCATTGCCTCAATACGCCACAGGTTGCGTCCCAGGCCCTGTGTTTTGGGCCTTATCGTGTTCCCAGTGGGCTCTAGCTCAAGGAAAAGTTCACTCTCCTCATTCCAAAGATCATCGCATCTAATATGGACAGAATCGCTATTTATCAGTGGCAGAGTCAACACTGGCTTGGTCCTAAACACAGACACATAAAAAAGCTCAACGCCCCTCTTGCGGTTTCCTGGCTGGGAGGCAGATCCGTCTTCATGGAATTTTAGTCCCCACCATTTAAACTCAGGTGTCCGTACCAGCACATTGTGGGTCACTTCATATACCCCAGAATCATCCACAGTGGCATCTTCAATTCGCAGCTCCCGTCCACAGGCTTTCATTCTTCCCTGGAAATGGGCGTGGTTGACAAAACAGTTGCCCCCATTGCCAAGGGTGACACGGATGGGAACAGCTTTTCCAGTCTCAATAATCCTTTTCCAGGTGTATCCATCCAAAATGGGGTTGGCCTTTTGTGGTTCAGGTGGCAGGCTAGACTTGAGTATTATTGGATCCCCTTCCCTTACAAAAACACTCTGAGCAATGGCCACCAAGCCAAGAAGGATTAAGGGTTTTGTGAAGCCCATGGTTACCCAATGCATACTACCAGCGACCCAGCGTCCTTTTATCCTCTTGTGGCCAAAACCACTATCGACCGGGATGAAACTCCTGACCAGTTTCATGATACTCTTCCAAAAATAATACAATGTCCTGCTCAGGTATGAAAGTTTCTACATGTGACCCATGCAGAGTCACAAAGTTCACCCACAAAATGTCATGTCATATCACATGGCTGTTCTAGAAACCAGGACACACGGGGGGAGAATGTTTTATGACCACATAAAATATAGTTTTTGACAGTAAGTCTTCATCTTATCTAGAAACCTTAAAAGAGTTGTTTTTGGAGCATCAAGTTTCTGTGGCCAGGCACAGCCACTTCTGCTGAGGCGGACTATTTTTGAAATTTTCTTGCTCCTGGGGATCAAAGGATGCAGGCTGTGAGTGGCCGCGCACAGGCCATGGGTATCAAAATCAAAGTCTTGCACAACCTCTTCTTCCCATCCAGGAAAGACGGAGGTCCCATCTGCCAGAATGTGCAGCAGTTCTGTCAACCTACGTATAAAGTCCTCACGGGCCATGGATTGCTTTTTTGAATTATATCTTATTGGGAACCCATGCATAAACTGGTGCAGGCAAAGGACAAGACATGTAATATGAAGAATAGTGTATGCTTTCATTTTGTCAAGTGGGCGGGGCAAGAGGGTTGCAAGAGAGAAAGAGAGAGAGAGAGGTAACGGGCCACCACTATTTACAAATGCATATGGTTAAATAATTATTTATATAATAAACAGTCAGATTATAATGTTAAAAAAAGCTTGAAACGGGGGTGTAAAAAATTGAATTTAATTCTCCTACCTGGCTTTTTTAAGACCTGGCCTTTGCGGGTTAAACAATGGGGAAACGGGAAGTGAGAGCGAGCTCTTGACCGCAAGCACAGGTTAATTTTTTGTAGTGTTTAGGAAACCATCACGTTGTCCAGGTCATTTGATAATTTTTCATTAAGTAGTGGTCACCTTTTTGGTGTGGTGTGAAAATTCTGTTATCCCTGATCAGCAGTGTTAATAACAGGTCCTGAGTCACTGCGCATGATCCAGGTTTCACGAGAATCAAAACTTATTGCTAGGAGACAAACTCACTTATGTTGGCTCTAGTGGGGACAAGACTCGGTTCCCAGATAAGGGAACTGAAAAAATGGTCTTTAAATGTAGCCCCTGGCCCAAATAAGGGAACTGAAAAATCAATGTTCAGACACCATAGTATCTTTTTTTTATAAAGACAAGGCGAGAGTTATAGTAAGTCAATAAATATGGCCCATGGTAGGGAATTTTTATGGGGCACTTGGGAGTTAAATTTTTGCCAGGTGGACTTACACGTGGGCCATCTGAGCCATGGCCACCTCCACTAAAAGTCTGGGACCATAGAATGTCTGATACGCCCATTACTTTAACATTCCAGGCTCGCCCCTTAGTTATTAAAATGCTAATTATAAGCCACCCAAACACACCTACCTGGGCATCTTAGGGACCACCAACATGATGGCAGCGCTGGTGGTTTGTGCTATTTTACTTGGGGCTGGCATATTTGCTTCCTCCTCCCCTACGTGCAGTACCCTGCCAGAGCTATCGACAGTCATGACATCTGGAAATCCAGGCACGTTTCCTGTTCCCAAGGGAAAGGAAATTAAACTTAAATGTGCCCCTGGATATAAAAGGGTAGTAGCAAGGATGAACATAACCTGTCTGGGAAATGACCAGTGGTCTGACCCCCCAAGGTGTACCAGGAGGGAATGCCAGGGGCTGCAGGAGCTGAACCATGGAAGTTTTGAGTATGAGATTCCAGATGGTGGATCGAGGCCAACATTTGGCACAAAGGTAACATTTCTGTGTAACTCTGGGTATTCTCTCGTGGGGGAACGTGAACAGTTTTGTCAACTTGTAGATTCTAAAAATGTAGGATGGTCAGGAGACCCGCCAATGTGCCGAAAAAAGCAATGCGCCCCGCCTCGAATTCCAGAGGATGCCTACATCCTGGCGGGAGAGAAAGACGTGTATGACCATCTTGACAGTATCTCCTTGGGATGCAAGAATGGAAAAAAGTTATTTGGGGCGGCCCAAGCTTCCTGCCAGGAGGGGGCCTGGATCCCTAGCTCCTTGGGACCCTGTGTGAAGACAGCATGCGCCTTTCCAAAGGCAGAAAATGGATATTTCACTCTGCTATCGCCCCAACCAGATCCCAATAAAGTGACAATCAGGCTCACATGTAACAATGACTCTGCCCTCCTGGGTCCCGACACCATAACCTGTAATAACAAAAAATGGAGCGCCAACCCAATGTGTGCCTTGATACACTTCCCAACTGGCAGGGACGTCCTGTTTAAGAATCATACCTCGACCACTCTGGCCACCTACACAACTCCCCAGATTTTCACTTTGAAAACAACAGAAAATCAGGATGAGGACGAGTGGGACACGACGCCCCCGGAGGAGGATGGAGATCTCACGCCTCCGGAGGATGATAACCATAAACAAACAGAACTTCCCATCGACCACCCCACCAGGGTCCCGCCCGGTCATTCCACAGCCATCCCCCCCAGGCAGGTTCCGATCACCCCTGTAATTGTTGTTCCCTTAGCGCTGATAGGGCTCGCCCTGTTTGGCTGTGTAGTAGCAAAGTGCTGTAAATGATTTTTGATCCAAATAAACTGCACATAAAATAGACCTTGTGCCTTCTTTTTTTATAAGGGTCGAGACATAGAGCCTGGCTTTGGCACTTTCTTTAGAAAAGAGGAGCAGTCGCATTTGACTCATTTCGAAAAAACCCTAACCACAAGTTGTCTGCCCATTTAATTTTCTAACCACAATGAGGAACTAACTCACATGGCACCCACTTTCAGGTCCCTCCTCCCATCTCATCCCCCCAAAAATCAGATACAATTGATTAGGTGATAAAAGTCTAACTTTTATTCTGAGTACCTGTGCACAGAAATTAAGGAGGCATCTTCAGACACTTATCTGATAGCATCGCCGATAACCCACCTAGAGGATGTGGTCCAGGGCCCGTCAGATACATGGCATCTGACCCCAAACCTAAACTGCCAGTTGCTGTAGTTCTTCCAACAATCAAGTAAGATTATGATTCGCTTCCCGCTTTCAGTGATTTCATAGCCTCCCAACTGACCCTCGACCTCCCAAGAAACCTTGGAAACAGAGGTCATCCCATTGTGGACACAGTCCAGCACCACCTTGGAGGGCTCGACAGATGCCACACTCAGGGCAGCATAGAGCTTGCGATGCACCAGGAGGTCAAGTGAGATGTTATTGCCCTCGGGTATCGGCTCCACAAGGTAGGGGCCAGTGTCATTCGTGGCGGGAGAAGAAATGGTGTAGACACTAATGGCTTCCTCTGACAGGTCATGCTTGAAAAGCGGGTGTTGGAAGGACCACTTTCCATGTTTTCCAGAAAGATCAGTCTTAGTCCCCTGACACACACTTGGGTACTTGGTCTTTGTCACATCAAACTCAGTGGTCTGGCACTCTGGCTGCAGCAGAGGCCCCGCGTTCAACCCCCCAAAGTCTTCATCCTTAAGGTTATTGCCTCCACTGTGCTCGCACCACGGCCTCTGGCCAGCCTCCTGTTTGGAAACATACAGGGAAAAATCTATAGGCGCCCAGCTTCCACATTTTATATGTCCAGGGGCATAAGAGCAACATTTTGCCTCCATGTTGGAGATTTTCATGCCATCCTCATCTTTGGCCTCATGGCTCCAGAACTTCTCTTCCTTGTGGTGAGTTAATTTCCCACCATGGGATGACCAGTTCTTTCTCCTGAGTCTGACAAAGGTTTCTGCCTCTGGGTTTCTGATGTCATCACACCTGTATCCGATGCTGGACTTTTGAATTGAGGTCAAACTTAAGACTGGTTGGCTCTCCACAACAATCACCTCCATGAAAAAAGTCTTCTGTCTCTCTAAGGCAACCACTGAGTAGACACCAGCATCAGACATTTTGACATTTTCCAGCACCAGAACGGCATCACATCGTCCAATTCTTCCAAAGTAGAAGTCATTTCTGAGGCCACAATTTCCAGGCGCTGTTATATCCACTCCCTGCTCATCTGGGGCCCATGATTTCTGTCTCCTCCAGATGTGGTCAGATTCATCCATTACAGATTGGGATGTTGGGCGCTCTCTGTCAGGCAGGGCCATGAGAGTTTCTCCTTTGAGCACATAGTACAGAAGCCTTCCATCTTCAAGCACTACGGCCTTCTCCCTGGCCCATGCAGGGGAGGCCAGGGCCAAAAGCAAAAGAACAATTAGGGCTGCCATGGCTTCCAAGCGCTCCCAGCAAATGAAGTAGTTTGGGGGCTGCTTATATAGTGTTATGGTAATTAGTCACCATATTTACAAAAGCTATTTATTATCACACAAGAATAAAAGTCCACCAGACACATCCGCTTACTCATGGCACAGTAAGCCGGCCAAGGCCTTTTCTCAAAAATAGAGGACGTGTTTGGGCCTGAAATCATGCCCTGTGCCAAATTAGATTGCAAAATTTGGCACATCCCAGAAATTCACTTAGTCATGCAAATTCATAATACATTTAGCAGACAATGCTAGTTTTTTATTCTGGCCGCACCCACCATTATTCATCCGCTTCAGACCTAATTTTCAACATCATTTCACCTCTTAAACACTCTCTGGGGTTATTCAGACTGTCCTAAGACTCTCTTCATCTACCCCTGGGTCCACAGACTTTTCAGAACGCCTAATGCTATGTTTGCCATGGATCTCAGGACCCGCCTACAGTGCTGCTACCTAACAATCAGTCTGCTCTCCACAATCATCCTCTGCCTGGCAGTGGCCCTAATCTGCAAATCTTCCTCCCAGCAGGAACCGGAGAGGGCATTTCTCATGTGCCCCCATGGATGGATTGGATTTGGGGACATGTGCCTGTTTTTTTCCAACTCTTCTGTCAACTGTACAGCTGGGCAGAGGATGTGTGAGAGCAAGGGGGCGAGGCTGGCCAAGTTTAGCTCCACTGAGCAGTACAACGTGATGCAGAGGAGCAAAGGGTTTAGTGACTATTGGATTGGGCTGAGAAGAAACTCCACTAATGAGCCATGGCGCTGGGTAGACGGCGAGGAATACAATAATCTGATCTCTGTCAGGGGCCAGGGGGTGTGTGCCTACCTGAGCGACAATGGAATCAGCAGCGCCAGGGAGTATGCAGACAGGAGGTGGATATGCAGCAAGCCTCCAACTTCTGCCACTATATGTTAGTTGCCTTTTGCTATAATTGGCAATAAATCCTACCTAAACTGCTTGTGTTGTGATATGCCAATGGTTTTTGACCAGAGTGGGAGAGGGAACCCTTGTCAGTTGTTAGCTGTGCTGACACTTTAAGCTGTCGCCAGCAGGGGGCCTTGGACCGCCAGTCCTAGTCATGACAGCCTAGGTTTGGCAGGGGACCCATTCTCGATATTTCTTTAGACCCAGAGTGTCCTCTGCCACCTTAACAGGATTTATGTCACATTCTCGGTTTCGTCAGGTGAAATGGCGGGTGTGGGGATTAAAAGTCTTTCGCTCAAGACCAGAGTTCCCTTTTTCTGTTCTGCTGCGCCAATGGACCCAGACATGTCTTTCAGGTGACGGGGCCACGTGTTCGCCCCAGCCCCCTAGTGGCAGTTTAAAGAAATGCCAGCGGTACTCTCTTGCCACTGTGTGGCCCTTGCATCCTAATTCCTGTCATGGCTGACCAGCCTCTACACGTGCAACAGCGAACAAGGATCCTCAGATGTTTGCCAGTACCATGGACATCGAGGGCACGCAAAAGATTTACAGCAAGGTCAAGGAGAGTTTTGGGAAAATGGGCCCCCCTGGCGAGATGTGCCCATCAGACCTTTGCAGAATATCATCAAACACTAATGAGCTTAGCCATGAACCAGGTTAACCTTCCCCTGACTTTTCCTAGTGGATGGAGAGTAGTTGTAGACCCTCAGGTATGTACCAGACAAAATATACGGACCTGGCAGAATAACCCTGTCGCCACACTTGGATGGCCAGACTCCAACTTCCATCCCTGGAGTGCCATGTCCTCTGGTAAGTAGCATTTTCACAGAGCCTATTTTTAATGTATGTAATTATCTAATGTCTGCACTTTTTAGTCTTTTTCACAGATCCCTACTTCGCTGACCCCATTCCCAAAAATTTGATAACTGTTGGATATGTGGACCCACAAGGTCGCTACAGTTGCCCAGCTGTAAAAAAGAGATTCATCATCCTGGTCTCGAGATGCGGGGAAGTGTTTTGCCTGGATGCGGCCCTTGACCTTTTATCAGCATGTGGCAGCAGCTTTGTAGATTTTTCTATGAATGGGCTGTATTATGAGCCTTCTATCAGGCACCTAGTCAGGGCGGCAAGGCACATGGCGAGAGTGGTGCGGGGGTTCCCGGCCCTTCTAACCACTGAAGCAGAGAGGGACCAGATACTTCATCGAGCGGCCTTCCAGAACCATCTTCCTCCCTCTATCCTACCCCCTATTTACCCTCCAGTCCAGACACATCCAAACAGGAGTTACAGAGTGTGCTACATGTCTGAAGTATGTTATCGGGCTCTAACTACGATGTGGGATATGGCCTCTGATCCCGACCAGAGGGAGGAACTTTGTCAGTACCTGCAGGAACACGAGAGCCTTTGCTGTTTACTTAGGGGGCGTGATGGCAGGAAAGTCTTAATGACGTTGGCATCACCACAGACCCTGTTGAACATATACCCGGTGCAGATGGCTGAGCTCAGTACACCCTTGGATCTTATACAACAATGGGATACTTCATAATCACTAATAGGGAAGGATCTGGCCTCAGTAATCATGGTAATGGAGGGATATTGATACTGACCCAACAAAGGGTGATGATGGGCATGTGGGAGAAATCCAATCAGCTGCAGCGCCTGGCTACGTCCGTGGACGAGCTCGTGGACCAGGGAGTGGAAGACATGTGGTATCCATCATGTTTTCCAGGCATGGGTGCAAGACTACCTGGGTTCACAGAGAGGCATGATGGCACCCTGTCTACATCCTCTTTTTTTGACAGCCCATGAGAAGATATAGAATGTAGTCGAAGTGTTCTGAGCACAGCACACCTGACACCCATAAAAGGTTACCCTAGGGTCATGACAACCCACTGGATGAAACCGCCTACGCCCTGTCACCAAAAAACGCCCCCACCGGTGTCTGACACCATTGTCTTATAATGCGTGAGAAACTTCCCTAATTTCTTAAAAAAGACCAAGCTACTCTCAAGGTAAGGACTTTGGCTTGATTTTTGCCATCGAGACCATGGAATTGACTTCTGATACTAAATACAGAGGAAAATACAATTTTGGGGCACCTACTTGACCCAACCTTTTTAATAATCATGCAGCTTTTGTCATGTTGGATCCTTTACTGCCTGCAGCACAGCGATGATCTCCGGCGCACCATGTGGAGATAGAGGCCAGGGATGGCAGATGTCATCAACATCTATCCAGATGAACAGCGAGAGGACCCTGACAATCCAGAAAATGGATCAACCATCTGGAAAATCTCACGTGTCAAGGGAGGATGTTCAAATCTCTTAAAACATGTGTGTGCGGGAGCATGTGTGATTTCTATTTTGGGGGTGCTGGGATTATCAGCCAGGATGTTATACCTATCCAACCATGAGTCCTCCGATCCTGTAAGTAACTGTAATTTATCCCTATCAGTAGAGGAGGAAAGTGCTACTGGGCCCATTAGTTCACGCCTGAAAGACTCACCCATTAAAACTGCTATGGAGAAGCTGCTAAAAATCAACCTTACCAAGTTCTCAGATTTCCTAGAAGTGTTAGACAAGGAGGAGCTATATCAACCAGTGGCAACCAAATCCCCAACTGTTGAAGAGTACAGGGCCGAGAGGATAATCCTAAAGACAAAATATACAAGGGAGGATGAGCTGAAGTATAGAATAAAGACCACTACATCTCCACCACCAGAACTCCCAGTATGGGAGGATAGGGCACGCTACACGCTGGTGGAATGGACAGGGTGGTATGATGATGATGGGCAAAGGTGGGTCATGCACCAAGGAAAAAAGGTTCTCTATAATTCATTGTCATTTGACCTGAGATTGCAACATTATAGGAAACCCTGGTGCCTCTACAATCAGAAGGAGAAGGATCAGTTGCTGAAAACAATCATTCCACAACTGAAATATTTCTATGGGTCTGAAATCTATGGGGGACATTATCCTGGTCGCTGCCTATTTGGGTGGGATCAGTGCTGGTATCACATCCTGGAGCGCCTAAAAAATGATGACTGGTTTGCTTCGTGGTTCATGAGACCATAAAACTGGTGAGCTGCTACATGGTGAGGGTAAAATAGGCCCTGGGCACTGAGCCAACACAGGAAGCTCATAAATTATTAAGTAGAGTATTATATTTTATAAAAATCTTAAAATATTATATTTTGTAATGTTCTTAAAGATGATTGTGAGGGCTGCTGGGTTTATATACCTTTGTTCAAATTTCATTCCCTGCACGTTCCGTTCTGTCCCAGATAACCATGGTTGTGATTCCATACCCTTCCTGGGAATTATCACACCCACCACTAATGTATCCATGCCACTGAGTCCTGGAGAAGCCATCAGGGTGGTATGTCGTCCAGGATACAGAAATATAACCCCCAACATTGAGTTAAGATGCATTGGAAATAACTCTTGGGAAATGAATCAAGGCTGTAAAAAAAGACACTGTTTACATCCCCTCCCTAATTTAAAACACGGACAAATAAAGTATGTATACCCAACAAATGAGAGTGGCCTTGTGTTGGGGAGCTATGCTAAGGTTACATGTAACTGGGGATATGTTCTAAGTGGCAAAGACTTAATTTTCTGCCTGTACCAGCCTAGCACAAAGAGGGTTGACTGGGACGCTGCCCCACCATCTTGCAACCCCAGGGGATGTCCCATCCCATCATTATCTCAAAATGTCAGCATACCCTCAGAAAATAAAACTGTATATAATCATTTGGATTCCATTGCCCTGGAATGTCAAGCCCCACAAGTCTTTTTTGGCCCTCCCAGCATCACATGCAGGCTGGGACTATGGATCCCCGACCCCACTGGCTCGTGTTTGCAGTCCAGCTGCACTCTTCCTAATATATCACACGGGTATGTTGTGTATGACAACAAACATATGAGGGACCCTTCAAGTGCCAATGTTGCCTGCTATCCAGGATATGCTCTGAGTGGCCCCATAAACATCACATGCCTGTCCAATAAAACCTGGACCCCCCTACCAAAGTGTCTCCCTGAACTAGCTCTACCCCCGCCCGCGTCATACAGATCCAACGGCACTCAGACTCCCAATCCTGAACAGCCCAGCCCCCACGTCACCATGGGCACCCCTAACAGCGGAAGGAACACGTCTCCCACCAGAATACCACCACCCTTGCCAGGATATCAGCTTTCAACTTCTACTGGCCTGAGGCCTTCCACGTCCTGCCCTCCCATGTTATATCCTTCTCAACCGCCCACTGCACAAACCATAAAAATCCCACAGGGGTCATTCTATCTTGTGTTTTTGGCAGCAACCCCAATAGTATTTTTATTGCTGCTGATTGGGGCGGTGCTATGATGATTTGGCTGGGTGGCTGTGGAAAATACTGCATTCGAGGACAAAGCTCCAGCAAGAAAACAGGGAACATACAGTTTTTCACAGCAGCCACGCATGGCTGTCCTATGGTTTTGTGTTTTTTTCCACCACCCAACTGAAAGCATATAATAAAGGTCCGCCGCCCAACAGCATGTTCCTCTTTCTTCCCCCCGCCGCCATGGAGGAAAATATTTGTTCCCTGGCGACTGTTGGCGCATGCGGCTTCATCTACCTGTGTCCAAAGGAACAGTTTCCAGCGGCCGAGGCCGGCCTCCTTTCCAACAGATACAAAGGCGGGAAAGCCTGTACCTTGCCACTGTTGAGGGGTCTGACAGTGGAGAGTGATTTTGATATTAATGTTAAAAGCCCCTGTCAAAAGGTAACATTAGACGCAGTCACGGTGAAATTATCCACCTATCACAGAGAGGTCATTGTTTTTCATGGGGCTGAGATCATTCCCGAGATCTTTCACGGGGTGGGCCTGGAGGACGTGTGTCGCCAGGCCAGATCACTTTTTGGATACACAGGATTTGATCCCCGCCCGGACACCTGCGACGTGACTGCCGCTCAGTTACTGAAAGAAGAATGCGGAAGTGATTTCATCGCCTGGGTGGCTATCGCGGAAGGCTTTAAAGAGAGGTTATACAGCGGGAGTCTCGTGGCTCTGAAAAACAGAACATGCGCAGTTCAGATTAATGAGGCGGCCTGCCTTAAAATCCCACTGTTTGATGAAAGATTTATGCCACCTAGCGACGAAAATGTCAGGTTTTATAATCAGCACGTTAGCAGAATGCTGTTCGAATGTTTTTATACCAACGTGGCACAGGCTGTTAGAATTAAGGACGTGGGAAAAATGATCCAACTACTGGAAGAGCGGGTGGTGCAGGACCTCTTCAAGACAGCAAAATTTTCTCAGTTAAAAGATTACCCAAAAGATCTTCCAGCCGGGCCGGCTGGAAGTTTGATAAAATTAGTTGATGCCACCGTGACAGAACTTGCTCTCAGCCACGGGCTCTCTTTTCTGGAGGCTCCCCAGGAGCCAGGAAACTTAATAGAGTACCTGCAATGGCCAATATTTCAGGGCGTTAAGTCAGACAAGGAAAAACTCCTGGCCCTGGAGGACTGGAATGCCAAACAGGCCCTCCACGTATATGCTCAGCTGTTAAGTACAAATTCGGTTCTTTACTTGAACAGGGTGGCAAGGGCTGCTGCCAAAAACCCCTCTGGAAAAGCAGAGGATACTTCCTTAAATGCTTTTTTCTTGCAACATGGCCTGGCATTTTTAAACAGCCAGACTAGAGATGAAATTGGGAACGTGGCCTTTCCTGGCATTCCAGAAGCTTCCCTGTCAGGAACCCAGTACACTCTGCACCATCTAGCATATGCTGCCTTCTTTTCCCCAAACAACCTTGCAAGAGTCTGCTACTATCTTCAGATGTGTCAGCACCAGAAACTAACAGGCAATTCATCCTTTGATATTCCCACCTATGTAGGCACTACAGCCAACAGCCACGAATGCCCCCTGTGTGAGGGACACCTGCCGGCGGTGTGCATAAACACCCTATTTTACAGAGTCAAGGACAGGTTTCCACAGGTTACCACCCCCCAGCGCCGCGATCCCTATGTTATCACGGGGGTGTCTGGAACCTACAATGACTTAGAAGTACTAGGAACCTTTGCAAACTTTAAGGAGAAAGATGACGAGGGGGACACTGCTAGTCGATATACATACTGGAAGCTCAATTCTGTACTCACTGAAAAGCTACAAGATGCTGGCATCACTGCTGACACGGACCCAAAAGAACTGATAACAGATCCTGCATCATTTGTCTCCACTTTCAAACTCATAGATAAAACAGTGGATGGGGAGCTGGTGGCCTTCGCAGAATCTATGGCCAAGCAGAACATGAACTACAGAGAAAATGTAAAGTCCGCCTGTCACGTGCTTCAGCTTCAGTGTAACCCATACTGGCTACCCCCCTGTACAACCTTACTACAGATATATTACAGGTCCTTCTTGATACTGATGCAGGACTTAACATTCCCACTGGTCATGACGCACGAACAGGAAAACCCATTCAACTATGGGACGGTCTCAACCTGGCTTGGAAATCATTTCCAAACTCTGTGGGGCAATTTTAAAAATTGCTGGTTTGACAAGGGCTTGTTTTCATGTACAGATTACAGAATCCAAAACCAGGATACTGCGGTGGACCTTCCTAATCCCCAGACACTTGGCACAACTGACAAGAAGTTAGCCATCAGGATGTCCAGGGCACAAATATATGGCCCTAAGGTCTTCAAGATTAAAAACAGAATCCTGTTCTCCAACTCTCCTGGCACAGAATCATTGATGGCCAATTTTTTAAAGGTGCCAAAAAAAGAAAACTGCATCACTAACGGACCCTACATAAAATTCCTGTTTGAGTGCCACAAAACATTATTCCCAGAGACAAAGATGGGCGCCTACTACACGTGGCAAACATTTTCTACATCAAAACAGCTTCCTAGACAGAGCTGCTTCAAAGAAGAGGACATTGCCAATTTAGCCCAGTATGTAAAACTAGAGAGTGAGGCCTTTGAAGACACAAATGTGCTTGACCACACTCCCTCATGCTTCATTAGCTATGCAAAGCAGCGCCTCAATAATGGGCTACTAAAGCTGTGTGGACAGACACAGTTCTATGCCACACTAGTAAATTGCCTACTGCCTTCCGTGGTTAAAGTAGGAGCCACAGAATATCCTCATGTGCTGGGAGAGTGTAGGATCACTGAACCCGCTGACTACCACTCCCAAATCCTAGGAAAGCGGGCAACTGTGGTACAAACATCACTGAATGAATTGTGCAGCCAGGTCTTCAAACTGAGGCCCATAATAACAGTTCCAATATCTGTAAATAAATATTTTGGAACCAATGGAAATAATTCCATTTTCCAAAGTGCAAACATGGGATACTTTATGGGAAGGGGCGTTGATAGGAGACTACTCCCAGACACCCATCGGGGTAAACGGACCATAAACACCTCCATGAGAAAGAGGTTTATCTTTACCACGCCCCTGGTCCATAGCTTGGTGGCCCAGGCCACCAAAACATCCTCGCAGGCCTTCGAGGTTGAAAAGATCAGACAAAAGCTCGTGGACTTTATTCTGCGGGGAAATGAAACCGCAGAAGCTGTTGCATGTGAAATTGTTGCTAATTTGGGCCCTGCCTGCTGCACCCTGACGCTGGACGACGTCAGCTTCTTCCTGTCAGACTTTAATGTGATGTCTGAGCCCGTGTTTGAAATATTACAGTCCCTGGTGGAAAAAAATGTCAGCCTGGAAGAATCTACGGTCAAATCCCTTCTCCTGCAGCCGCTCCCGGAAGACCAGCCCTCTCTTATCACTATTAACACAACAGACACGCAGCCCACCACCTCGCCAACAGTCCACCAAGTTTCTACAATTCCAAGTTCTAAAAAAACCAAAAAGCTCGAGTTCATGAACACAATCTCTCTGTAGCCATGTCAAAAAACCTGGCAGCCATCTATGCCCAGGTTTATGGATTTTGCCTCGACCTGAGTCTTGTTGAGTTTATGGAAAGCCACTCAGTAAAAATTCAAGCTTTGAAAAATAATTTGAGGAGGATTGAGACTTTGTTGGAAAAAATTCTGCCCGCCCTAAAACAACAAAATTCCACCTGTCCAACATCGCTGACCTTGGAGCTGGAACACCTATTAATAAACAGCTTTTATTGGTGCAAGAATTATCTTAACGGTGGGGCTGCTAAGGTGGGATCGTCTAGGCCAAAAGGGGGCGCTAAACTACAGTTTTGTCTGTATGGGTCAGACATAATTATGACATGTATAAGCACAATAAATGATATTGATACACTCCTTAAGAAACTGAATACTGTGTTTTATTGCATGTCTCAGGCCTCTGCCATAAATTTGCTAACAGAACTGCAAACCATGCTGCAAGATTTTAGAGGCATTTCACCAATTCCTTACCCAGATACTTACACCCTACATTCTTCATGCCTGGAGTGTGTTCATGATGCCCATGTATTCCCTAACCAGGGGTCGTCCTTCGCCACCATGTTGCAACAGAACATCTGTTACCACCTTTTCCCCCACCTCCCATACGAGCCATGCCCTGCTGGGGTTGAGAGTGAGCCCAGTCCAGCACCTACCACGACAGAACCCCTACCAGATGCGCCCCTGGCCAGTTGCCATCATAATATTTTTTCCCCAGTCACCACCGAGACCATATACTTGTCAACCCTTCTTTACTGGACAGCTAATGACTACCAGACATCTGAAAACTCGCCCCAAGAGGCAAAATGTTCAGAACTCTCTAAAATATTCACAAAAGAGGCAGCAAGATTTACTGATTGGAAAGTTCATGTCCAGAAGAGAAACATTCCATTCTTCAATCATTACTTCTGCACAACCCGCCCAACCCCGCTACAGTTGCTATTTTCTGGCGGCCTATGTACATCTCACTGCCACATAATCGACGCCCTAAAGGAAGACTGCACTCAGGCATTCTTAAAGAAGGTCCAATACTCCACAACTCTAACCATGAAAAGTGAACTTTTCCATAAACTATCTCAGCTCCTGTCTTCCCATACCACTGAAAATCATTCACTGACAGAAAACATGACAAGCATCTCATCTGATTTTGAAACAAAAACATTGTCTGATGCAGAGAAAAGAAAACAGGCATACTTTAAAAAGCTCTCAACCAAGGGGGTGCGAGACTTGGTTGAGTGCCTAAACAAACAAACTTCCAGGCTTCAGGACATGCTCATCCCCAGGGTATGGGGCAGTCTATTGTATCACGAGGTTGCCCTTCTTATGAATCACTTTATTTCCAGAAAAAGACTTATGTCCCAAATTGGAGACACTCATTTGCCAACTGAGGAATTACAAAAAAATTCCACATTTATAAAAACCTCTATGTATGGTCATACCTTAAACAATGATCATTTATCATCCCTGGCACACACCTACTACTCCCTTCTCGTTGGTCCCTTGGAGGATCAGGATGTAATATTCCACACCCCACTAAACATTGTGCTGGCTCAAGCCCTGGATGCAGCTGGCTGGCTGCCCCATCAAAAACATCTGATAGCATTTGATGTCAACAGTGTTCAGAGTCCCAGGGACTGGATAGACCCGACCTTCAACAAGTTTTACTCTTTCCCAAAACATTGCTTGACTGCTATCCAAAAAACAGCTTGGAGATACATAAGAGAATTGGTGTTGAGTGTTGCTGCTTACAATATTATTTGGGAGCGCCAGTTAAGGGTGGTTCCCATAAGGGCCCAGCTGCCCTTTCCACTGGAGAACATAACTAGAGCCCCGGGGGTCTACTTAACATTTGAGGAGGACGCTCCCCTCATTCTTGTGTGCCAAAATGGGATCAAGGTATTTAAAGACATTTATGCAATGCTGTATCATCACCTATATCTCAGTTCCCCATAGCAGGACACATGGACGCCATGAAATGCCTTATGTTGGCCATGTCCCTCTTTTTCTCTCTCTGCACGTCAAACATGCTGACCCCGGCCCCTCCAACAACTCTGGACATTGTTGCTGCAACAGAGACTTCTAATAAAGCCAATCAAACAAAATCAAAGTCAGCTATGGGATTTGACTTCTACCGGGTCTGTGGAGCAGCAGCCACCGGGGAGTTGTTCAGGTTTGACTTGTCCAGAACATGTCCAAGCACCAGAGACAAGGAGCACAAGGAGGGCATTTTGTTAACATACAAACTTAACATTGTCCCCTACATGTTTTCCATAAGAAGATATAGGAAGATAATAACACAATTGACTGTCTGGAGGGGCCTGACTGAGACTGCCATCACTGATAAGTTTGAAATGAGTGTAGGAGTGCAACCTTGGGAGACCACAGACATGGACAGCATATACCAATGTTTCAACAGCGCCAATATGGTAGTAAATGGGCTGCTGCAAGTGTACACTGACAGGGATGGGGTAAACAAGACTGTAAACATCAGGCCTGTGGATGGCCTGACTGGAAATATTCAGCGATATTTTAGCCAACCTGACCTCTATTCAGATCCAGGATGGTTTCCTGGCATGTACAGGGTGAGGACCACCGTCAACTGTGAGATAGTGGACATGATAGCAAGGTCAGCTGATCCCTACAGCTACATTGTCACCGCCCTGGGGGACACCCTTGAAGTCTCTCCATTTTTTTCAAAAAATTCAACATCTCTGAAAAAGGATCACAATTTAAGGCAGGTTACAAATTACAAACTGGTGGACCATGCCAACAGAGGGGTCACTCCTAAAGGAGATACCAGAATATTTCTTGACACTCCCTCTGCTACCTATTCCTGGAAATCAGAGGCCAAAAAGGAGGTTACATGTCCCATAGTTTTATGGAAAATGTTCCCAAGGGTCATCAGAACACAACATGAGCACAGCTTCCACTTTGTGGCCAACGAAGTTACAGCAACATTTACCACGCCCCTGACTCAAGTTCAGAACTTCTCTGCCCAGTATTCTTGCGTAGAATCAGAAATTAATGAAACTGTCGCCAAACAATTGTCCAAATTGAATGAAACCTACACCAGAGATGGAGACATAGAATACTACCAGACAGAAGGCAACATATTTGTTGTTTGGGTGCCCCTAAGACACCTGACATTAGAGGAATATAATGTGACTACAGAGGATGGGCCCCCAGAACCAACCAAGTCACCCACACTGTCCAGGCGAAGAAGGGACGTGTCATCGTCCAACTCATCCCTATCACCAGCAGTATCTAAGGGTGGAGAAAGCGCCATAGTCACCGCCCAGATTCAATTTGCATATGATAAACTCACCACCAGCGTGAATGATGTGTTGGAGGAACTGTCTAGGGCTTGGTGCAGGGAACAAGTAAGGGAATCTCTGGTGTGGTATGAATTAAGTAAAGTTAACCCCACAAGTGTAATGTCTGCAATCTATGGAAGACCAGTCTCTGCTAAGTATGTGGGGGACGCCATATCTATCACAGACTGCATATACTTGGACCAGGAATCTGTAAACATTCACCAGAGCATGCGCATGCAGGACGATGAGACCACATGTTATTCCAGACCCAGAGTCACTTTCAAATTTTTAAACAGCTCAACGGTGCTGACAGGGCAGCTGGGCTCCAGGAAAGAAATCATCCTATCCACTGCCAACATCGAGCCCTGCAAACCAGATGCTGAACACTACTTCCTTGTTGGAGATTCAGTGTACGTGTATAAAAATTACATATTTGCCTCCAAGCAAAATATATCATCAATTGCCACACTTGACACATTCATAGCCTTAAATCTCACCTTCATAGAAAACATAGACTTTAGAACAGTGGAACTTTACTCATCTGCTGAAAGAAAGTTATCCAGTGTGTTTGATATCGAAACCATGTTTAGGGAGTATAATTATTACACATACAGCCTGGCAGGATTAAAGAAGGACCTAGACAACACAATTGATTACAACAGGGACAGACTCAGACAGGATCTGTCTGACATGCTGGCAGATCTTGGGGATATAGGTAAGGCGGTGGTGAACGTTGTCAGTTCGGTAGTAACTGTTTTCAGCTCTATAGTTACAGGATTTATAAAATTGTTTACAAATCCCATAGGAGGTATATTTATTCTTTTAATCATAGTGGGAATAATATTTCTTGTTTTCATACTAAACAGAAGAAATCAGGCATTTGAACAGGCCCCAATAAAAATGTTGTACCCTTCTGTGGAACAATACCCAGGATATGGCTCGACCGAGGCCCAAAATACAAATGCTGGTTCTCAGATAGACTCAGAAGAAATAAAACGCATCCTGGCTGGCATGCACAAGGTCCACGCGGAGGAAAAGGCCGCCCAGCTGGCCCTGAAAAAGTCACGCCCTTCCTTGTGGCAGACGGCCACCGACTATTTACGTCATAGGAGGCGTGGCTACAAGGCTCTCAACTCCCGGGCCGAAGAGGCGGAAACCAAGCTGTGAAATTTTCCCCACATTAGCCTGTTTAATTTTGTGACACAAAAAATAAAATTCACAACCAACCATCTCTGCCGTGGTCTTTATTACTGGGTTGTATAGTGGGTTAAAAAGCATTTATCCCTAAAAGGCGAAATCCTCTATCGGGGCAGGGACCAGATCGCCAAAGGGTCCCGACGCAGCAGAAGTATGAGTTTCTTTAACCCCTACCTATCTGGACACGGAAAGGGGTCATCAAAATACCCGCCCCCAAAAAAGAGACCTCAGAAAATAGACCCTCTTCTGAGACTTATTCCAGAATGCCTTAGGACGCAAGATGCTCGGGGATATAAGCAATTCACCTCAACACTGCCCCCTATCACCTTTCTTAATAATGTAGAAAAAAACATCTTTATGGAAAACGGAGATAGTTTATGGAAACTTCCTCCAAAACTCCCAGAAACGGGTACATCTGAAAATCTGGAACTGACATTTCATGTATATGATGTCTCTTCGTGCACCTACACGTCGGAAGACTGTGAAAATGTGCCATTCAGATTTCAAACAGACATCATGCCCAGTGGCACAGTGATTAGATTACTGGGTCGCCTAGAAGATGGAACTACCGTATGTGTCAATGTTTTTGGACAACTCCTATATTTTTATGTCCAGGCACCCAATGCCCTATATATCAGTAGCCTGATTCAAAATGTTATGGCCGAACACAGAGGAAGGGGCGGCCCTTCATTCACAATCTCTCCAGAGAAGAAGATCCCTCTAACAGAGTACTGCGAGGAAGCAGAAACTGTGTTTAAGGTCACAATGTCCTCCCCTATTGCCCTTTTCCCAATATGTGCAAAACTCAGGGAGGCGGGATGCAAGCTCTTTGAAACAAATGTGGATGCCACCCAGAGATTCTTGATAGACCGGGGGTTTACCACCTTTGGGTGGTTCAGATGTGTAAATGCCTCTGTCAGGCAGTGTGGCAAGGACTCCAGGGCTCAGATCGAGGTGGACTGCTCAGTTAATGACCTGGAATATCTCCCAGATAGACTGGACTGGCCCCCCTACAACATCCTAGCATTTGATATAGAGTGTGTGGGAGAAAGTGGGTTTCCTTGCCACACCAATGAACCTGATCAAATAATTCAAATCTCATGTGTCTTTTGGAACACCCTACACAAAACCACCCAAAAGACCCTCCTCAGCATTGGAACTTGCGCACCCCTGGATGATACAACAATATATGAATTTCCTTCAGAGTTTGACATGTTGATGGGCTTTCTGGGACTTCTTAGAGATGGGGATATTGAATTTATCACTGGCTACAATATTTCCAACTTTGATCTGCCATACATAATCAACAGGGCCACCCTGCTCTACAACATAAATTGTGGCCAATATTGCAAGGTTTTAAAAAATTCAACATTCGAGGTGAGACAGCCCATGGACAGTGGTGCTGGGTTCATGAGAGCCCAATCAAAAATAAGAATTTCTGGCATTGTTCCAATAGACATGTATGTGGTGTGCAAGGACAAGCTCAGCCTATCTGACTACAAGCTCAACACTGTAGCAACCCACTGCCTGAAGGCCTGCAAAGAAGATGTCTCTTACAAAGAAATCCCAACCCTGTTCAGGCGTGGGCCACAGGAGAGAGCACGCGTGGGCAAATACTGCGTGATGGATTCTTTACTGGTGTTAGATTTACTAAAGTATTTTATGTCTCACGTGGAAATAGCAGAAATAGGAAAGCTAGCAAAAATACCTTTAAGGAGAGTTCTCACAGACGGGCAACAAATCAGGGTCTGGTCTAGCCTGTTGGATGCCAGCCGACAAGAAGGGTATATACTGCCCTCATGTGGCACCCACGATCAACAACAGGGCTACCAGGGCGCTACAGTAATTAATCCAGTTCCTGGATTTTATAATACTCCCATATTGGTTGTAGACTTCGCCAGCCTTTATCCAAGCATTATCCAAGCGCATAACCTGTGCTATTCCACCATTATTCCCCATGAAAAATTGTCCTTGTATCATGATTTACAGGCCACAGATTATGACACCTTTAATTTGGCATCTGGTCCTGTGCATTTTGTTAAACCTCACAAAAAAGAATCAGTCTTGTCCAGACTCCTTACTAAATGGTTGGCCAAGAGAAAGGAAATAAGAAAAGAGATGGCCAACTGCACGGACGAAACACATAAGACCATTCTGGACAAACAACAACTGGCAATCAAACTCACCTGTAACTCTGTATATGGTTTCACTGGTGTTGCGTCTGGTCTCCTGCCCTGCCTTAAAATTGCAGAAACTGTCACCTACAGGGGGCGCCAGATGTTAGAAGAATCAAAGGCTTTCATAGAGAACATCACCCCCATCACCCTTCAAGAGATAACAGGCACAGCATATTCAATGTCTGGAACATTCCAGGTGATCTATGGGGACACAGATTCCCTCTTCATCAAGTGTGAGAACTATTCACTGGATGAGGTTTTGGATTTTTGTGAAAAGCTAGCAGACAGGGTCACCAAGGAACTCTTCAGACCACCCATAAAGCTGGAAGCAGAAAAAACATTCAAGAGTCTGCTAATGATAGCAAAAAAAAGGTATATTGGGATTCTGAGTAATTCAAAGAGGCTCATGAAGGGTGTGGACCTTGTAAGAAAAACTGCTTGCATTTTTGTGCAAGAAAAAACATCATCAATAGTTGACCTTATTTTACACGACCCAGATGCTAAAGAAGCTGCACAGGAAATTTCCAGATGTCCAAAAGATCACTCATACAAATCTGGGCTTCCTTCTGGGTTCAGTAAAATTATACAGGCACTTAACAGTAGCCTAAATCAGCTAGTGTGTGCTGAAATTCCCATAGAAAAACTGACATTCACCAATGAATTGAGTAGGCCCCTATCAGAATATAAAACACAAACCCTGCCCCATCTCATAGTTTACAAAAAACTAGCCTCAAGACAAGAAGAACTGCCCCAGATACATGACAGAATTCCATACGTCTATGTGGAAGGATCTAAGAAGGATCTCAAGTCAAGTTTGGCAGAACATCCGGCCTACGTGGTCCAACACAGAGTACCCATCGCCCACGAGGTATATTTTGATAAACTTCTGCACTCTGTTGCCAATATTCTTCAGTGTCTATTTCACAACGACCTGGGCCTAACAGTAAAAATCCTCTACAACTTCACAGAAGGCTACCCAACCAACCTACTGTCTGTACTGAAAAGGTGGGAAGCATTAAACTCAAACCATGGATGACAGGCTGAAACATGTGCCTCAAAAGGCCTTTGGGGACTGGAAAATTTACTGGGACAACCATTCCCTCTTATGTGAGAATATAGCTACAATTAATACTTCAGGCCATAAAGGCCACATGATTTTGCCCTTATCCTATACATTTAGGGATATTGCACAAACCCATTTTGCATTTGGCCTTGTTCCAAGCATCTTCGATGGCGTGGAGAACCAAGCAGCGTGTGTCATCATGATGGGGGAAAAATCAACCCAGAGCCTGGATGTCATTCCCACAATTATTGATGAGATTGACATTCCCATAAACCTGCACATGAAGCCAAAGGTATCCTCATTTGCTCCCAAAACCATAAGGTTCAGGTTTATATTCATTGGAAACCAGAACATATCAGCTGCCAGTATATGTGTTGGGAAAATTGACCATACAATTCCTCCTGGAGCAAAGATGGCACAAATATCTATCACCTACTCGGGAGACAAGAAACTGTGTCTGGGAAATGTTAACACAACATTTTTTCGCACAGGATACCACAACAGTTACATATGCTACTTGCAGTCACCCAAACCCCTGACAGCCTACAGGCTTCTAAGGTCTAAATTTCATGCTGAGCAACCATTACATGAAGACATGCTTGGAGGGTTCTGCATAGATCAAATAGACCATGCTGGCACCCTCTACAGAATAAAAGTTAAGTTATGTGGTACGGACAGCACAATGGTGAATGGAAATATCCTTTTGGGGCTCTTGGATGCAGAAACCCCAATCATGCTAGGAGCTACCCATAAAATTGTCAGACTGCCACCAGGTGGCCGCTGTTTCACAATAACCCACGAAAATAAAACAACCCTGCCCCCTCATCAGTCCACGCCCTACAAATGCCATGCACATTTTTACACAACAGACAACAAGCCTGCTGTATTTCTCATTCTTGGGCTAAATTCCACATCCTCTGTGGCAGTCTCTCCAAGCTTGTGGGTAGAAGATGGGCACGGTGACCTCATGCTACATAATGTTACAAATAAAGTCACACCTATAAATGAAACTGACATTCTGGGGGCATGTGTGCTGATAAGAAGCCATGCTCAACCTGCTCTCTTGTCACAACTAAGCTGCCGCCCGTGCCCTTTCTTCTTCGACAGCGAAAACACTGTGGCAGTATTTGAATCTCTCTTTGTCACTACAAACTGTGGACTGCAGTTTGTCAATTACCCTGCAAGGCCAATACACCATGACCAGCCAAGACCCATGGACCACTGAATCTGACTTTTCAGATACCAACTGGGACTACAAGATAACCAAATTTTTCATACAACTGAAAAACACCATACCCATACTGATTGAATATCATACTGAAAGTGCACCAGCATGCCCAAGCATCCACCAGCTTTGTCCAACTCTTCCAGACATTGCCCATGCAAATGGAGGATTCCACACAAAACTGATTGTATTTGGACATCCAAACAACCCAGTAGCTTTAACTCCCATTTTAAACCCAGATTTGGACTGTCCCCTTGTCCTAAAGGTTTCTGGAAATACCTGCACCTATATTCCACCTGGAAACTTAAAGATTATAATAACATTCATAAAATGTGTCAAGATGGATTTTCTAAACTATGTGGTTGGACAAGAATTGAAAACTCTACCACTGCCAGATGTCTGCAACCAGGAATTCTCTGGAATCACCACATGTGCACCAAATTTGGAAATATGTAGCCCATGCCTGGTGAACTACCCTCGTGAAAACATGACAGTGGCCACTGCACTCTGCCCATTTGAACTACCAAAGCAATGCGCCATGAGAACAACTCCTCATCATCTTACCAGCCATATGGCAGGAATCACTCACACAGAGGGAACAGTGCGCATCTTTTTTTATGAAGGAGTCCCAGCTGAGCCCAATTCAGTCCTAGTGTCCTTTTTACCCATGTCCTTAATATCATTTTACAGGAACCCGTGTCCAGGCATTCTGTTTCCAGATGTCACACTTGACAGTGTGCCCCTGGTGTACATGGGACAAAAAATCAGACTATTGCCACTGGAAACTGTACAACTATCATACAACAACAGGTATGTCACGTGTGACACTGGCATCATGGCAATTGTGTATGACCATGGATTAAATGAGGACATCTGCATAGCCCCTACCCCATGGGCACCCCAAAAGAAGTGCACCATCACGCTGTCCAATAAAACATCTGCAGTGAAGCTGATTTCCCCTGGCTATCACTTGGCAAATGCCATATTTTTCAAGTGGAGCACAGAAACATCAAAGAGGGTCAGCCTGATAAAGATGCTTTCCAGGCCCACCCATGGTACCGTCCCCCTATTTCAAGGAATTTGTATTGACACTGATATACCTTTAAAATAAAACTTTATTAATTACACTCCTGTCTCAGTAGTTTTCATTTCACTCTATAAACAAACTGTCCTACTGCAACCTGCCCTCCCACATGACACGCAGACTCTCTGCTTCATACATTGACTCTTCATAGTTGATGACTGGATCCCAGAGTCCATAGTCATACATTGACTCTTCATAGTTGATGACTGGGTACCAGAGTTCATAGGTGATGAGTGTGGGGTCTTCAGGGTGGTAGAAGCATCTGGCAATTGCATAACTACATACTTATTTCTCTTTGCCATATCTTCAAACATGTCCTGACATTCCAAACACATCCAGGCCATGACCGCGGGACACACAAGGGCTTCCAGGGAAAGAACATAATAAAGCAGCCTAAAAGTGAAGTCCTTGCCATTTCCAGTGTACGTGAACACCTCTCTAAAGTTCCATACAACAAGTCCAACACATGCAAGAGTTGCCACTGTCATGACTATAGCAAATATTACTAACAGTTTTTCTGAAGGAGTCAGAATCCAGTCCTTCACAGGATACCACCTCCTCTTGGCAGCATACTCTTCTCCACAAAATGCACAGGAAACCACTTTGCCTCTTTCCACCCATTGCTTTAGGCAGGAGCCATGTACTATACCATAGTCACCTTTGCATCCACAATAGCCTCCATCTTCACAGGAGGAAAGACAGATCCAGCACCTTTGAGCCAAAGATTCTTCTGGTTCTTCCTCTGTCCAACCTGCAGGAAGTTTCAAACTCACAGAGCAAAATCTCTTCTTTAGGTTTGCATCACCGCCTGTTTGTCTGACAGGCAAGACAGCCTCCTGCAAAGCCATTGTAGAAGTTTCCACATAGACAGGACACTGTTCCAGTGTCCAGGAAAGGAAGTTATGTGAGACTAAGCAACACCTCGCCTAGTTTTATACTTATTGTTTGCATATTCATTAGACAGGCCCGAAACCATACATGAGTAACACATTACTTCAAAGAACAGTTTTATTGGGAGTGGCCCTGTTTAATCATACCCACAACAGTACCTTCAAAAGGGCACCCCACACTTACTTAAGTCTACATAGTTTTACAGTGATTATAAATTAATTTCAGTTATATTTGTCTTCCTCTGTTTTCTTCTTTGGCCTCTACCAGCTCTTTTCCCAGTTTTAGTTGTAGATTGCCCAGTACATTCATTCATAATAAGAGAAAAACACTTAAGTAGCAATTGCATAGTCCTTGACTTCAACCCCTCGCGAAAAGAGCTCCAACTGAAAACCATTTTACCCAGTCTGTAGACCACATCCCAATGCACCCCATTTTATACATTCCCGAAAGTTTCAGTTTCATAACCCAATATACAACAACTCTTAAACAGTGGGATCACACATGAACATGATACTTCTATAAAATCCACTAGTAGTTTAATTATTTATGCATTATATAAGAACATGTCATCAAGTAATCCCATATTATATACTAAGCCAAGCCACTTACAAGATTAAAACAATGTTACTCATCCCCAGCATTATCCTCAACTCCCGCCCTGTTCCAGTAATTATTAGATGTAAAATAACACCATCATCCCTTAACCACCACAAATTATTCATTTCCTGCAAAAAAAAAACATGTAATTCATAAGCCTGACAGTAAAACTTGCAAGCGCAAGCATAAATTTTCACACAGAAACAATGACGAGAATAAGACAGACATTTCCTGACCAGGTGAGACATTCCACAGCCAGGAGTCAAAATAGAAACTCTTGGTTGTCTGCCCAATTCTCCACACAGAAACATGACCGCAACCCGCAGACAGTTTCGATCTGACTAAGTTTGTGTTCATGAGAAAATTTACAACCAATGATCCAGCTGGTTTGTAGGACCAGCTGGTCCATCACGTGGCACCCAAACAGGTACAGCCTTGCTGTCCTGGTCCCCCAAACACTGGGGAGGGGGTCTCTTGAATTAATAGGGGATACCGTGTGTTGACCCCCCCCCCATGTGGGGGAGGGGAAATACCCCAGGGAAGGCAGCTATCGATCTGTAAGGGTTTTGGCCCCATTTTGAGGAGGGGTCGTCACTAACACCCGGAGCGGCGGGGCACCCCAGGAAGGGCAGCAACCATTGTGTGAGGGTCTTGGTCCCATTTTGAGGAGGGGTCACCCATTGTGTGAGGGTCTTGGTCCCATTTTGAGGAGGGGGTCACAAATAGCTCCCCCCGGGGGAGCACCCCCGGGAGATGGCCGCGGGACCACCACGGACCGCAGCAAACATCGACCCCCGCCAAAAGGCCCTTGCACACGAGCGTGATGCTGTTGCACGCGCAAAATGAGTGTGCAAAGGTGGCCCCGCCCCACCCGAGCCCCCTGACCCAAAAAAGCAGCCAATAGGATTCCAGCAGGCGAGCGGTGAGTCATCCAGGCCCTATATAATCTATATTAATATATTACCTCCTCACTGTTTATTGATAACATTACAGTAGGGTCCTACCTGTAAGGTACTTTACTGTAGGGGTCCCCCCAGTAGGGTACCTACCTGCTATATACATATAATATATAATAAGGGTATCCGCCCACCCTCTGATTGGCTGGTTTGGTTCCAGCCAATGGCGAGCTCGGATTTCTGCCTTCAGCCAATCGGTGTGCCGTATTGCTTGATGGGTTCCGCGTCGACCAATGGGAAGACGGGCCACAGCTGTCACTTTGTGTTGGGGCGTGGCTGGCGCCCGAGCCTTCCCCGGCTGTGACTTTTTTCCTACCCGCCGCGAATTTTTTGGCCGCCCCTGTCCCAGTTTAACTTCTCACGCCCGGCTCGCATTCCATTCTGCGCCCCGCCCTTTTTGGGAGCATAAAAGGGGCTCGCGCACGGCGCTCGTCGCCAGTCTCGGCCACACTCGCTATGGGAAAACATACCCTGGAACCTGGAATGGTCTTGACAAATCATGAACCCAGGCCGCCTGATAAGGCTGACCATGACCCCGGGCCTGGCACTGGCGATCAGCCGGCCGGCCAGACGTAACGTTGCATATCTGATATTGGCAGACGCTTGATTTGCATTGGACGCGGAATGTCGCGGCAGTGGACCTTGGGGATCCCTGCAGACCTCTTCCAGGCCCAGGCAAAAATGGCAGCCACTCCATATTGTACTATGGACCAGTTTCTATATCTGGATGGTCTTGCCGGGGGTCGAGAGGCCTCTGGTTTGATCGTCTACATACTCTCACGCACGAGCTCGCCGGGGAGCTTGACCCCCGGCTATGCGGACTAGGCCCAGACACTGTCTGAGAAGTGCACATGTAACATGGAAAACATACATAACAAACGTTTGGAGTGAGTGAGGATTGAAATCATTTTATACATACAGTTCACTTGGATGGTGTGAGGATCAGTGTTTCTTCAGCTATATCTGGCCACAAAACATGCTTTTAATTGAGCCAAGGCTCTGCGCATTATATCTGACCATAAAATGGCTTTGTGTGGATGGACACTAGCAGCTCCTGTACCGTGAGCAGCCCCCGGGCCTCTGCCGGGCAAAGATAAGATAAGATAAAATGATAAGATGATATACCTGGTTTAATCACATAAGTTAGTTGCTACCTATGGATATAACTGAAACTACATAGTTTATCAAGTTGAGTTTCTACTTGTGAAAGGAGCCACTCATGTGGAACAAGTGCATGCTATGACTTGGCTCGCAAGGGCCTCACCTGAGACATCTACTTCATGTCACTATCTATCCTGTCCTATAGTTACCACCCCGTCCCCTTATTATTTTAAGCAAATAAAGACACAATTTATACTTAATATGTTTATTTTGTCAGTTCATCGCAAAACATCTTTTGTAGCAGATTTGGGCAGTTGGGTGCGTTGCTGGCATCTATTTTTCCAGTGGCGGGGACGCCGCCAGCAGGGGGCGCGGGATTGGGTTGGGACGTCTCTGGGGCGGAGCGCGGGGCTGCTGCGCCGGCATGGGTCATTGGGTCGGCGGGGGCGGGTCCGGTCACCTGCACAGGCTGCGCAGCGGCCGCTGGGGGCTGGGCCGTCTGGGGGGAGGTAGACGAAAGCTGGCTGTGTGCCACGAGGGAAGGGTGAGAGTGTCCCGCGTAGAGTGGTTGTTGGACTGGAATGGGCGGATGAGCCATGGGCGCGGGAGAGGGAAAGGGCGAGGCAATGGTGTGCCACGGCTGCTTGAGCATGTGCTGCATCCCAGACGCCGCGCCCCTGAGGGCATCAACCTCCTGTTTGAGAGCAGCAAGGCTATTGGCCATCGTCAGTAATTCTCCATACAGGCCCTTTTTTGAGTTCTCTCCGGGAAATGCGTCTTCATCAAAGGATCTCTTGCGTTTGGGCATCCTCTCTGGATCCTGGGGGGGCATGGGCCAGGGAATACATGGCATCTGCCAGGGAGAGTATATTCCCATGGCGGGGGGCTGCATTTGCCCGGGATAGGCGAACTGTTGGTGCTGGTAGGGGTAGTAGGGAGCATGCGCAGGAGCTGGAACTTGAAAGCCCGTGCCCTGAAAGGCGGGGGCGGGCATCTTGGGGGCGTTCGGGGCCTGGGCATGGTCATGCTTGGTGAGGAGTGAGACCAGCGCAGATTTGGGCACGCTTATGAGGCCGGAGTCCTCTGTTGACTGGGGTTGATGTGGATTCATGGTAGCCTCAAGGAGTGTGTCCTCTGTCTTATCAACAGCCCCTGGATCGGGACCGGCACTGGCCTTTAAATATGTTGAGGGGCTGACTGCTACCACAGCCTTGTCTGTTTGCAGAATGTCAAGTCTGTTTTGGATGAAGCCAGCATCTATGGCCTTTGAGAGGAGGGTGTCTGTGTTTATGGTGAAGTCAAGACAGGGCGGGTCATTTTTTATCAAGTCAAGCCCTGTCATGGACCCACTGGCCACCTGCTCCCTCTCATCTGTTGAGAGAGAGTTGAACTTTGAGATGACCCATTTTGGGTCCAGCCCATACACTGCTACAACCCCCCTCCTTTTCCCCATGGCGCATAAGGCAATGTGTTGAAGGATTTGGGAGGGTGGAGTAGCTGACAGCAGCTCTGGATGGGTGGAGGACAGGGACAGCTCGGGAAGCCACGCGTGGAGCATCTCCACGGCTGGGAGGCGAGGAAGGGTTGAGGGTTTTTTAGCAGCAGAAGAACTGGTAAACATCCTGTGAACCAAATCAAGAAAGGGCTTGCAGTATATTTTTCCCACACAGAATAGTCCATGCACCACTTTGAAAATTCCCACAACTGCCCCAACCTCTGCATGTTCTAAGTGTTCTACGTTTAAGGGGATTGGCTGATTAAGCGGAAGGGCAGCGGTCAGAGAGTCATAGTTGATTATTAGATCCTTGTCAGGGGCTGGGTACTGTTTTACATCTATAAAGCCAGCAACAAACACCTCTGTGGGCACTTGATCTCCGTCTCCATCAGCCGCCATGCTCTTTGGGAGATTTGTGGTGGAAGGGTCCAACTTCACGCCTGGCCTCAAGAGTATGTTTTGGAAGCTAGTTTCTGGCAGACAATTAAATACCCTATCCAACTATGATTTGAGGTTTTTACATCTTTTGCTGTGTAAGATGTATGAGTTCACACTGAATTGCTATATGCTAAAGGATGCCATGGGAAACTGTGGCACTGGAGATAGTGTCATTCTTGGAAGAAAAGTGCCCCTGGAGTATTGGAAGCTTCTGTATGATGTGTGCTGTAAGTGTGGGATGAAGCCCACAGAAATGGCCAACGAGGGGGCAGCCGCTCAACTCTGGGCGCGCATGACCCAGGAGCCTCTCTTACTGAAAGAGCTCCTGCGTCAGTTTTTCCTGCACATAGGACTCACACAGCCAGTCTCCATAAGACCTTGTAATATGTTTGATGTGAATCTGCTGTTTAACCTGGGAGGGGCCCTCCCATGCAGGCTCTTGATGGTGCTGATGTATTGCCTAAAAAATTGGGGGAAGCAGGAGTGTGAGCCATGGGTGAGGCACTTTTGTCTAAAGATCTTTGTCCTCTATCTCCTCATCACAGGAAGTATTGTGCCCAAAAGGGAACTATTGGATAGTTGTGTTAGGGATTCCTATGCAGGAATACTGGAAACAATAACACAGGACATCCTGGTTACCTACGGGGCTTCCTACATCCCACGAGCGCCAAACAGACACCACGCCAGTCTGGACCTGGTCCATGCTTTCAACAACAATATTTTATTTTTTTAGGATACTGCCACTGTTACTGGGAGAGCACCCAGGACTGAAAAATAAACTGCATCATATGCATCCACGCCCATGAAGTGTATGTTCAAGATGTCTCTCATGACTGTCTGTGGCGAGGCTGCTTCCAGCAGGACGCCTGAGCCCGTCTCACAGGTCATCCTGAGAAGGGATTTGTGGTGAACTAGCTCCAGCATGTTTTTAATCACCATGCTCTGCGATATGATTTCAAATATGTGGGCATAAGATGTGCCACCAAGCGGCACGAACGGGGCAGTGGGTCTGGCGGGCTGCCCGGCCTCCAGGGTCAAGATATAGATACCTGGAAAAATCTTGGACATTGGGGTTGTGGGCGCACTGACCAGGACTGGCTTCATATAGTTGGTGATTAGGAATGAGAACAGGTGGTCTTTGTTGCTGCCTTGGAGGAGAGCAAATCTGGAGGCGCTGGTGTGTGGCTGTTTAAAGCTATCTCCCAGTAAGGTTTGGAGATTTAGTCTCGGGTGGGGTGACAAAAATGGTCCAGACGGGGACTCCAATAGCAGGTAGAGTAGGATTATGTGGCTCAGGGCGGTTAACCCCGCCCTCAGGTTCCACTGGTGGGACATGAAGGGTGGTATTTCACCATCAAAGATAGAGGCAGTTATGGTGAATAAAATATCTGTCTGTGGGGGCGCTGCAGACTCTGGGGGCACCAGGATTTGTTCTCTCACTAGTAAGTTGTACAGGGAATGATTATCAAAAAAGCCAGCGTTGTATCTTCCCTCCTGTCTCGGGGGAGCAAGGGAGTTTGCATATTCTCTGCTGTTTGGTGAAAATCTGAAGGGGCCTTTGCATTTTTTTAAATCGGAGACCAGGACTTGCACTTTTTGGGGAATGTCGCCCAGCAGGTCGGAGACTGTGGCGGGGGGCGCGGTTTTTAGGGTCTTGCAGGCATAGGCCGAGAGTAGGCAGAGGGCGGCCATGGAATCTGGGAGATTTCTGGCATCACTGTAAAAGTCAGAGGTTATGTTGCAAATTGTGTTGGACACCGTCTGCATGAGCTTCAGGGACATGGAATTTTGAAAATTTGCAGACCCCCTGAGTTCTCTCGGGAAGGCTCTTTTTTGCATGGCCAGTGTGGTTAGTCTAGAGTACCACGGGCCAAAAGACGGAAGCCATTTTTGTTGCTGCATATACAGCAGAGGCCAGATGTTGGCCTGGATAGTATCTGTGACCTGAAAGCCGGGATCTCCGGGGAATATGAGAACAGTGTGCGGCCTCAGCGGTGGGGACTCTTCCTGGGGGCTCGGGCAGGGGCCGGGCACGATAACATTTTTAGGATTTTCGGGATTTATGCCCCTTAGGTATTCGCTGACTGCTGCCAGCCCGTGCTCTAGATCTCTGTTTAGTGTCAGCTGGGAATGCTCTACGTGGTCTAGCTCTATTCTTAGGAGGTTGTTTTTTACGCGGGTTTGGTGTTCTAAGACCTGTTTGTCCCAGAGCTGATCTGCCAGCACACTTCCTTGGTTTAGGGTGTTTGGGTCGAGGTGCAGTATGTTTCTGGGACTTGGGGCCCAGTAGGTTGCACCGGTCATGTTTGGCGCGCGCCACATGTCTCAGTAGGGTGTTTTTGAAGGCTCTGTCCTCCAGACTAGAGAGCAGAACGTGGAGGGCGGAGCGAGACGCGGGAATGGAGGCGCTGGCCCCGAAGAGGGACTTGCTGTAGAGGGTTTTCAGGCCTCGCTGGCTCTTAAATACCAAGTGGCAAGAAATAGAGCAGGACTCTGGCCCTGCCGGGACATGCCATCTGAGGTGGGACAGCATGTCACGTAACTGGGAGCAGCCCTCTGCGTGCTGGGCCGCCCTTATTTGGCAATTGATATCAAACTTGGGCGAGGCGCATGTCTTGAATTCCAGAATGTAGCAATGGCACAATGAATCATTGCCTGTTAAAATAATAGCATCTGCAACCCTGTGACCCAGCCTCACCTCGAAATAGAGTTTGAATAACTGATGACAGCCATCAGTGTGTGAAATTTTAAGCTGATCAAGTAGCGCGTGAAGGGTTGGTTCCCTTAAAAGCTGTATATAACAGCGGAGGTGAGCGCGTTTTCCCACTGCCTTTCGCTTTGGTGGAAGCTGCGCGAGCGTCTGCTTTGCCCAGTTTTTGTGGAGAGCTGCCATGGCAACGTATAACAGGAGTTCGAGCGAGTCCGACTCCGACCCTTTGGAATCTGGCGGGTCCGACCAAGAGGAGGAAAATCCTTATGTTTTGCCTGAGAATGATAAAGTAAATACTCCACAGCTCATAAATCCGGACGCAGAGGGCGAGGACTCTGGACATGTCTATGAAAATCTCCCTTTTTGGGGAACCATTAAAGACGGCAGCCCAAATCTCAGGCGCGGAGGCGATAGAGCGTCCAGAAGGGATGGTAGGTCCAGACAGTCAAGTAGGGCATCATCTCGTGGGCGGAGTCCTGCTGATTGTTTGGCGTGGGAACGGCCCCTGCCGCCAAGACCCAATGGTTCGGAGTCCGGGCCCGGGGCCAGACCCAAGACCTCCAGGGTGTTGGTGAGATACCCCCCTCGGTGCCCGGGCAGTTCGGCGGATGCGGAGCGGCGGCATGGGGCGGTTTTGCCTATAGGAGACGAGGAGAGGCGGTGCCGCGACGTCAGGTCCCCAATAGCGGGCGGCCGCGACGATGACGTCTGTTCAACAGATTCTGATTCCGAGCCGACGCCGCCGGTGGCACCGGCACCGCCCCCGCGCGAGAAAGTTTCGCGTCTGGGAAAGCTCAGGGGGAGTCTCAGTCGCATGGTGGCTGGAAAGGGGTCAGAAAAAACTGTTGAGAAGGACCCTAAAGATCAGAAGACTGTGAACTTTATAACTAGCATGAATGGCCCAATGAGGTTTTTGGCGCAAGTCCTCAGGCCATGCCCAGACGCGACCTTCAGACACACATATACTGTGTTCTTTGAGGGGGGCATAGCGTCTGGAAAGACCACTGCCATGCTGTCTGCTAAGGAGGAGGGATTTTCTGAAAATATTCTGGTGGTGCCAGAAGCCCAGGTGTTTTGGAATGAGGTGTTAGAGAATACATGCTCAGGCTTGTATTCTGTCATAAAAAAGGGAGAGCGGGGCAGGGCTACATCAGCCTCGCTTCTGGCTCATCAAATGGCCTTTTCTATACCTTTCAGAACCACCAGGGAGATGCTTGACAACTGTAGCCGTGAGCCAATATATGTTCAAAATCATTGCAATAATTATGTGCTTCTTGATAGACACCTTCTGTCCCCCACAGTTATTTTTCCTTTTAATTTTTTTCTTCTGAGACTCATGTGTCTCCAGGATCTCGTAACTTGCATGTCCACATTTTCTGCCACTGAGATGGACACCGTTGTGCTGATGACAGTCGATGCTGCACTAGCCAGGGCTCGAATTAAGAGGCGGGGGAGAAAGGCGGAAGAGGGCATCAAAACAAAATACTTGGAAAGTTTAAATGTCTCCATAAATTGTGTTCACAACGCCTGGAGCCTCTTAAATTTTCTGTCTCCCGGCACAGTAGTGGAGGCCCTCTTTTTTGGACAGCAACCTAGGTTGCTATTTAGGAGGCTTGGATATTCAGATGCCAGGTCCAGGTACCTTGAGGGGTTATTTGCAAATAGCCTCTTCGGTCACATCCGGGAGACTATCGGGTGCCAGGGGCCAGATACTGTCTTGGCTTCTGTTCTGCACGGGTTTTGTGTCCACTTGCAGAAGATAGTGATCTTAAAGGTGGATGCTGACATTTACAGCGGGGATGTAGAAGGATTATGGAAAGATGTATATGAAAAAATACAGAAGAGCCCGGCTATTAAAACATGTTATTTGCACTGGCAGCCATTTGCAAAGTACGCGTCTAGCCTAAAAAGGTAATTATTTCTAAGACTCCAAGCATGGCTCCGCGGTGTGTGTTTTTTGTTGTACTGTTTGTGGGCGCGTGTTTTATTGGAATTTTGGGAAATAAAAAAGCTGCAAAGAAGGGCATGAAACCAGAACTGAATACTACCCGCCTGGACTCTGTTAAAGTCTCCTTTGAGGGCGTGGCTGAGACTTTCACTGTAAACTGGACCAAGTTGGTCAAGGATGTTGGGGAACAGAATCTGGACAAGATGTGGAAAGATGCTGATGTGTTTGGAACTTTGACCAGTACCCTGGAGGCCAGCAAGGATCTTATATCTACCAATAATACCCAGGTTTTAAATGAAGATCCAAAGTTCATATGTCCTACAGGCCAGACATTTCCAGGGATCTCTTTGACAGACCCCTCCAAAAAAATACATGGATTTTTAGGCAAGGCTGGAATGTCCAAGGAAGAGCTGATATCCAACCTGTGGCACAATGCATCTGGATCTGTGAAACTCCATGAAAAGGGGACTGTGTTTATGGGGAATGTCAAGTATAAGCTGTTTGGGAAGTTCACCTGGAAGGTGTTAAGCAATATCACATTTGAGGGCTTTGTTACTGAGAAAATGGCTGTTGTTACTGTTAATGGGAAAAGTAAACAAAAACAGTGTAAAATGGTTGTTTTATTTGGGTATGCTGATGCTATGCCATCTTTGAAAGGCTTTTTAAGGCCCCACAAACTAGAGTTTTCTAGAACCTCTACATATAGCATGCATTATATTGCTTCACATAAAAGCACTTCTGGCTGCCCATCTCTTGTTCTATCAGAGCCACACATTCAACACATGTTCAGTGTATTGACCAGTAATCTTCCAGAGACTGTACTGGAGGATGTCTCGGATGATATAGCATATCTGAATGCAGTTTCTTGCAATTTTAAGGCCATTCAAGGACCTAGGCTCCTGAGCACGTTTGTAAAAACGGTGACTGCGCATTTTTTATTTCTGTCTGGACTACAGCTGTCTCAGAAATCAATTGAAGTTGGATGTGTTATAGAAATTATGGCAGAGCTGCAATCCATCAGGGAGCATCTGACCACATGTGGCATGAAGTCCAATGCTGACCCATTTGTACCAACTAGTATAAAAAGGGTGGCAGCTGGACAGATTGATAATCTGCCATCTGACCCACAAACCTATGCTCCTTATGACCAAACCCACAGGACCCTCTCTGTCATTAAGTTTGGAATGTCCCAACACATTGGGTCGAAAGAAGCAGTCACATATATGGAGTTTTTAATGGAAAACATATACAGGAGGTATTCTCATACATACATGTTGGGCCTGGAGGACAGGAGGGTTCTTAGGGATGTTGCAGAAGCTCTTACCTTTGTGGTGCGTCCCTGGAATGTTGCCTCTTCTAAATTGTTAAAACTATTTGCAATTGCCACATCCATGTGTAGCAACTTTGAAATTGCTACTATGGTGGCAAGACATGATCCTCTGGACACCCTGAGTGCAATTGCTACCTTTTCTCCATGCTATCTGAGTTTGAGGTTTGATTTCAGTCCCAACAAAGTCAATTTAGAGACTATGCAGACTTCTGACATGGATACTAGACAAGTTATGGGCGGAGTGTCTGGGTTTTTGGCAGATATCCATTCCAGACACTTGAAGGTCTTGCAGACCCTGCCTTTTATTCAGTGTTTAAAGCCCATAATCGATGAGATAGATGTCATCCTGCCCTTGGGAAACATAACTTATGTGATAAGCAGGGAGCCAGTCGAAGGCACCACTGTTTATGACATTTCAGAAACATTTTTAGAAAGCAGGATGGAAATATCAGTTATCACTGGAAATTGTGAAATTCCTTCTCATATAGAAGAGGAGCACAAAACTGTCAACATTGTGTATAATGTGTCAAACACCAGGTGTAAATTCTGTAATTCAATTATTGTTAGCTATGATGAATCCCAGGGGTTTTTGTCTGCTATGTACATTTTAGATAACACCATCCAAAACAGCTTGTTTTTACCAGAGTCCCCATTTTTTGATGCATACAATTCACATGTGCACTATCTGTGGCTTATGTCAAATGGAACTGTGGCTGAGATCAGAGGAACATACAGGAGGCGGGCTGAGAGCTTTATGATTTTATTTGCTGTTATAGCAATACTGGTGATTGTTAGTGCCATGCTCATAAAATTCATACAGTATATGCTAAATGGTTAATAAAGTGTACAATTTTATGCTGGAAGCTTTGGGCCTGTGATTTATGTCTGCATATTTTGAGAGGATCTTCACTAAAACCTCAAAAGTTGTTCCCTTGCACACCTGTTCTAGCACTGTGGCGCCAAATATAACAGCAGTATCTTTGTCCTTGGGGGGAAATAGGGAAAAGTACCTCTTGGCCATCTTCAAAAAGGCGGGACAGGATCCGGTGGTGAAGGGGGTTTCAGGCTTGGGGATCAGCGCTATGGTGTTGAAACAAAATATACAGTTCTCTACTGAGATTTTAACATGTAAGAGGTACTTTTCTACCTCCTGGGTGTAGTCATCATCAACCGCCTGATAGCTGTCTATAAAATTTTTATAAAAAATCTCACACATGCTTTCCAGGCCACAGCGCGCCAATACTACCTGTTTCAGAAACAGTTTTTGTACTGAGGTCATGGCCGTGTTTGGAAAAAGATCTAAGTTATTGTGAGAATGGTCCATTATCAGGATTGCCCTGTGATCTGGGTGGTTGGAGCTGAGCCTGGCAGTTTCTAAGATCTTGAACATCAGGGCAATTTTTAAGCTGGTGAGATCACATCCAGGGGGTGCGTCTTTGATCATAGTCTTCTTCAAGATCGAGGAATAGTAGGCAGATGGCCTGGGAGACTGTACGTGGCATCTTGGAAAGGTGACCGTGGCATGAACGCTGGGGAATAAGGCAGGAACAATTCTCTTTGGAAAGGGTTTGGGCTCAGTCATTCTGTCTGTGATGTACATAAGTTCAAATTTCTTGGCAGGGTCATCTTCATTAACCATGTTGGTCACAATGACTGGATCCCTCCTAAAACTGTATGAGTTTGGACCCTCCTCTCCAAAAATCAAAAAACTGTTCAATATATAGGGTGTTTTGGATACTATTAGCCTTAGAATGGAGATGCCTGGGTCCAATGGATCCAATAAACACAGCTTTAGAGGCTCCTTGGTAGAAAATTTGGAAAACAGTTGCTCCGAGGTCACTTTATCACCAGACTGGCCAAGAAGGGCGGCCAGGCGGCCACTCTTTGCAGCATAAAATAGCTTGGTGCCATTTTTTAAAACTATGGCGCCTGGCAAGAGTGAGCAGTCTTTTTTGGGCACTTTGAGCATGGTAAATGGGGATTCCTGTCACGTGGATGGTTTCTGGGAGTCTGTGTCTGTTTTCATAAAAGTCCAAAAATTGGAGTTCCTTCCAAGCTCATCCAGGCGGCACTTTTTGCTCCCTGTTAATATCTTGGGAACCATGTTACACCTTCTGTATCCTGCCAGCGCACACTCATGCTTATTTTTTGTGTGGCTTATTATTCTTCTAGAGAAGTCAAATATGCCTCTAGCCACCAGTCTCTTTAAGATGGAGGGGCTGGTTTTATATAATTTGCATGACTCAAAAAGGCACTCCAAAAACCTTTTATGTAAAGTCTGGATCTGATATTTGTTTCTGTTCTCCAATGTTGTAAACACTGTGTTTTTTAGATAATTTATGTCTGCCTGGGGATGCTTCAGGATCTGGAACGCCTCACTTGTCACTTGTTTTACCAAAGCAGGTCCGTGAATCTTAGACACTGTGGCGGTGGCGGCCTTGAACCAAGAAATGTTATATCCCCTTTTTGTAGACACCACAGACGGGAAATTGGTGGTCCAGAACACATCTTGCCTCCCAGCCCGTACTATGGACTGATTTTCCAACCCTTGAAGGTCGAAGGTAGAGTTCCAGTTAGAGACAGTTGCGAGATTTATTGTCAGGATGGGCAAAAAACACTTAAGAGATGTCATGGCAAATAAAAAGTGCAAAAGGGGGCCACTTATATTTATGTTTATTGCTGCACTCTTGCGCATGTCTTCAGAAAAAAATACACTAATTGTGAATGATGGTTCCTTGAAAGAATATTTCTTCACCACAAAATTGTTGGTTAGCCTGGGAACGTCAGTAATCATTTTGTATCTGGGGGTGACATTTCGGGTGGCAATTTTTGTATTTATGACCATGTTGGTGTTAAAGACAGTAATTTTAAACCCCTCTAAGCTTAGGTGATGTTGTGGTTTGAAAATCTCTGCATTGGAGGTATGGCCAACATGTCTAGGGTAGCATTTATTCAGAATATCAAACATGTCACTTCTCAAGGAGTCCTTGGGAGCATAATCTATTCTTTTGAACATGCTCACAAAAACATCACACATTCCAGGCTTGTTATGGGTCACTTCATAGATGGCACTGTCCAGTGAGTTGCTGTATGAGATGTGATCTACATAGGCCATGCACATGACTGTTCTTACAATGTTAAGATTGGGGGGGTATCTGAGCCACATTTTGCATCCATCCTTGCAGTGAATGGTCAGCCTTAGACAGTTTGCTCCAGGCTGTTTCTTGACCAGATCAACATTCAATCCTGGTATGACTCTTGTTAATAGCTGGTGGTCATTAAGGATCAAATCTGTCTGAACATCCAAATCTCTAAATCTGCACAGTTTCACAACAGTGGCTACGTGGGCATGATCTTCCATGTTTTTATTTATGGTTTTAAGTAGTTGGCTCAACTGTGGACGCGACATCCAGGTTTTTATGTAAGATGATATGCTGAACTTTAAATTCTCACAATAGCATTTTAAGGATATAGAAGGTAATTTTGTTAATGGAGACCCCATGATGCCTGCTATTAGCTTCATGTAATTTTTTTTGCATCTTTCATGGATCCAGGGCTCCAGGGTTGCCAGGAAAGAAGAATAGCAATCATCTATATCCTTCATGGATAGAAATTTGATGATTGTATAAAACATGTAGTTGTAGTCAAGTCCTGTATCAAATAACAGCGGGCTGTGGATAGCTCTCAATTTTCTGTGTTGTAGGTCCTCACATTGTGAATCTGTTATTTCAAAGCTGTATACAACAGGCAGGAACCAGTTGGTGGTGATTGTACAAAATTGAGATCCGTTGGAGGAGATGGATAAGCCAGGACCTGTAAAAGTTGGCCCTTGGATTGATTTTTGTTGGTTATTGTGATATATAAGTGGATAAAGTTTCTCCCCAAGTAGCAATCTTCTTATTGCCCTGCATAGACAAAAAGTGATTTCTTGACCAAGTGTAAAAAATTGGGCTATATCTGACACGTGTGTGAAGGAATTGGAACACAACCAATATAAAAGGGAGAGTTGTTTCTCTGGTACAGCTTTTACAGGGCTCTCTTGGTCTGGCAAATCACAGAAGACTGGTAGTAGCGTCTCCATTGTTTGAACTATGGCAGGACCTTCAGTTGACCTCAGGCATCTCCCTTATGTGGTAACAGATGCCAACCTGACTCACAATATAAAGCAATCAGCAGCAGAGGGGCTGTTTAAAAGTTTTCAGCTGCTTGTGGGAAAAGATGCCAGGGAGAATGCAGTAAAGTTTGAGGCTCTCTTGGGGGTATACACCAATGCAGTTCAATTTGTGAAATTCATAGAAACTGGACTGGCCATATCATGTGTCAACACAGAGTTTAAAGATTTAAGGAAGATGGTTGAAGGAAAAATACAGTTCAAGGTGTCAATACCCACCATAGCCCACGGGGATGGGAGAAGACCAAATAAACAAAGGCAGTACATTGTTATGAGGGCATGTCAAAAATATCACATAACTGCTGAGATTGAACTCTCCACAGAAGACATTCAGCTCCTCTTTGCTGAACATGAAACTCCCTTAGACTTTACAGAACACGTGGGGGCCATCAAGACCATAACCCATGCCCTGCAGTTTGGGGTTGATGCGCTGGAGAGGGGACTTATAAATACAGTGCTGCACGCGAAGCTCAGAAATGCCCCTCCCGCCTTTATACTTAGAGCAATAAATAATCCAAATATTGCCCAGCGACCATCTACCAAGGCATCAAGGGCTGACATAATATCCTTGTTTAAAAAGGAGCTCTTGGAAAATTCATTCTTTTTGGACACTGCGGCCACAATGCCCAGACCAAAGGATTATGTTTTAAGCATCCTTTCAAATGTCATTGGAGCAGTGGCAAATGAGTCAGTTTTCAGAAGCATCAGCCAACATACCACAGAAGGGGGTGAAACCATTTTTGGGGTCCTAGAAACCACAGATTCTGTCATGAGGCGGCTTATAGCCTTGATTGGTCAAGCCTATGACAAGGTCAGAGCCCCTGCCTCGTATGCTAACTACGTTGTCAGGGGAGGCAATGTGGTGACCGCAGTCAGCTATGGCCAGGTCATGAAAAATTTTGATAGTTTTCTGGCCAGGCTGATAGATGGGTCTGGTAATTCCATGGAAGCAGATTTCAGCGATTATAATAACATGAACTCCAGGGAAGAGATGCTGGAAAGAAGCCTGGTCCCAGTACCAACAATCAGAGTGGGGGAACGAGTAGTGGCAGTGGAAAGCCTCCAGAGGATGTATAGAGAGGCCCAGGATCCATACCCTCTTGCAAGATCTATCCAGTACACCTACTATTTCCCAGTTGGCCTGTTTCTCCCTTCCCCCAGATATTCAACGTCGCAGGCCCTGCGAGGCCTGGAGATTGCTTCGCCTCCTACAGATGCTTGGATCATGAATAAAAATAACCTGCTGCTGTGCTTTGGCTACCAAACAGCCTTGAGATCCATCTGCCATCCCAGAATGCACACCCCTGTTCCCACCATACAGGTGTTGGATGCTCAGCCAGCAAATCCTGCCATGCGGCCTCGCCACAACTATGGGGTTCGATCAATAGCCCCCAACACGATGAACCTGTATAGAATTATTTATATGTACTATAACTATAGGCAACCAGAGGTTTCAGACATTGCCAGAAAAAGCCAGATGCCTCCAGAAGAGCTGTTTGGTCATGGGGCAGTAGATCAGCTGATGTTGGAACTGCATCCCCTCTTTGACTTTTTCAGGGAGTTAAACTTGGATGGGAATGTTGCCCACCGTGCCTCACACAGGGTACATGTTGGGAATATACCCAAGGCATTGGCACCAGCTGACTTCCAAGAGGGGAGGGGACACCAATTTGAAACTGCAACTGGCATGTCACATGTCATAGATGCATCAACCATGGAGGTGATTCAGGAGACTGCGTTTGACCCATCTTATCCGCCCATGTGCTACCTTATGGAGGCATGTATTCATGGACAAGAGGAAAAATTTATCCTCAACATGGAATTTATTGCACTGATTATAGAAACCTATTGGACCACATCTGGGCACCTGGCATTTGTTAATAATTTCTATATGATAAAATACATATGCAAACACATGGGAGCTGGCATGATTAGGAAGGAAATATACACAGCCTACAGGAAAATCATGGGAGAACTAATGACAATGGCTAATGCTCTACTAGTCATTGGCGGCCATGAAAGAGTTGCACAGATGCCAGTTGCAGAGATGATTTCCAGCTTACTCGATTCTGCTCTTCCGCCCCCAGTTGCATACAATAATATTTTTAATGAACTGCTTGGCAACGAGCACAGGAATGTTAGAGCCAGGGTGGGGGAAAGAATTCTTCCACGTGCCCAGCTAATGAATTTGATTAGAATTATAGAATCTATGGAAGATGCTGCAGATGAATTTAATGACCTCTACAATGCCAGGAGACTGCATAATCCAGATAATGGCATTGCCCTGCAGCTGGGACCTGACACACAGGCAGATGTCCTCATGGAGAAACTTTTCTATTATGTATTCCTTCCAGTATGCACTAATGGGCACATGTGTGGCATGGGAGTCATCTATGAAAATCTGGAAAATACTGTGGCCTTCAATGAGGCTGTTTTTATGGGAGGAGCTAATGGCAATGATCAGGCCATGAGATATTTGAGGCCCGGGGCTCTGAGAGATATCTTGGTTGCCAGTGAGATTAGGCCTACTATTGCAATGCTTAGGATGTTGACTACATGCCTGCTAACATTTCCCTTTTCATCTCAACTGGTGAGGATAGCAGCAGACAAAGACTATGGGCAAAACATTGCAGCAGATGTCCCAGGAACCAGGATACAGCAATCTGTGCTGGTCAATGGCTTTGTTGGATTCTTTTTCTCTGAAAAAAGCAAACAGCTTCTTCAAAATATCTTCTACCCTGTCCCATTTCACAAGTTTTATTCTGACCCTTCTGTGGCGGCCACCATGATGCCTGCAATTGCAGAATATTTGGCAAACAACCCTGGACAGAAAAATGGGGTGGTTTTTAACGTACCTCCCCAGCTGATGGCAGAATATGAAGAGTGGCACAGATCACCCATGCTGGCCTATGTACTGCAATGTGACCCTGCCCCTGCTGCCCTCAGTGCTTTGTTGGCCATGCACCTTAAATTGTCTCCCGTGGGGTTTATATCTATGGCAAGATCCAAGATACATCCTGGAGTGGCCATGACAGTTGTGAGGACCGATGAGGTCTTATCTGAAAATGTCTTGTACAGTTCAAAGGCATCAACTTCTGTATTCATCGGAAGACCAGTTGTGAACAGGCGGGAGGCCAGAACAGATGCAGTCACATTCGATATTAACAACGAGCTGGCCTCATTGGATACATCCATGGGCTACAACTCTACCATAATTCCCGCCACAGCTACAGCTGTGACTACAGATATGGGAATCCATTGCCAGGACCTGTTTGGAATGTACCCGACAGATGCCTTCAGACAGAGAGAGTTCCATAATTATGTCAAACAGAAAGCTGGAGCCGATGGAACAGCGCCCGCCCCAGTCAGGGATCCCTTAATTTTCATGGCAGGTGATGGGCACAGGAGTGATATGCCTGGCCTGTACCATGGACAAGTTGCCACTTGCGAGGTGATCCTTACCCCAGTAACTGCAGATGTTGCTTACTTTCAGAGCCCAAACAGTCCCAGGGGACGGGCTGGATGTGTAGTGTCATGTGACACTTACAGTCCTGACAATGCTGTGAAGCTGTTATATGATCACAGCCTTCCAGACCCCGCATATGAATTTAGAGCCACCAATAATCCCTGGGCGTCGCAGGCTGGGTCCCTTGGAGACACATTGTACAACAATGTCAACAGACAACTCGTTACCCCTGGCATGTATAGCCCATGCAGGCAATATTTTAACAGGGACCAGCTTCTGAAAAACAACAAATGCCTACATACCTTAGTTGGCGAGTATTCATCTCGCATCGGGGGCTCACCTGCTACTAGTAACACAGATATTCAGTATGTGTTGGTAAATGGCACAGACGTGTTTCTGGATCAGCCCTGTCTCTTACTGCAAGAAGCATACCCAACTCTATCAGCCAGCCATAAAGGGCTGATAGATGAGCTCATGTCTCACAAAAAAACTCATGCTCCTGTACACCATGGGCAGTATCTGTTGGAGGAAGTTGCGCCCCTAAAAAGAGTATTAAAGATTGGAAACAAGGTGGTATAAGACATGTCTGTGTTGAGAAAGGAAACTCAGCTGCTGTACAGGATGGCCCTAGACAAGACAATTATTGTGCCCCTGACTTCAAGATTGTATGCTGATGAGATATCTGCCCTCCAATCAAAAATAGGAGCCCTGGTTCCAGTTCACCACTATCACAGATTACAAAATGTTCAAGCATTGGGATTACATCCAGTAATTTATCCAGAAGCTGACATTGACTGGATAGCAGCCTTCAGATTTTTGAGTAGGTGCACTTTGGCAATTCTGGAAAGTGTGGCACCTGATGCCATAACATTAACAAGACTTGACTATAATGAAAATTACCAGCTGAAAAATGTGAACGTGCCAGAGACAGAGTGGCCCCTGCAAGGAGAGTTGGCAGTGATTCCCCCAATATTTGGAGTCCCAGAAGCCACAATATCCCTAGCATCAAATGACATGCTCCTGGTTTTGCCCTCTGTTGTCCCAGCTGGGCTTGCTCAGATGGCCATCCAAAAAATTCTACTGTACAACATATACTCTAGGATTGTGGCAGAAGACAACATGGCTGCAGATATGGAGTTGGTTAGGCATGCCACAGGATCTGTTGCTTACATGGGGAGAAATTACATTTTACAGCTCCAAAGAAATGCCCCAGCTGGGGCCCTGGCAGTACTCGATGATGTGTCAATCTGCACTTCTGTGTTATGTGCTGTGATACCTGGGGCGTGCGCAAACTTGGCCGCGGCAACTATCAGACAGGGAAGGCATGAATTGGTCGAAGTGTTTGAGGGGCTTCTCCCAGATGGACTTGAGGAGATTCAAAGGGACAATTTGAATGTTGCAGAAGATATCTCTAAGATGGGGCTATTTATGTCATATGTTTGCAATCTGAGTTCTATATTTAATCTGGGGCAAAGGCTTCGGGTGTCAGGATACGAGGCTAGCACAAAGACCTGTACCTGTTGGCTTGGGTAAAAATGGGATCTGTGGAATTGCAGAGTGTTTCCAACATGGGGTCAGAGGGGGTCATGGTTGTGGAATCTAGACTCCCAAAGGACCCATCATGTATACTGGATTGTTTACATTCTTGTAAAAACAAAGCTATAGGCGTGTCACCCTTCCTTATAAATCTGTGTTTGTTTATCATATACTGTACATTAATTTGTCCATATGAAATAAAGTATATTTATGGATCTTGGGACTTCACAGCTAATATTTTTTCTGACAGCATAACTCAAAATGTGTCCAGGGATAAAAACTCTTGCTGGATGGGCCCTAGGTGTGATGTATTTGTCCCCCCACCAGTCTTGATAATTCTTAATGAAACATATTTTCCAAATGGGACAAATGGGCTGGGGGAGCCAATAGATTACCATAATTTATTAATTGACACACTCATGGTCATTTTACAAACAACATGCGACCTTAGAGTGTCAATAATTACAGGTCCCAGTGAAACAGAACTATATGCCAACCATACCAGGTTTAAAACTTACATTTTTAAAATCATTGGATCCACTCTCTTAGCTGAAAAGAATTGTTATTTGGGACTAACTGCAGCCATGATGCACAGGTGGCGCATAGTGGCGCCTGTGCTGTATGAGCCAAAGATGCCAACACATTGTCCGCCTCCTCGACCACGTAAGGGACAATCAAAGGAATATAGTCTCAATGCTACACAAAAATGTGTGCCACGTTATGATTGCCTGCTTTGTGAATGGCCAGTTAAAATAAAAATTGAGCCGCGCCCTGGCAGTGGAATATAAAATAGGACCCTGCATAAAGAGGAATTGTCACATTTTTAAGTCATGGACTCAACAACTGTGATGGTAACAGACGCCAGCCAGGAAACAATGACAAGAGTTTTCTCAACACCTTCTTTAATTGTTGTCATTTTGTGTTTGTTGCTAGTCTTGCTGGGATATGGAGTGTATTCCTGTATAATGTGCTTCCTGAGAAACAGAAATTCCTTTCTGCCTCTCCCGGCCAGCGTTGCCTACTCTGCACTGGTCCCCAAGGAGATATCTATTCAGGCGAGAAGGTGAAGGTAGCTACTCTACCCGGACCCAGTGACGTGGGAGATGTCCAAGAATAGTCCCCTATCCCCCCTGGTAGAATACAGAGCCATGACACAGGCAATAAGAACATCATCTGACATGGCTGAAGTTTTTGAGGAATAGGCGATGCTGCCAGATGACTGGACAACACTCTTAATGTTCTTTATCTGCTCTATCAGGTATGAAACCGGGTCATAGGACAACTGGATTGTGTTGGAAACCACAGTTTGACTTACCCCCAATGTTCCACTGTTCAATGAACAAATAAAAAATTCAAAAGCTAAACTTTTCTCACTTCCTAACATGTACACCGGCCAGCGCATACCCTTTTTATCTTTGTAGTGTGAAAACAAAATAGGGATAGGACAGTTATCAGAAATGTATGTAGAAATTGCCACACCACTGTCCTGGTTGCTATTTCCCTCCACACTGCATCTTATTTCACTTATCCACGGGTGCTGCACTAAAACACATCTTATTAGGGACAGTGCACAACTTCCAATGTGAAAGGATGCTGCGCCTGTCAGGCTTCTTAGAAAAAAATGTTCCATCCCCAAAATTACATATTTCTGCTGTCCCTGACATTCTGCCAATGCAACTATTCCAGTTCCAGAAGCATGGGTATTATTGCTGTACGCTGGATCTATGTATACATACAGCACGCCCTTTGTTGTTGGGGAGGAGGATGCTGTTTCCATTCTGTATAAATCAAAGCGAGCGACTGCCAACTCATTAATTACTGGGGATGACTTGCATGCCACGGGAACACTCCCCATTAGTTCAGTTGTGAATGCATCTTCTAACAATAAATTTGAAGTTTGTTTTATGTTTTCATTTATGGTGATGTAACTAGGTATGTAAAGTTTAAAGCATGGGCAGGCTGTAATACTGTCCTGTTTGCTGAAATCTTCCATGTGCTCATCACATACATAATTTACCACATTTAAAACTTTTTCTTGGGCATCTTTTAAATCATACAAAAAGCTTGTTGTTTTTTCACCAGAGTTCACACTGGATATAAATATAAGTTTTGCATCCTTCTGTAGCATAAATCCCAAAATAGCAGGCAGAGCTTCTTTCTTTATAAAGTTAGCTTCATCAATATAAAGTAGATTAAATGTCTGGCCCCGAATGCTCTGAAAAGAAAAAAGAAACCATTTCAGATAATGACATGGAAGAGTGTATGAAATTTTTCACTATGCCCCTTCCACAAATGCTGCATGCTATAAACCAGAGCATTGCTGATTTTGAAATAGTTTGCTCTGCCAGCCAGCAACTGGAGCGAGCCTGTTTGTTGTTTGACTTTGTGGGGGCAGAATGTGTGAAGGACGTGGGAATGGAAACCCATGCAGAATGAACCAGGTTCAAACCCCACTATGTACTTTTTATAATTTACAGACAATATTCAGGTGCATGGATTGCTCCAACTACCATATATGCAACGGGGGCAAAGATTGTGATCCTTTGATTAGCAGTGAAGGGGTGGTGTGCGCAAAGACTGGAAAATTTATTAGGCTGGACATGAAGTTTTCAACCATCTACAACAAGGAGGTGGCAGACCATCATGGTCAGGACCAACAGGCTGAAAATGAAGCAACCCTAAACTCTCTATATGAAGACATTGTGAACATTCTTCTTCAGGTGGATGATATAGAGGAGGTAAAAACTGCTGTCATTTGTGACAAAGAGCTAGCAAAATCAGTAAAACAGCAAATTGCCTCAACATTCTCTGAGTGTGTTCAGGTGATTAGGGAAAATGAGCAGGGATACAGTATAGTATGTAGCATGTATGTGCATGTCATAATTTCCATGTATGCCACAAAAACAATATATGGAAATTTATTATTTAAATGCACCAGAAACAAAAAACATGATGCTATTGCAAAAAAGATCAGAGAAAAATGGATGCTTATGCAATAAATGCAAGATTCTTTCCTATAAATGGGAATCAAATCCTAATTCACCTCTTATTACCTGACATGTTTTTAAGTTACTATGATATTGACAGTAATGGAGATTATATGTTTTCAGTAGCTATCTACTCAGCCATCGACCAAACACTAACAAAGTATGTACCAACAGCTGCTTCATTTTTTACAAACAATGGAGAGAAGGAGCTCCCTTATTGTGCCTGGGGACTATGTACCAGTGTTCCAGTTATGGTGGATACATCCCCCAGATATTTGGATGTGGTGCACTTTAAGGTGTATGATAAAAAGAAGCATAACCTCAAAATAATAAAGCTCTCTGTATTCAATGCAATATTTCCTCTAATTTGCCACCCCAGGCCAACAGAAAGCTCCAAGCATGTTGGAGACAGATTTGGGGAGCTATGTGCAAGCCTAACTCAAACCCAGGCCCCAAGCAACGCGTCCCCTGCAGATTTTATAATGAGTCTAATAGAAAAGACCAGGGATACTCAACACAAACATCACACTGCTCTGGAGGAACCAGGACTGGTAAGAGTAAAACCAGAAAATTCCAACCAGCTTATGCCAAGCCATGAAGCAAAGATCACTATTAAGAAAGCAACAAGTTTAAAAAGAGGAACATTTATAAGAAGGGAACATGTTATGTCAGCTAACTGCTATCATGTGTTTGTTCCAGACACATCTAACAAAAAATATGAGCCTCTCCTCTCCATGTTTCAAGAGTCCCTGAGCAGCCCCAATATCCCCCAAGTTGATGTGTCCCTTTCATTTGTGGGAGAAGCACTCTTCTTTAAAAAAATAACAGACAGGTTTTTAACTTCTCTGCAGGATGAGATTCAAAGGAATCCTCAAAGTATCTGCCAAGAGTTCCCTATTCACATTTCTATGGGCGCCACTCTAGACTGTGTAAAATACATAGCATACAGAACACTCATGCTACTGGGCTGCTTTACAGAACAGTGTCCCGCGTGGTTTTTAGCACACAGGCTGAAAAAAACAACTCCGCGCGGAGCCTGGGCGGATGTGCTGGATATGTCCTTTTGTGGGTTAAACAGGGGAGAGTGTGGAGTTTTCTTAGGGGAGACCTCTACTGTACCAGTCACCAGGGTTGAGTTATTTTGCATACTAACCAAGAGGGGGTGGTTTCAAACTCCTCTTTCATGTGTGGTAGTTTTTACTGACTTATCTGCCTGGGTTGTGTTGCCAGGAGGATTTGCTATTAAAGGAAGGTATTTGCTGGAAGAAGAAGACATACAATACATCTGTACCCATTATGGCCAACAAAGATAAAATCAGGAGATTTTTAAACAAGGAATGCATATGGGTATTGAATGATGCTTCTTGCACAAAGAAAAAAGTTTACTCTGCCACTGTTGCCAAGTCTCCCTTTTTAGAGGGCCTGGACGGTATTCCAGATAATGATAAATTTTATCAAAATGTGACTGCACTTATAATGAAGCCAAAGGATGCCCTGCCCTGCGTGACTGTGTTTCTGTCAGGAGCTCCTATAGTTTGTAGCAATGTCACCACTGTGTCAATCCAGCAAGTTCCTGGGACACAGATGTTCTTGATATACTTTGGAGAATTTATTGGATCGCCTGCTATGCCAATACCTATGGATCCCAGTATCCCATGTACAAAGGGTACATATACTGAGCCAGGCTGGACTGATATTGTAAACTCTGCAATGCTTACAGAACATGCCAGTGGTGGTTCAGGTGCCTTCACACCAATAAGTCCTTTCTGCTGGTATGAGCCCCACAAGCTGTGTGAATATGTCATTCACAAAGATTGTATGGTCATGATTCCAACTCTGCCAGTTTTTCCATCTATGACAAAAATAATAACTGCCATGACCAGATGTGAGAACCTGTTGTGTGCTAAATGTGCAGGATACAGGAGACATGCTACTGTCAGAAAGGGATTTACATGTGAGGCTAGTTCTGGCACGTCCATCCAATGTCCATGCTCCATAAGTTGCAACCTAAAAAATGGGTCAGTCCCTATCTTAAAAAATGCAAATCTATTATCCCTACTGTTTGATCCCGTTGTGGCCCCCTCAGTGAAGAGCCTCCACATTACCCAATATCCATCGCCCAGGCCCCTGGATGATATCATCTATGGGGTCACTAATGATGGAAAACGGGTGAATGTGGAGTCTTCCTCTTGGAATCTGGTCACCTTGTCTGATATTCAGTCACAGATATACATTACTGGGTGCAAAAAAATAAAAAAGAAGTGCTTACATTCTTATTGAAGCAGGTGGCACACATCAGGGTGCTGCTTCCTCCAGTATGTTTAAAGATTATGAGTCCATTTTCTTTCTTAATGTCAACTAGGTCCTTAGCAAACCTGCTCTGGAGAATGCTGATAACTTCCAAGAACACAGCCATGGATACATGCTTTTGATGGGCAACATATCCTATGTGTATATTGTCTATGGAGCACAGCAACATACTGATTATTGCTACAACTATCCATGTTTTCCCGTGCCTCCTTGGAATTAAAAAAACTGTTGCTTTCTGCTGAAATGTTGTCATTATTGATTCATTTGTGTGTAGGAGTCCAAACAGTTCCTTAGTTTGATTATACATTTTAAAAACAGTTTCTGGAAACTTAATTGAGGCTATGAAAAAGAAGCTGTGTAAAATTAGCTGTTTCTGAAAGGGTTCCAAAAAAACTTGGTGTTTCAAATGTGTTGTGTGAAAATATGTCACAATGTTGGAAAGAAAGAGAGTCATGCTTTTCAGCTGGGGTCCATCTGTAAACAGTGACAGAGTATCTTGTGCAACTTTTAGCTCCAGGGAATTTGAAGAAGTGCCAGTTGCCTGACTCATCATCTCTTGCAAAACATTAGACAGCTCAGGGATCACATGTGGTTTGGGATTTGTTATAAACTGTGCACTGCCAAAGGATGGGTGGGGCAGTCCATATCCCACACGTCTTTGCCTGAAGCAGTAATTTTGAAAAGTGTTGCTAAATTTTACTGCCCCGTTTAGGACACCAACATATGGCTCTGGAACACAAAGACTGTGTCTAGTTGTTGCCCAAAAGACGCCAGGGGAACTGCTCCAATCAACAGGACATTGGTGGTCTTCAAGCAGGCGAGACCCACACTTTTGTTTAAAGTGAGCTACCTTTTTAGATAGCAGCATGACTGATTTGAATAATCTTATTTGCTCAAGAGACCCAGCACTGGAAAGGACATTTAAGAAGTGTATTTCACTGGCCTTGCAGATGGGGAACAACCTCCCAGGACAATTTAGGGTGATTGAAACTCCTATAAATAGCTTTTTGTTGGTAGGTGACGCTCTTCCAAAAGAGGTCTTGTCTTATATGAAAACCAACACCTGTGATTCATTGGACTTTAGTACTCTATCCCTTCCACGCGTTACAAAACTTACTGAACCAGAAGACACTGCCACCAACCCAGAGATAAAACAGTATCAATTAAAAGAAGAGCCCCCCTATAAATGTATACAAGCATCACCTGAAAATGGCCTAATATATCATCTTCAGGCATGGACTGCCGCCATGGGATACCAACTGGATCAGCTTATAAAAAAGGTGATAGAACTGACTGCTATACCAGAAAATTGGACAGCTGTACTCCCAGTTGATCCTGTGGCCTGCATGTGGCTATTATTCTGTGGCCCAAAGTCTTTTTGTGAGGAAATGTGTTGCATGTCAGAAATTTTACTAGGTGTTAGGGGGCCAATTCTTTTACCCCCTCACATGTATCATCCAGAGATATCTATATCTTCCTTCTTAAATTTTTTATGTCAATATGTTAAGCACTTATATAAGGATTTTACTGAAAGGATAGAATCTCCAGGTATTGACAGGAGGGCCACTGAATGTCTGGCCAGGATTCAAACCCTGGAGGAAACTGATGTGTTTCTGACTAGGTGCTGTTTATTTTGTCATCTATACAGACAAAACCATATGGTATCCCAGGGCACCTGTGGCTCAGCCACTTGCATAATTCTGGCTCCCCCTGGTCATACATTTTTAGCCCAGACTATTAGAGTTGCTGTCACTGAGCATAAAAAAGACTGCACTTTGTTACCCACCTATGACCTTACCCTGTTGGCCAATTACTTTAAAGATACTTATGGAGCACAAAACTGTATTAAAGAGGTTGATTGGGACAGCATTTAAGTCTGGAGTTGAAAAAAAGACAGCAGTATCTGTTTATGACAGGTTTGGGCCACAAAACCCCCTATTTGTTGCCCAATACAGCTGTGCAAAAGGAGCAGAGGCTGAACTCAGTAAAAGTAGAGAGCTGTATGACAGTGCTCAGCTGTCTAATTCTTTGCATAAGGCCCTTAGTCATAAGAAACAAGAATTGGCACACTTGAGGGCTTGTGCTAAAATATCAGTTGGGGAGCTAGAAAAATTAACAGACGATATATTTGAGGCAAGGGAGAACATTGAAGACATATCATCCTATCTGTTGAACTCTGAGGGCGAATCACCTGAAGATTTAAATCAGCAGCATGGCAACTGCACTGACGATATCCTCCAGTGGAGAATCGACGAAATCCCTAGTGTGCCTAGAGTCCTTAAGTGACATGGACGATAGACCTGGACCGTCAAACGCAGCGAGGAACCAGAGACCTCAGCAGATGCCCAGAAATGATGAACCTTCTATCATAGACCATATGCTCTGGCAAAAGGATCATGTGTCAATGGACCAGAGCTGCCTAAATGTGATAAGTTTTAAAATTCCTGCCATCTGGACTTCATGCAAACATCCAAAATTGCCCACGGGTCACCAGCTGGGGAGAGGTGGCTATGGAAGTGTGTCTACTGTTGCCAACAACCCAGGCATGTGTGTAAAGAAAATGTCCAATAGTAGGGATTTTTTTTCTGAGGCTGTAATTATGGACGTGGTGGAAGTGTCAAAAAGAAACAACTCTGATCATGCTGGAGTTAGAAATATTGTTGGTATTTTGGGGGTATGTAGCCACTGCAAGGTTATTATGTATCCAAGATATAGGTGCTCACTGGATAAATTTATCCTCCTGCCTAATATGTGTTTACAATTAATAAATGGCTTTCAGGGGCTCATGAATGCTGTGGAATTTTTAAATGTAAAATGTGGTTTTACACACTGTGATATTAGTCCATCCAATATTCTTGTTGGAAATGGTGGAGTAGCCAACCTGATTTTGGGAGACATGGGCGTCTGTGTGATAACTGGAAACCCGGCCAATTATCCAAAAATTATTATAAGAACAAAAAATGGAAGAAACGTGGGCAGTGTGAAGTGCACAATATGTCCAGAATATACTGGGAAGTGTGAATACAGACCAGCATTTTTGCTTTTTATGAATTATGATACTGCTATAAATGGCAGGTCTAGTGACTTTCACAACTTTTCTCCAACTCGTTCACAGGGCTTACTCCTGGATAAATGTTCTCTTTTATGTACGTTCCTAGAAAGTTTAATCATGTTGGCTGGGAAGCCGTACAGATATTTGCAGAGAGTCATAAATGACAACCCGCCACCGGATGAGGGCGCCAAAGTGCTTTGTCACCTCATGCAGCGCGAGTGCGTAGCCTCCATTTTAAGCTGCCTGACGTATACAAAATTCCACATAGGGCTGGATCCAAAACGGGGCAGTACTTATATCAAGCTCTCAAAGGCACACAGCACATATTTTAGTAACCTGTGCTCGCAAGGGAGGCATGTCCTCTACTATATGCTAGATCGTGAACACGCGGAGACATACAGGCATCCCATGCTTCGAACATTTTTGCTACAATTTAACTCACTGGATAAGTTTAAACCCCTTCCACAATGACTCCCCAGATCGACTTCTTCTCTAAAAAATCCCTAGTGGACTGTTTGGATGGCATGGAACATGAGGAGCAAATTGATTGTATCTCGGGACTAAGATTTTCAGCATTCTTACAGACACCAGAAGTACAGTCACTCCTTTCACTCTCGAGCACCCGCGTCCGCGTGGCACCTTTAAGGATGACTTATTATTACTTTCTGTTCAGGAGAATAGGGGAATTTATGGGCGATGACTCTGTCTGTGCAACCTTTGAGGCAACAATAAACATCAGTAGCGACAGCGGACTTAATGATGTCTATTCAGCATGTGCCAATACCATTCCTGAAATCCTGTATGGCATCTGCTTAAAAATAGAAGCAATGACCAGAGGACAGCAGGCAAATGGCCTGTGGGACATTCTAAGGGACGGGGTTGTTTCCTCATCCCGCTTTCACTGGGCTGTGAAGAAGTCTATGGGATCAAAAAAACTTTTTGTCCAGTGGCCCATACAAAGCAATCACTATGTGGCAGGCCCTCTGGCGTTTGGATTAAGATGTGAGGAAACAGTCAAAACTTTATTGTCTGTGCTAATCCATCCTAATGTTCCCTGTTACAACAACTGTGGATTTTTACCTAGTGCCTGTGATGGAATATTTGGCGTGTCCTTGGATTCTGCCTTTAATGCCTACATAGATGCTGATGGCTCAGTTAACTTTGAGCCAGACACCATAGTCTATGAAATAAAATCCAGATACAAGTATCTGTTTTCAAAATCTGAATGTCACGTTCTGTCAAAACACTACACTGCCCTGTATGATAATCCATCTCCTGCAAATTTTTTTAGGTTTATGATGGCTATTCAGAAGCCAGGTGTGGATTTTCTGCCTCCTGGAAAACACCCTACAGAAAGGGATTATTTACTTACCAGCAATGAGAAATGCCACATGGGGCCCAAAAAAAGAAAGAACCTAACCTCTCAACACCATCTACTACAGCAGTGCCTGATACACAATAAAGATCAAAAATCCATTTTGCATGTACTAACAGATCCTTCCATCACCCAGGGCCAAATAAGTATTAAACAGACAGTGCCTGTAGACATTTACATAAATCCAGCACACCCCTACTTTTTCCAGGTATGTTTGCAGCACATGGTTGTTCAAGATTATATAGCATTTAAGGAATCATACACTAGGCTAGGACATCAGAAAAATTTCATAGTGTCTGCATTCTTTAGGCAGAGGCACTTTTCAGATCCCAAGGAGTGCTACATTGGGGATTTGGCAAAAATTGAAGCTGGCAGAGAAATACCAGTGGCCCTGTTGATAACTCCTGTGAGAATACCCTCCACTGTCCTGGCAGAATACCTGCAGAGTGCAACAGATTTTTGGAATAAGTGCTCAAAAGAGACTTTCAAGTGTGCACCATGGGTTCAGTACTCGGATTATGCAGGAAAGACCTTAACCCCCTGAAGGATGTAACTGGGCAACCCATTGATTTATCAAAAGATTTTGAAGACGTGACAGAGGACTCCTTGCTTATCCCGCCCCCTCCATCCAACGAGCCCAGTCCAGAGGACAAGGATGACAACAGTGAAGAATTGTGTGGGAGGGAGGGAATGAAAAAATGTAAAAAGACAAAGCGGGGGGCTTTATTGTAATAGTTTTATTTAGCAAATAAAAAATCTTCTTCATCATCTGTTTCAGAGTCCAACATCAATGGGGTGGGATTTGATGGGATAACATGAGACACGTTCCTCAATTTCACAGAGTCTGAGACTTTTGAATAGCTGACAGAAGCCATAGATGGTTTTGATTTTCTCAATCTGATTATTCTTATGACTATAACAATAATGCAAATAAGTGGTATGATGGTGATGTTTACAGTGATAGGTTTATGGAGCCTGGCTGCTACAAAAACTGCATCATATCTGATTACTGGCAGAAGCATTATGACGTAGGAAACAAACAGGCCCACGTAAAAGCCCACATGGTGCTTCAGGTATCTGGCCAAAAACACCTCTGCACTAATGTGCCAGGCAATTGTTAAAATTAAAAGCAAATTAATTGCACCAAATACTGCATCTGACACCAACATGTAAAAAGAGTTACATATTGCCATCATCACACTCAAAGAAAACACCATCATTTCCATGGCCAGGAGGGACATTTGAATATTGGCAATGATTGGCCTGAATATGAAAACTAACTTTTCCAGGGAGGTTCCCTCAGGGAGCGACCTTTCCATGTCATCAGCCTTCCACTGTGCCACATTTCTTGAAATAAACAGGTGAATGTGCAAATAAGACAGTCCAAAATGAAACACATACACAAAAGCAGCCAAAAATACATGCTTATATGAGAGCACGTGTATGAACAATTGCAGAGTCCACAATTTTGCCACAATCAAAAAAATTACAGCATGGTTACCCAGCAATGTTATCCAAGTTTCAATGGCCCTCATATTGGTGACAGCTGTTGCCTTAAGTCTGTATAAAATTACAGCAGCATAGATAAAGTATGCTAAATTTAACCCATCAACTATGAATGACCAGGTCAGGTACACATACATTTCAACTGGTTCCAAAAACAGTGTGGGGGTTAAATGCTTTGCTGAATTTCTAACAGTTAAGTTAAAATTACTGTAATCAACCAAATTTATAAAGTAGCAGGGAAATCCAACATTGTTGATGGATGCAGCAATTGGCACCAAAAGAGTGGACGCGTACATCAGGGCCAGCAATGCCAGTAAGTTTGTCCATGTCCTCAGGAGAAATGAATCGCTCCTGGAAATGACTGCTGACTTGAATACTGCCATAATTTCAGAAAGTATTGGCTACCTGTAAAGGGTTACTCCAACAAGACTTTCACCCTGACTTTTTCTTTTTAATAATCATGTGCAGATTAAAATGGATGCAGGTGTTTGTGCTGGATGTTACATTTTATAATGTTGTGCCCGAAACCTCATCAAGCATCTGGATTGTTAATGTAATAGACACCCATAACAAAAAAGGGTCTCTAGTCCCTCTAATACAGCCACTATCTGATAACCAACTAAAAAGATTTATACATGTTAGCAATAACCATCATGATCCCAGCCCATTTCAATCACACGCTTCCCTGATGTGTTGGATAAAAGATATACAACTGGAATCAGTACCAATAAAAGATATACTTCCTGGACACCACCAAAAACTTGGACTTTGTAACAACATCACAGTTGCTGTTGAAAAAGTGGCCAAGGGCCCCATCACACCACTGCGCGGGGCTTTTCTCTGGTGTGCTGGGGACCAGAACATCCCGCCTCATGGAGAAGATTCACAAGTGGACACTCTCACCCAGTGGACAATAGACATAAGGAATAACTTAAGCATCACCTCCCCTCAGGTTTTTCTAAAAACAAGTCTTGGTAACTACATATATGAAAGCCAGAAAGAGGATGAGGCAAAAAAATCCAAAATTGAATCTATTAAAATCTTAGATATTTTCAACCCATGTGAATTCAATGTAACAATCAATGAAAGAAGTATTAAGATTCTTTTTTATCACACACCCTATGATGTTTTATGGATTCATCCAGACTGCAGATGGAATGGATGCTTAGCAGAATTTTATAGAGCCTTACACACCAAACTATACAGTAATTTCCAGGGACTGGCGCCTGTCTTTTGTTACATGTTTCCAGGTGCTATAAACGACGGGACACATTTTGATCCATCATTTCCCGCATTTCCTTTTTGCTGTCTACTGTATGGGCTACCATGTTCCATTGATACCACGTATGTGACCAGGAAAGGGAACAGGATATTGTGTCACCTCCCAGAAATAAAAAATACTCCCCTGGCAGATAAACTATTGGGGCTACACCTTACATATAACATTCAGACTCAACCAACTTGGGCATGTTTTACCACAGAGCTAAACCACACATGGGTGAAGGAAGACAGCAACCATATTGTGATAAATCAAAGTCATACATTAATACAGGTAGACTTTTCAGACACATTTTATAGCACCCTGGCACTTGAGTCTTTTGGCCACCCTAGACTGTTAGAGGAAATATTATCTGTATGTTCTTCTGTCACTAAAATTAAAATAAATATCCTATATAATAAATGCCTGCAGGCCATAATGGCTACTGCCTCACAGGCCAGTGCTCATTGGTTAGCAATAGATAAGTGTAGAGTCTATCTGTGTCTGGATCATGCAGCCAGCAATACCAACCTTGGTGAGATCATTAGTGGCATAAAGACAAGCATAAATGAACTAAATTATCCAGACTTGAGTGTGAATATCTGTCACTTTGAAAGTGAGCATTCAGTGGTGTTCCTATACAATGGTCTAACCTTCCACTGCATGCCTAGATGCCTCCACTCTTCTTCCCCCGCATCTAACTTTATGGACTTAATACAGCAGGCAGTCTGTTTTCAGCTGTGCAAATGTAATCATTCTCCAGGGGAGATCTTGGACCATTTGTGCCAAGTCTGTTTTATAAACAGGAGAAATGCCCAGTTCTGGTCATTGGAACATGTCCCATCTCTTCAGATATGTAAACCAGCCACCCTCTCCCACACAGTCAAGCCCATATTTTTCATCCACAGTATCCTAGGTCCCCAGATACTAAACATGGGCTGCTCACTTCCATATGGTGTAAATTATCTGGCATATCTAGACATGATATGTGACATTATGAAGCAAATAACCAGTCCACTCACCATTGATCTTCAGCCTTATGTCTCTTTATTGAATTTACTCTGATATTATTGTGCTTGTGGGCTCATGCAACAAGCAGGCCATTTTTAAATAAAATACAATAGAAGAAACCTGTAAGTGTTTGGTGAATATGGTGTTCTTGTACAACAATGAGAATGAGCCAGGTGCAGAAACCCAACCATCATCATGTGTTCCAGCCTGCATTCTGAAGGAGTCCACCACTATTGATTTTAACAATCCTTGTGATTTGCTGTCCATATTTTCAATGGCAGCAAATAATTTAAAAGTCAACAGTGGGGCTTTCAGGAGTGGATCACTTGAGCTAAATGCTGGGTTGTAAACTGCCAGGTGGGTTGCAGTCAGAACACTCAAACCCTTAAACAGGAATAAGGAGTCAGCAGAAGGATTTTTTTCAAACAGAGTTTTCCCTCTCTGAAATATGGCCATGGCAAGTGTTCCATCTCCTGGGATCAGGTTTTCCATCATGGACACCAGCATGCAAAGTTCAAAAAGCACTGCATTAGGGGGCATAAATAACAGGATTCTGCTCTGATAAACATGTGGATACATGTCCAGACTAGCCACCGTGTCTTCATGTTCTATTACTGATGCAAACACAAATGCCTTGAAGTTTCCAGACTGCATCTTGTCTTTGATGTATTCCTTAATAGCCTTAACATTTACTGTAGAGTTCTTAACCAGCAGTGGAGAATTTGCTGCAACAGTTACTTTTCCATTGGTGCTGAGTTCTAGCATCATTCTTGGAATAATTACTGGCATCATCTTTTCCAATGTTTTGGCTGTAGCCATTATGGTTGTGTTGAGACTGGCCAAGACCTGCTGTATAATCAGAAAACTTTTCTTCTATATCCCTTATATAAACAGACAGTCTGCTTTTATCATAGATATCATCTGCTAGCTCCTGTAGTGACTGGACACTCATAAACCCAGTCAGCAAATTAATGTTGTACAGATTGGCTATGGTATAGGTAAAGGGACCCAATAGCATGGATATAGTTTCTTGGGTGTATTTTACACATATCAACTTTCCTTGGGCGTCAACCTCTGGTATAAGCTTAAAAGTATGCATAAATTCACTCTCCCATAAGCTACCCAAATCCTTGTTTAATTCCCTAAAGGGTGGAACATATTGTGAAAAAAAACTATTCAACACGGCCTGGCCTTCCTTAATGTCATTAGTTACCATGTTGTGTTTTAGATCTTTAACTTCCTGCAGACTTGACAGCGTGTCAGCTGTTAGAAAGTTGACAGACGGGCCCGGAACTGACTCATCGTTTCGAGATAATTTTAGCAGCTGTGTCTCTAAGGCTTCCAGTTTGGATACATACATTTCCCTTTCTTTCTTAAGATCACCTATTGTGTCAAATTGTTCATTTATCTGCTTAGTTAAACACTTAAAAACTGAGTTGGATACCTGTTTTCTCAGGCCCGATGCTGCACTCTCCCCTTGGTTGCCAAATAGCTTGTTCTTGTCTATAAGGTTGCTGGAGACATCACTGATAAAGTCTTCAACTACATCAGACACTCCAGAGACAGTTTTATTCTCTGCCAAATTTAAGAGCAGGTTGAACATGTCTTTTTTGGGATCTGATTTTTGTGATGAGTTTTCAATATGCTTTAGCAAATCCTTGTATCCATGGGAGGAACTGGGTCCTAAAATTGCTTTAATTGGGGGAGTGTTTAACAGTTGACACAGCTTGGCGTGCTCCCTGGTCCTAAAACACTGCATGACAGTTGGAAATATTCTTTGCACACAGCTGTCAAAAACACAGTAGCCTCCATTCACTATTGGGGTATAAATCACTTCAACATGTATGGTTTTGCCATTATATCTGCCATAAAGGCCCCCAGAGGTACCATCTTTATAGACTGTTACCTCCGAGTAGTCTGGAATATACAAGGAGGTCAACTTTTCCAGTGTCTTTTTCAAATCAGTGGCCATATTCAGTAACATCTCCTGAAGAATGGTATCATGTTCTGCACTTTCAGACAACAGGAGCTTGAGCTGTAGGTCCAGGTGTGCCATATGTTTGGGGTTAGGTTTACATTTTGCTATTGGAACAAATCCAACAGCTGTTATCCAGTCAATATACCTCTCATATGAGATAAGGCCAGGACTATACTGTAGTTGAACAGCCAGGGGCAGAATGTTTTTTTCAATTGTAAGTTTTAGGGTTGATGCCCAAGAGGCAAAAGATGACTGGGTTATCTCCTGAATATTCTTCCCTGTTTTTGTCTTCCAGGACACTAGCATCGAAGCCTTAAAAACCTCCCAGTTGGAAACAACTGTCTGGTAAGTGCAACTGTTTAGTGTGTTTTTATAAAGGTATACAAACAACTGTTTATAGAATATATTTGCTGATCTAATGCTGGTATATATTGTCTGTCCATTAACATATGCATACTTCCCCTTCAGGATTTCAAACAGTTGAACTGAATGTTTGGTTGGGTGAAGAACTATGTCGGGGTTAACAGACAAATTCATCATGAATATGACTTCTGATCCAAAGGTGAGACAGATCATCAATAAAATTCAAGACCTGTCACAGCTGACTACTCGCCCTCCAGAGATGTCATGGTATGATTCTCAATTCGACCCAATGGATGAAGAAACTGAGTTGTTGCCCTTCACAGTCTTTATGATAACTGGAACAGCTGGAGCTGGTAAGAGTACCAGTATATCTGCATTACACCAGAATCTCAACTGTCTAATAACTGGAGCTACAGTAGTGGCTGCACAAAATCTTTCTTCCCTGCTGAGAACGCGCTGCCCAACAATATTTCAGTCATTTGGGTTTAAAAGTAGGCACATAAATATGCCACTAAGACAGGTACCCAGGGGTGTGCATACTAGCATGGAGAGCATTCAGCAGGCAAACCTCTCTAAGTATTGGCACGTGCTATCAGACATCATCCATGAAATTATGGAAAAAAAGAAGGTGGGCCTGTATGATTCTCTAACAGGTGAATTATTTGAACTTCTTGCCATGAGCTCCTCCCCTGAAATGTGGTTCACTAACATAATAATAATAGATGAGGCAGGGACTCTTCCTGCTCACATCCTTACAGCAGTTGTGTTCCTGTATTGGTTCTATAATAGCTGGCTGAGCACCCCCCTGTATAAGGAAGGTAGGGTCCCCTGTATAGTCTGTGTTGGGTCCCCCACACAAACATCTGCCATTCAAAGCACTTTTAACCACTTAAATCAAAAAACTGAGATTTCCCAATGTGAGAATGTTCTGTCTTTTATCATGGGAACCAAGTTGGTATCCAGCTATACAAAATTGCAAGATAACTGGGCACTTTTCATAAACAACAGGAGATGCAATGATGTCCAGTTTTCTCATATGCTCAAAACATTAGAGTATGGACTTCCTAACACTGAGGACATCGTGACATACCTTGACCAGTTTGTGGTACCTGCCTCCAAAATATGCGACCCCAAGGAATATACTGGATGGACAAGATTGTTTATATCCCATAATGAGGTCAAGGCATATATCAGTAGGTTACATTTAACCCTTAAAGGAGACACCTCCTGTGACACACAGCTATTTACTTGCCCAGTAATGCTGGAGATATTTCACTCAGAGTTTGATAAATATAAGCTTAAAACCAACATCCAGGATATTACCATCACAGACTGGCTAACAAAAAATTTATCCAAGGTCAGCAATTACTCTCAATTTGTTGATCAGGATATGAACATTATTAACACAAACATTCAGGATACTGCTACAACAATCACCTATCAGACCAAATATGTAAAAAATAGCTACATATCCTTAAATGGAAAAACTAGAAGATGCATATATGGATATGTTGGGACGGTGGCAGGGTTCAGGCAGATACTAGAGTGTGAGACTTTTATTGATCTCCATGGATGGGATAATCCAAAGTTTGTCTATTCTTTCATAAATACATTAATATATAATTCTTTATATTTTTTTTCATCCTTTGGAGCCAAGTGCTTAAACAAGGAGTTTTTAAAACAGCTTTCTGAGTTAGATATCCCGACAGTTCTCATAACATCTCCTGGGGAGCATGAGTTTTCAGCAAGTGAAGAGCATGAAGATATCTTTTACACCTTGGTAGACAGTGTGCCTGATGCCAATCACGCCCAGCTCCCATTTTTAATTCAGTGGTACAATGCCCTAAAGGATGTATTTTTTGCCAGAAGCTCCCTGGCAGTTGCCCACTTTGGACCCACCTTCATGAATGAGCCCTTTTCCACATATACCCACAACGTTCAAGTAAGAAATGGAGTTGAATATACAAGTTCAGCTACTTGCATTTATGGCCTGCTTGATTTTGCATCAACTGTGGACTCATACCAGATAGTTGGATATACTTTTATGCCCGTCTCTATGGGAAAACCCTTTGGGTTCCCCTCCCTGAACCAAACCATCCTAACAGCCATGCCACACATAGTTGTTCAAGACTCCCTAGGCTTTGTTTCGTGTTTAGAGAGGAACGTGAACAAGGTTGCAGAAACCATGGAGGATGGCACAATAGTAACCCTGGGTCATGCAGTAGACTATGGGATAAGCACCAAGTTGGCCATGACCATAGTCAAAGCTCAAGGGATGTCCCTGCAGAAGGTGGCCATTGTGTTTGGAACCCATAAGAATGTACAACCCAGCCACGTATACGTGGCAATTTCCAGAGCAACTGACCCCAGGTATTTGGTGATGGACAAGAACCCCCTGCGAGAGTCAACCTTTGAGGATAACCGCCCAGAAGCTGCTACACATATTGTAAATGCACTACACAACCCAAACACCTTGCTCGTGTATTAATAAAATTTATTTTATGAATTAATCAATCCATGGCCAGTTGAAGTTGTCATTTCCCTGGGTAGGTGGGGGATGGTTCATTATGTGGCTCTTATCCTCACAGCAGGTTCTGGACCCAGTGGTTTTCTTAGCTGAAGACTGTTCAATAGTAGTAGAGGAAGTCGGCTTCCGTTTACCCAACCCAGACACTGCAGGCAGTGGGTTGGGAGTCCCCTCGTCTTCCTCTTCAGAGTCAGTTTCTGGGGGGCGATGTAAAGTTTTGATCATCGCCGGGGACACCTCTGGGGTGCTATCTCCAGAGGTGGGGGTGTCAGATTCTGACAAGCCCGACTCTGAACATACTTCCTCATCAGCGGAAGTAACACCCAAACTCTCCTCGCCCTGTTCACTTTCATCGTCACGGTCAGAGTCTGACGCCTCCTCCAGGGCAGTATGTTCTGTTTGCTGGGTCTCCTCATGGGCTCCAGAATCGGAACCACTGTCATCCTCATCCTCATACCCGTCAAACGACTGTTTGGGGTGGCTTGGCGTCAGGGGGGTGCACAAGGGAACAGCTGGTTCAAAGACGTCGTCATCTCCAGAGCTAGAGTCAGAGTCCATGCGGGGTCTAAAAACATCAAAAGTGAAATGCCTCTCGGGTCTTCTCCAGGGCGCCCCTTTAATGGGTAGCATCCTCATGGGCTTTTGAAATTCATCCATGGCGGTATTTAGCTTTTTAGAGGGTCCAGTCAATGGGCTCTTTCCCAACTTCTGCTAAGAACTTGTTAGCCAGGCAAAAATGGTTGCAGCCAGAAAATGGTCCCTGTTTGGAGCCACTGCCCACAACTGCCAGAGGAGAAGGATGCTGTGCTTTTAATACCAGGTGCTTGCTGTGATTAATTAGAATTTCTTTTTCAATTGCTTTATTTCCCCACAGCATAAACACACAGCCTGTTAATTTTTTTGACAACACAGAGATGACATAATCAGTAAACCATGTCCACCCTAGCTTGTAATGAGACCCAGGCCTCCCCTTATCTACAGTTAGCACACTGTTTAATAACAACACTCCCCTTTTTCCCCAATCATCCAATTTCCCGTGCCTTGGGCTAACAAAGCCAGGAACTGACGCCTGCAGCTCTAAAAAAATATTTTTTAGGCTTGGAGGGATTGCGTTTCCTGGCTTTATACTAAAGGCTAGCCCTGATGCCTGTCCACCGTGGTATGGGTCTTGACCCAAAATAATGACTTTAATATTCTCTGGACTGCAAAGTTTAGCCCAAAGAAATATTGCTTCCTTTTCTGGATATATTATATGCTCTTTTCTCCTCTCTTCTACCTGTTTAATCACAAGTGCCAACCTTTGTTCAAAGAAGGTACTCAGGTCTAAAAATTTTACCCATTCAGTTGGCAAATCAGTCTTGTTATTCTTACTGCCTGTATCAATATCTTCTGTCCAAACATGCTTCATTAGCCACCTATCCATTTTTTATTTGATAAGATACCAAGTGGCACACTTGCATTTATAGAAAACCTCGAGGTGTCAGCACTACTTTTTGTTAATTTTTCATCAAATGTTACTTGCAGACTTTTAAGATGTGCCAACATCCTATTTTCACCTTCTGTTTTATTTTCAACATTGGCATATGCAGCCAACAAGAATGCTGCCAAGTTAAATCCATTCACACATTCAAGGTGTTTCACCTTTTTTAAGCTTATATGTTGTATGGTTGCCACATGGGTCCCCCCACATGTACTTGGAGCCACAAAGTAAATAGACCTAGCTGAAAAGGGATAGTCGAGTGAATCCTTGTTTTTGGGTTTATGGTGGATGTGACAACATGGCCTGGCCAAAAATGAGCCAATTATGGCTTCAATAAGACCATACCCAATAAGCAGTTTGAAAATCATCTTTATTGATGTTGGTAATACCATTGCTTATATATCATAAAGTATTCAGCGCCCACAAAACCACAAAGATAGTGACATATGTCCAGTCTAGTTTTATGAGACTAAAGGAGCCCAGATGAGCCACAACTCCAGGCTACTCAGCCCAGACAATTTTATGCATCATAACTTTACAGACTCACATCTTTAACAAGAAGTAGCTGGAAGCTTGAGGGTATTAGATCAATAGGTCATTCCAGGACATTATGGACCCATCCCAAAACTCATGACCATGAATCATTTTACACATTTTCATGCTCTTATTTCAGGCTTAAAAAGATTAGATGCAGCATGATACACTTGGACAGAATGTTCTCTCCACCCAATTCAATACCAGGAAATAAGGCATTAATATCACATGTCACACAGGGGTCAAAATAACAAGACAATGATGTTTTTCCCTGGAGCATTATGTTCTGGAACACAGTGACCTCGCCCCAGGGGTTGGTTTCTGTAAACATACCATTGTTCAATTCCCAGACCCAAAACTGTGCTACCATGAAACTCCACACCCTATTTGGATTATGAGTGGCCACAGTAACTCATGTCATAGGTCAGGGACCACTTAGTAACTTCCTGGCAGTTTCTGTGCTAGCAAATATCAAAATCTAACCACTGGTGAGTTTGGCCTATAATAGATGCAGCCAATCTTTTTATGGAGGGATCATACTTTAGAAAATAGGAAAAATAATTAAACTTAGCATAATCATAACAGATCTTGTCCACATCCAACAAAATCTTCTTTGCATTCAAGCTGTCAGGAAGCTCCACCAACCATTTTAAAACAGTTCTGGGATGTAGTGTTCCAAATAAACCATAGTCCCTAAATCTCTGTCCTATGGCCTGTTGCAGAATCCAACTATTCTGTAGTGCAGCACTAATAATGGTATCATACAGCCAACATAAGTTTAAACAAGAACAGTATATTGCAAATTCTTCAGCACATTCTGCCCTGTTGCCATCTATATCCTTGAATTCATCTGGGTGTTTCATAACTTCTAACACACCAAACAGGGAAACTGAGATGTCCTGGCAACACTTCTTGTTTTTCAGTTCCTTCAGCCACTTATATGCTGTGCAAACTTCAGCATGTGGAGATAAAAGTTCTGGTTCCTGAAGAGTTATTTTCAGTAGTTTCGTCAGCAGTCTATCACATTTTTCACAGCAGCATGCATATTCAATCGTGTTCCTTAAACTTGTTACTGTGTTGCTAAACACATCCTGTAGAGAAATTGGTGTTTCATAGGCAAAGTTCCTTTTAAACAAAACTTTGACAAGATATAACACCAAAAAAAGAACTTCTTCAAGTCCACACTTTTTTAATGTTTCCAATGGATCCAGCAACTTCTCTTTGGCACATAGCAAGCCAACCAGGGTCAAGGCAGGGTTTGTGGAAAATTGTCTAGTAACTGACATAATATAATTTTTAACATCCTGCTTTTCTTCTGTTATGTGCATGGACAGGATGTTCTCCAGCAGGGAGTGGTCTTTTTCTGTCAGAGACAGTGAAAAATGCATCCTGCTTCCCACAAGAGTGCCCTCTCACACAGGCTGCTATGGCTACAAAGTACATGTTAATACTCTTTTTAGGCCCCTCCCACAGTGAGTCACCTCCCCCCTTTAAAACAAGCCAACACAGACTTTGTGCTCATTTCTTCACAGACTCTTTCTCCTACAATTTTACAAAAGTGGCACCAGCCATGAGCCATCCAAACACATATTTTAAGGTAAGCTTTCTAAAAACTTTTGTAATGTTTTGCAGTAGCTGCTAATATCACATGTTAAGAAATATGATGACAGCATATCATAGTGCTTATGAATGTGTGCCAAATGTAAGAGACATGCTTTGGGGATGGGGTGATGTTTGTTTACTAAATGATTAATTAATTGGCTTAATTGTAGTTTTAAGATTCCATCCATGGAAATTATACAGTCAAGAAGGTACTGGGAATGTATACAGGAATAAAATGCTCTATATACAGCCACCCAAAATAAAAGAACATTTACAGCAGATTTTCTCTTAGCCTCATCTGAGTGTGGAAGATTTAAATTTTGTATGAACCTAAAACAGGCTTCAATTGAATACATTGTCTTAAAGTCTTTAGTGTCAAGAAATGACTGTACTTTTTTTGCTGTGTGTTCTGATACATCAATCAAAAAGTTTGTACACCAAATATGGGGAGGGGTTTCAATGAATGGACATTGGAGGACCTCTGGCCTTTCATATCCCGCCAGGCACACTGCACACATGCTCATATCACGTATTAGGCTTAATTCATCCATGTTTTCATGCTGTAGAGAATGTTTTCCGGCCTGAATGGCCCTCCTAGGCCTCCCCTTGGGATACAGGGCCTCCAGGAACCAAAGTTGGCGCAGTATAACTTGTTTAATGTAGGGAAGGATCCTAGGCTCCAGGTCCATGTTTAGTCTCAGGGTTCTGCAAACAGAAACTGCATACTGGACTCTGCCCACCAGGGCCAAGTCAGGCGAGGCAGCACTTAAGGCCAATTGATCCATCTCGTGTAAACACTTATCCATGTCAGGTAAATAAAAGCTCTTTTCCATGACTTTGTTTTACAGGACCTGCAATGTCCAAAAAAGGCATGCATTAATCAAATGCTGGGTACTGAAAAACCCCTAAAAAAAAGGTTATATGAACTGGCCACAGAATTCTCCACAATGCTATCAAAGAAGTGCACCGCCCCTGCTCAGAATATTTCCCACGTGATCCGCCTAGAGCAAGCTGTGAGACAGCTACAGTGGTCTGCATGCAAATATGGCGCCATAGGACCTATGATATTTGAGACAAACCTCTATAACCTGTGGATGATGTATAGAAACCACAGGGCCAGACACAGCGCCACCCTCCACAAGCAACATCCCTGCGGGTTTGTGGCTCAACAATGTTTGAAGTTTCTGTCTGAGAGATTAACCTTTACAACTGACAGAATTCTGACCATGGCAGCATCTTCAGGAGTGGACATCCCACAACCGCTGGCCTGTGCCATATATGACATTCTAGTAGATGTTAGAGACAAATGTGGACCTATGCCAGCAAAGTCTGGAGAGGGTAGGCAAAATCTGCTTACCGTGATGCGCACGTTAATGACTGTATATGCCAAAGCCCAGGAAGAAGGAAAAATATCACCCAAGCTGGAAGCCTTCATTAGACTTTGTAGTCCAATGTTGGACTTAAATAGGATGTTTATACCAATCTTTCAACACGCCTATGGCATATTACCATCCTCAAGAGCATATGCCATAGGTCCAACAGAGCACAGAAGAAGAACATGTTCCTTTGTGTACCTGGATTGTTTACCTAATGGAAGCTACGCCCTTCCTGACTGCCTTTTGATAGAGTCCACTGAAGACAGCCTGCATAGGATCAATCATGGCAACATGGGCAAGTTTTTACAAGTACCAGAAAATATAATCAACTCCCATATGTTATCCCACGTGACTTCGCCCTGCCTGGCCCAGATATTTGAAGAAAACATACACAATCCAAACATGAGTAAAATCTTGGCCACCCTAGAAGGCACCATGGGGCTCCTTCGCCAGAAAGGCCGGCCATACCTTAACTGGTCAAAGCATCAAGCCTTATATCTTCCATCTGATGAACCAGACACAGAAGCAACTGCATCCCATTCTCCAGCCACCAGTTATGCATATTTTCAAGAAAATGCCCAGGCCACAATAGAGCTCACTGAGGATGCCCCTGATTTTATCCCACCAAGAAAACGCCAGAGAACAGAGCAGCTTGATCAACAAGGAGAAGCCTCAACTACTTTGGACTATCCAACATCACCTCCTACACAGTTGTCAGTGCCCTACAGAGCAGCACCCGCACCATCAACCTCGTTGGTGAATTATGACCAACAAGAAATTCACCCAAGGTCTGATCCAAAGGTGTCCCTGCAAAGTTTTGAGTCTGCCTTTGGAACCACGCACTCCAGCGCCCCCATGGGTCAACAATCTAAACATGTACATTCTACCTATGGTCCATGTCCTCAGACTGGAAACAGTTCTACTATCCAAACCCAACCATCAGAAGCTCATGCAATGGGGCGTCACCAGCTGCCCCAACACCTACCTGGGCCCAGGTGCCATGTATCACAACACCCAAACCAACAATTTGCCTACAATGCTCAACCGTCCCACCGATTTGGATCTCAGCACACCACCAATTCGGCCCAACAAATGCACCCCATGGCAAACGAGAGACCCCAAACAAACCCTTCAGCGTTTCGGGAAAAAACCATTTCCAGACTGAACCCTCACGATGGCAGAGCACAACAAAACTCTCAACCCGACCCGCGACAAAATCCCAACTCTCTAAGCGTGCCCCGGCCTCCCACGTCAGAGGACAGTTTACTTCAACAGGCGATTGATGACATCTATGCCTGCTTAGGAGAGGAATCTTCAGGACATGCCCCACCAATGTCATGTCCTCCTGCTCCTAGAACCACACCAGGACCTGTCATGGGACCAGTGCTGACAGGCAGTTCTCACGGTGCCCAAAACCCTGAGAGTTCATGTAACAGCTCTGAGGTGTTTACATGTTCAGATAATTCTATGCTTAGTATGTATAGTGATATGTAGCATTTGTAAATATTATCCTACGCTATTATATTTAACTTTATGTAACTCATATAATAGATGTCACTCAAAAGATGAAGCCATTATGTACAATTTTATTTTATTGTGTTGCAATAAACTCATGCTTTGGCACACATTGGCTCAAAGATTATTATCCAAATGTTGAGGCAAGCATTAATAAAAAGGACGGCCCCAGAGGAAAAATTTATGTTTATTCTGGTCATACGCCCAACACAAGGTAAGTGGCCACAGGGGGAGGAGGAAAAGGGCATCAATACTCATGGGGTCTAATTACAATCTTTACAGTTTGACAGGATCAAGCCAAACAACTCACAAAACTGAATCTAATAAGCCATCTGGGCCCAGACCATTAAGTAAAGTTCCAACTGAGTTAGCAGCTTCCAGCTTACCAGAACAAGAGTCTCCTGCAGGTGCTACATCAAATGGTGTGTCTTTGGCTGCAGGTACTCCCTCGGACGTCTCTCCAAGTAAAGGCAATCCAGCAGACCCAACCCATAATGGCAGGTCTCCCACCGATGACCAGCAAAAGGACACTGGCTACTCATTTTCTTCACAAAACAGTCCAGGGGGCCTTATACCATCCAATATCCGAGCTAATGATGCAGTGCCCACAAGTTCTTCTAAAAAAAACACCCAAAATGACTCTGGCCCCACGGAGTCCCTGACAAATGAGGCACCAAATACAAAGGCACAAAAAGAGCTACCTCCAACCACAGAGCCACACCCCCAAAATAATTCATTGGCCAAGCTCCAATCACCACAAACTCCTCCCACCACAGAAACACACCCAACTGAGGGGACGTCCAAAGAAATCCCCGCCCCCACAGAAACCCACACAGAGCAGCCCCCAACACATACACCCCCCGCCCAAGACAAGTCAGCCGAGGGCTCTGTCCCCACTGAGGCTTCCCCCAAAGAAGGTTCTTCCACAGAAGCTCAACCAGAGCAGACCCTCGGCCCCACAGAAGTTACCCCCACAAATGCTAAACCAGAAGAGGTTCCTGCGCCCACAGATGCCCCCTCTAAAGAAAATTCTAATACAGAAGCTCAACCAGAACAGACCTCCATCCCCACAGAACTTGCCCCCACCCAAGACAAGCCAGCAGAGGGTTCTGCCCCCACTGAGGCTTCCCCCAAAGAAGGTTCTTCCACAGAAGCTCAACCAGAACAGACCTCCATCCCCACAGAAGTTGCCCCCACAGAAGCTAAACCAGAAGAGGTCCCTGTCCCCACAGAAACTGCTTCTACAGAAAATTCTCCCACACAAACCCAGGCAGAGCAGACTCCCATCCCCACAGAAGTCCCCCCTAAAGAAAGTTCTCCTACAGAGACCAACCCAGAACAAACCCCCACAGCAGAAACACAGCCAGAGGATATTCCTGTCCCCACAGGGTCGCCCCTCACTAAGACCCCACCAGAGCAGAGCCCCACAACAGAGACAACACCAAAGCAGAGTCCTACCCCCACAGAACCCACATCTAAAGAAAATTCTCCCACCACAGAGACCACGTCAGTAAAAACTCAACCATCTACAACCAAGCCTAATCCCACCACTTCTCCAATATCCCCCAAAATTAATGACATTCCTGAAGAGCCTATGCCCCCAAACGTTGATACTTTATACCTGTCTTGGCTTAGACCAACCCTTTCAATTATATGCATAACAATTTTGGCATCACTGGTGAATATAATGTATTGTAGCTGTGTTCAATAAAACAGGAGAAACAAACAGTGTAACATTAATTCATTTATTGAGTCATTTAGGCGGACTTTGGTGTCTTGATCTGGATTTTGACCTCGCCCTTCTCCTTCTTTCTTCTCCCAACTCCACAGACGGGCTTGCTGGTCCAGTAAACAATGAGTCATTGCTCTCTTCCATGGACACATCTACCCTAAGTCTCACGCCTTTCAAGGCATCAACCAACTCTTGCTCAGTAAAAATCTTTGCAGTTTTAGTTCTAACCTTTGACTCAATCTTTGTAGAGGCCAGGGAACTTAAGCTTCTACAGGCAGCCAGGATCATGCTTTCCTTCTTTGCAGGGGAAATTACAGTCTCTCCACCAGAAGAGCTATTTCCCACCTTTTTCCTTAAGGCCTTGTTCTCCAATTGAAGTTTCTGCATTTGGGCAAGAAGTTCATTGTAGGAGGGCTCCTTAGTTCTTTTGGAAGCCATTGCAACAGATATAGTGTGATAGATACATGCACAGTTTAATAGTTTACATATAAATTAAAATGTGCAGTAAGTTACTTGGTCATAGTAGTTAAAAACCTGGAAAAACATACATACATTAGGTAAATCCCAGATGCTGCAGTCACAACTGACCCATTTATAATTGCAAGGACACTTGAAACACTCTTAAAGGAGGGGCTAAAAGTGTCAGCATTGCAATTTTTATCATAGAATCCTGGTGAGGAATTTCCCACTGTTGTGTTTGTGGTGACACAGCATGTAAAACACAACACAAATACAAGCAGCCCTCCTACCAACGCCTTCATTATAAAAAGGTGGGGGCTTAGACCTTTGTGGCATTCCCTCCAGCTATTGGACCTTCGTCTATTGCCTTTATATATCAAACCCTCTTCTATATAGCGCAAGAATGTCGACCTCTTTCATCTGCTACACTTTTAAGCAGAAGACATTTAAGGAAAGCCCCCTATATTGGACAGCCACCAAGAATGGAGCATCAGTATCTGTTGATAGTCGCCTAAAATTCAGCAACTGTGCTGAAATTAAGGTGAACGCAACAGGCGGAACCCAGGTTCCCATGGGACTTTGGATCAGTGCATCCCATGGATTCCCCCTCATTCTCCACGGAGTGTGCACAAACCCTGACATAGTTTGTCACACTGGCCTAATAGACCCCTCATACACGGGTGAATTATCCATTATCCTGGCTAACTCCCGCCATACTGAATGCACGGTGGCACCAGATGATCTAACAGTCTTTCTGCTCCCCTTTGGACATACAACACCAGTAATTTCAGATGACTGCACCGTACTAAAACCTCCTGCATATCAGGATGATGCAGGATTTGACCTGGTCCTCGAAACTAATGTCACAATAGCCCCCAAGACTGTACACGAGATAACAAGTGACATGTCCTTTCTCAGGGGCATTGACCATGGAAAATACTCCCCCATGTTAATTGGAAGATCTGGACTGGCGTGCAGGGGCATTCTCATATACCCCAGCAAAGTCCAGGACGGCAAGGCATCTGTCAAGATAATAAACCTGACAAAAGAAGTGGTCATCTTGAGAGGGGGCACTAGATTCTGCCAGCTTATTTTTGTGAAGAAGTCCCACATTCCCTCCATTATTCACACCCTAAAAACTGGACAGGGATCCTTCTTAGTCAAAGCCCCCAATATTAGCTTCCTTAAGGTTGCATGCCCAGATGAAACATGCCCCAACTCGTCCAAAGTGGACACATTTGAGTTCCTGGCCAATTGCCCAGCTGTAAAAGGATTTAGTTGCGCCCCTCCTGCCGGGGAGCAGTCATTTCCTGCTCCTGTGTGTAAAATAAGACACAGTAAGGGGTTTGGGTCATCTGGTGACTAATGTGAATCTTTATTAAATCATTTACTCACAAATCTCCACACGTGGTTCTAAGCATTGTGGTATTTTTTGCGTCGCCACTGAACTGGGTTGGGTTGAAACTATGTTGGCAATATCAGCTGCCCAGGTGGCAGTTTCATCCATTTTGACTAGGGTGGCCAACTTCTCCATTTCCATAAGGACAAGACTGTCTTCGGCTCTCCTATCCAACAAGGTGTTAAGGGTGTCTTCATTTATGGTTATGGTTCCAGCGGCCATAGAAATCATTGTATTCCATATAACCTTCTGCAGGGACTTTAACTTATCTATTTGAGTCTTTGCAACACTCATGCATTCTTCTGGGATTTCTGCCAAGGTGAACCTATTCAGGTACTCGGCCACCTCATTTGCCTGGTTTGCCAGAACATAGATCTGCTTCATAACTGCCCCATTCTGGTCATTTCTTAAAACATCTCCCATGGTTACCCCTGGAGGTAACCCCATATTTACTTCTATTTCCACCCTGCTCATCAGTTCTGTATCAGATACCCTGGCATAGCCAGATCTTTTACCCTTACCAAAGGGCCATATCCCACAACAGTTCATTTTCCCAGCCATGGAACAAACCAATGTAACCTGCCTATGCTCTACAACTGGGGATGCAATTGAGGCAATAACTTCTATACTCTTAAAAATGAATGTAGAAAATGTTCAATTCCACAGCCTTCTCCACAACTGTTTTTGCTTTGACCAGCTAACAGAAAAGGTGACCCTGTCTCTTGTTCTCCCCACAAGAAGGCCCGGCATGGGAAAAAAATATGCTCAGATCTTTGAGCTCACTCTTCCAAAGCATCTGGCGATGTCATATCTAAAGTTTGGTCACCCACTATCTGGACCAGATATATTGCAATATATCAACAAATCACAAAGCAGGATAACCTTTAATAAACTTCTTGATATTATAATTTCTCTAGAAGGCAAACAAAGGAGGGAGAATGCCTCCTTCAGGGAAGTTCTGTGCTGGCATCTAGCAAAATTTACCTCTAGCCTGAGAAGACTGCTGCGCCCATATTCATCTCCCCAAGCACTCATAGCCACATTTGGCCAGGATGATGTCTCATTTACTTTAGTGGCAGGATGTTACTTTTTTTCAGACCACATCTGCTCCTTGGACACCCTGTCTCAGTTGGCTGGGCTATTTTGCCAAACAAGAGGACAGTCCACCATCGATCTAACTTCCTTTAAGGACATTGGAATCATGTACTCATCATGTAGCCATTTATCAAAAGTGACTGAATTCTCATCCTATGTAACTAAAAAACTGGCAATTGATAGCAGTGAGATGATGATTCTTGATGACACCATCAATAATCTAAGGAGAGAATTGGCCCTGTCCCATAAAGATATTGTGCAATTTATATATCTATCATTCCATAAATGTCTAAATAGAAGCATCTTTGAAGACTATACAATCAGCACGTTGCCAACTGGAATAAACTCACACAATTCCCCGATGCTTGGCACAGCATTGTCTGGAGATTTTACAAACACCATGAGATCTTACTACAGCAAGGAAATGTACCTGACAAACCACGTCCAAGTTAAAAAACTCATCATTCCAGGCACCAGTGTGTCCAGTTATGACCTTTATTCAACAAAAATGATCTTTTGGGGAGGCCAAAGCAACAACATCACAGTCCTGCTACAGCAAATCAGTGAAGAGGGGGCGTTCGCCATTTTAGAGCAAGGTCTCAAGGGACTCTTAAAGCTTGCTGCAATCCCCAAGACATGCACAGATAACCCCAAAAACATCATGTTCAGCCAAGAGGCCGTGGGATGCTGTCCAGTATACAGATGTGAATATGATGGGAAAAATTTTTTTATTGTGGCCAACTCTGATACTATAGAAGATCACTGGAACAGAACCATAGCACTGCCCCTCCCTGATGTTCTCAAGACCCTAACAGACCAACAGATTACATCTCTATTATCATATGAGGAGAGCTTTAAACTGAATCCCACCCTAGCAGACCAATTAATGATTTCCAGACATGAGTACATAAATCCAAGCCTTCCTATATACAATATAATTTTAGATTTTGACCTACCTGTAGATAGACCAGGAAGATCCCTAGAGGATCTTTATATCTTATGCTTAAAAATTAGAGAAAATCTTATAGAAGTCCTCCAAAAAATATGCACTGATGTCTGCCATGACCATCCTGTATACTTTTTCAAGTCTGCCTGTGAAACTCTTCCCGAAGACATTTTTTGCTGCTGTGCTAAAAAAATAGGTCTAAGAATTATAACCCCTCTGCCCACCAATCATATAATAATTGGGTCAGAACCCTTAATATCATTAGCAAATATTTTAAGTAGGCTTTTAAAACTAGACACAGAGCTGCTAGATACCTTTCCATCCCTAAAAACCACAGAATGCCCATTTGATACTGGAATATATCACAGAGGAAGATGCATCCGCCTACCACATACCTGTAAGATATCTTCCACTGGATACCCAACGAGACAATTAAGGCTCTTGGTATGTCACCCGGCCAGCCGTGACAAGGCGTCTTATGTGTCAGCCGCGCTAAAATTGTCCTCCCTGCTGTACCATAGCAGGCCAGGCTCAATCCAGGAAGATTACAATGCCATCTTATCTATTACAGATGACAGTGAAAACTTTCTAGATGTCAAAACCCAGAAGGCCCTCCCAGAGAGATGCACTCAAGTATGTCAATATATTGAAACCAAACTAGGATGCACAATATTGCATTGGGTTGAAGCAACCCTGTGGCCCCACCTTTATGACTGTCTCTCAAAATATCTTCCATGTTCTAAATTTTCACAGCTAAGGGCTGTGACATTTTGTGAAGCATCAGCTAATATGGTGCAACTCAAACCACAAAATTCCACTGGATTTTTATGTCTGACTCATAACCACCGCACTAAGACCCAGACTGTGAGATTATTCATCTCCCTATGTATTTTTACACAGGATACTGTTACTGGAACCCTGATGAGCCAATGCTTTGCCACAAAATGTAATAATAACAAACCAGTATCCCACTGCTCTGTTCATGTGCAGATTTAGGCAGTCACAGCATTATATAAAGCCCTCGCAGTGCTCCAAACAGAAAAGTCACCAAGAACCTCCTGGAACAAAACAGTCTCGCGGCCATGGCCCAAAAAATGCTAGACTCCTGCCCACGCATGGCTGACCTTTTGGATGGTAAGAACCCTATTCTTAAAATAATGAACATAGCGCAATCGTCTCCCACCGGCCACAGTATACTAAAGATGTTTGTTTTTAAGGGTCTTCTTCAGAAGAATATGACGGGTACTCATCATCCGAGGAAGGCGAAGTTAATGAAACAGCCACAGAGGTTATGGTCTGTGACATCGAAACACCACCTCCGCCTCCCTACTCTCCAGTCTCTCCGCCTACCCCGGTGGCACAGGACCCCTCAGACGAGGACCGTCAGCCGCGGAGAAGGAGGATCCGCCTCAGGTCGCCAATATCTCACAACTCCCCTCTACTTCGGGCATACTCTCCCGACAAGGCGCCAAGCTTTAAACGGCGACCCCTAGTGGCATCAGAAAGATTGCAGTCCCGCCACGCCTATCAACGGCGGTTTATCCGAAGAGACCCACAGCACACACAGGGTCGCCCGCACCCTTACTCGCGCCCAGGCCGTCGCTGGCAGATCAGACAAGAGGTCCTTCGGAGACATGAAGTATCTAAGGGTCCTCTGATAGATTCCTCGAAGATTCCTACCCCCGATACCAGAGATGACTCCATTCGGACGCCCGCCCTCGAAAGGTTTCGCCAGACTCTCTACACCAATAGAACCACAAATCACATTATCGGAGTAGCCAGGAAAAACATGGCAATTAAAGACAAGACTCTGCCATATGACGAGGTTAAGGCCGCTTACCCAACCCTAAGCAAATTTTTATCCAGTGATGAGAATTATGTGCACTGGAAAACCATGAGGGTGGGAACTGTGCTAAATGGGGGGCTTAGGGTTCAGGTACATGCCCTGGACGAAGTACTCGCATGGTGTAAGATCTGTTTACTAGAGACAGGGGAACTCCCCTCAGACATTCTACTGGACACCAGCGAAATGTTGTGTAATGCCCTGATAGGCAATTTGGTGCATGCAGTGCAATGTACAGAAGGGGGCACTGTGGTGGAAAGCTCCCTGAAATTTGCCTTTGAAAATCTAGTTCCCAGGGGACAATATATCAAGGCTCTACTAACCCTTAAGAGAGTCTATAGTTCAGAACCATTAATGCTGTTGGCAAAATATGCTGTGTTGGTGCCCACTTTCAGAACACAGCAAGTCAGGGAACCCCTGTATTCTGAAATTAGGAACTGCATGACAAGTTACTGTCCTGGAGACTGCTTTGCTTTACTGAAAACAGGGATTGAGAAGCATGTATGTGATAACCAATGCAGTGCATCCTGCAAGGTGCTGCTTCCAGCTATTATTGGGCCCCAGGATAAAACAAGTGGCATATTTTTTGTGTGTAAATAACTGTGCATGGATTTCAAAAATGTAAATAAAGACAAAGTGTTTTTATAATGATTTGTATTTATTGACTTATTGTTAATATAATCAAAGTCATATAGATGTTATACACACATAGCAACACAAAGCTCATTTTTACTCCATTTAGTGCCTTTATAAGCAAAAGCCTCACCCTTTCCAAGACACACCCAACTGTTGAATTCAGCAGGAACAGCACCACCAGGTACATTCTCTCCAAAAGCACCCCAGATAAGGGGCAGGCTATCATGATCACAAACATAACCAGTATGATAGTCATGTACAAAAAGGCCACTCCATTTTTGCTACATATTGGTCCTCCCAATAATGGTCCAGCCAGCCAGGCAAAATACATTACTTGGCCATGTTGAAGCAGTGCAGTTTTCCATTGAAGGGTAGGCAGACCCATTGCAATTATGAGAGCTATGAAAATTAGCAAAATAATCTCTGTAGTGATAATTTTAAGCATGGATCCAAAAGGTAGTAAGGTGTATGTTTTCTTTCCAAAAAAGTAAATGCTCCTCTTGCTTATTAGACACACTCTAAATGCTTCTGTTTTTTTAAACCAGTCAACCACATATGGGCCCATGATATGACACAGTGTAATTGGTATCCAAAATGCAGTAGTGTTATGAAGCCCATATTGAATAAATAAATAATAGCTGATAAAGAGTCCAAAGAACCCCACCTCAAAACATCTTCCATATTGTGTCCCAGCCATATACGCAACATTAAAACAAATTGGGGTCCAAATGCTTAACATGCATAAGTTTACTAAGAAAAAAATAGGCAAAGTTATACTCAATGCAAGGCTAAAAAACTGAAACACAAAAAAGCCAATCAGTATGAGCAAGTATCCATACATTGTAAGCTCCATCCAGGGGAAAAGAGTTTTTTTATACTTGATACATGAGATACCCAAAATAATAATATGACACAATAGAATGGCCCATGCATAGATCCAACAGTCAACCCCACACACCAGGCCCATGTATAAGGATCTAAAAATAAAGCACCAGACATATGGACATGCAGCAACTGTTCCAAGCAGGAATGCTAGCATTTTATTGCAAAGTACTGCCATGGTGATTACACAAGTGGATTAAACTTGAGCCTCGGCTTTTTAATATCTAGTTTAGCTGGTCTGTGGGGCTTTCTCTTCAGTGGGGCAGAAGGAACATCCTGCTGCAACAGGCACCTCTTTGGGGTCTGGGGCTGGCTCGCCTCTTCAGCAACGGGACTCAGGGGCGTTGGTTGATGCTGATTGGATCCAGAACTTGCACCGCGACAGGCTGGGGTCGCGGAAGCCACGCCCGAGCACTCCTCATCAGAACTCTCATCAGATGATAAATCACTCAAGGGCCTGGCATGTGTTCGCTGCTGAGAGTGACGTGGAACGGGGCCTTCCTCAGATGATCCAGGAGTTAAAGGTTTTGCCTCCGATTCAGGCTTAGGCACAGGCTGGTCTTCAGAGTGATCTGTCTTCACCACAGACACCAACAAAGAAAACTTTGAAGCTGGAGAAATGTTCTCGCCAGCAACGTCTAATATGCCACTGCTATGAAATTTCAAGGCAGGTAAGCACATTCCAGGTATCTTGCAGATATGTAATGCTCTTATGAAGCTGTGACCATTTACCCATGTTTCCAGGTCTTCCATAACTTCTCCATAATCACACATTTTGGTGCCACCCTTTCCCTTTTTGGGCGGGACGCTTTCTCCAACCAAGTTTCTGGGTGCATACTCAAAGGTTTTGCTTCCCTTCTGCGTGGAGATAACCATAATGTTCAGCACTTCATTTAAGCAGATTTTTATGTTTTCCTGGATGGTAGCAACTGACTCCTTTAACCACTTTATCATGGCCATTGTGGTCTTTGTAGTCAGAAATATTGTTCCAACGAGCTGCCCAGATCCAAGTTGTCTGATGGCTGGGAGGTGCAAGTTTGATATGGCAGAAGTGTGGACAGTCTTGCTGGTTTCATCATACACAAATTTAGATTCCACATACTGGGTTTCCTCCCGAGTATAGAAAGAAAGTGTCATGCTTTTCAGTTGAGGGCCAAACATTTGACCTGCATGGCTGAAATCCCTGCCAAGACATGTCCTGTTTAAGAATGAAAAAAGGCATGGTTGTGGGGTCTCCAGTTCACACGGATACTGTTGTCTCACAGCATCCAGTATGTCCAGCCTCAGCACTCCTCCAGGTCCAACTGCCCCAACATAAGTCAAATTTAAGTTGTCAGCACAGCCTGACACTTGAATGGCGCCATCATTGCATGCAGATCCTTTTACATGGTTATAGACCTTTGCCACAGCTGCCAAAGTGGCAGTGTTTATTTCAAAGGTTCGCTGCATCCTTGAAAGTCAGGTTAGAGAGGCTCTTTCCCAAAAAGAAAGCTTCAGGTTCTGGCTAGAGACAGCCCTCTTAAATACAGTTTCTCCAGGCGGGCAGTTGCTATTGAATTTTCCACAAGCTATAAGTCATTAGTCACGCTTGATGAGTAATCAGTTCCTTCCCTTTCAAAGAAGTTGATATTTTTTACACAGGCATTAAATGCCAGGGGACACCCAGAAGGTGCCAATTCTCCATACAGGATGGGAAGTTTTATTTGAGTCAACATCCTGTCTGCAGTTGCTTTTAGGAAGCTTATAATGTCTTCAATATTCACTGCTGTAACCCCCCGCCCCCTCTCACGAATAAATCGTATCTCCACGTCCACTGCCTCCCGAAAGAGATTGTGAATCCAGTGAACGGGTGGTTTCCGATCGGGATCCACCAATGTATTGTAAAGTAGGGCAGCAGCTCTGGTATGAAGTAGTTCATCCCTGCTAATATAATCATTAGCCAGACACACTCCATTGCAGATTCCTCTAACCCTCAGTAGTCCAATACTATAAAATGAAGAAACAAAAAAAATTCCCTCTATAAGAAGAAAGACCAGCACCTTCTCTGCAATGGTAGTTGCCTCTCTGACTTTATCATGTAGCCAGGAGAGCTTGGCCTTTAATCCTGGGTTGCCAACCACAAAGTGAGCATACTGTCTCATCTTAGCTTTATCTCCCTCAAAAAACAGGTTGAGAATATTTGCATACACTTTACCATGGATATTTTCCATGGCCTCTTGCTCATCATAGTAATGTTTGGCATCATGACTGTGTATTCCCACCAACAATTCATCTATGTTAAAATTTACAAGCTTTTCAGCCAATCCCAAAAATATAAACAAAAACTTGTAAAATTCCTTGTCTGTTTCACTTAGTTTGGTCACGTCCTTGGCATCAACTGCCAATGGAATCTGATATGGAAACCACCTGTTCTTCCATGTTTCTTCAGTGAGGGCCAGAAACCCCGGGTGATCCACCACATAAAGAAACTCATCCACAAAAGTTCTTTCCATCTTTTATTGAAGTATTGGTACACAAAACAACTGTTCAGCACTGGCAGGCAGAGCAACACTGTTCCTCATCACACTCCCTGTCCCTTTTTATTGACACATGTCCAGACTGCCCCTCCCCATCCCCGTCAGATTCAGGCATAAAACTTGACACTGGAGAGGGTGTGGCAGCGGGCCCTGGCACGCAAGAGAAATCACAGCAGATGGTCTCTTTTTTGATTCTGCAATAATACATCAGTGTCTTTAGCCCAATTTCCTGTGCATACATGAGTAAATCTTTAACATAGGAAGCTTTGGATGCCTCCTTTTCATTCAAAAACAGTGTCATAGACTGGCTCTGATCTACAAATGGGGCCCTGACCCTTGCTCTTCTGATGTAGTCTTCTGGACTGTACTCAAAGGCAGACTTAAAAAGCCTATATTTGTCAGCAAGTGCAGGTGGGAGCTTTGCTAAGTCCCCACCCACCTGTCTTATTGCTGCCAGATCATCTGGCACAATGCTATCTATAAACATCCTGTTGGGACGCATAATTTCCTCCTTGTTGGACACCTTAGTAGCCATGTTACCAAAAAATGGGTAGCAAGAGTCTGCATACCCAGTTAGTTGGCTAGTCCCAGCTGTTGGCATGAGGGCTATGAACTGAGCGTTGTATGTCCCATACATGGCACAATCTGTGCTCAAAGCACTCCACTGGCTAAGAGAATGCACCTTTGGCCTACAGTCAGTGAACTCCTGCCAATGAAACTGCCCTTTGCTGAGTTTACTCTTTTCCCACCTCTTATGTGGTTCTCCCCCGCCAAGTTTCACTATGTTCATACTAGTTTTCACTGCAGTGAAATACATAGACTCCATAATCCTGGAATCAATTTCCTCACTCTTTTCATCAAAGTACTCCAGCCCACACATGGCAAAAACATCAGCTAGGCCCTGTACTCCAATTCCCATGGACCTGAACAACTGCCCCCTTGCCACCTTTTCAGTTGGTGCCATTCCCCCCACAATACAAGCATTAATGACAAACACTGCGGTTTCCACAGCCTTTTCCAGAAAAGAGTAGCAGAAAGTCTTGTCTGTGGTTTGTCCACAGCTCAGGCCGCCTTCAGAGTGTCCATTTCCATGCATATGCATACACTCTGGAAGTGAGATACTGGCCAGGTTACACGTAGAGATGTCATCTCCTGGAGCCTGGATGACTTCAGTGCAGAGATTGGCTGCAACAATGGCTTGTCCCTGGGTCTCGTGCCAGTGATGTCTGTTCATGGCATCTTTGCTCATAACATAAGGTCCACCTGTTTTTACAATTGAGGACACTAGAGCAAACATCACACTCTTCAGGGGCACTGACGCCTTAAATTTTCCATCTCTCACCAGCGCCATGTAAGCCTCCTCAAAGGTCTTGCCATACAGTCCAGTCAAGCCTGGAAACTGGCCAGGGTCAAACAAAAACCACTCCCCATCGGGATTATTCTTGTACATTTTAAAGAACAGATCACACACACTCACACCTTGGAACACATTAGCACACCTTTCAGGATTTTCTGGCAGTTTTGCTGTCAAGAATGACATGATCTGGTGATGCCATATCTCAATATACAGCGCAGTGCTCACTGGTCTGACATTAGAATCATTAAAGTAGGCAGTTATGCCATTAACCATCTGAAGCAAGCTGTTTATGCTCTTTTCACCATGTGAGAACATAGCACAATTTATACCAACCCCAGACTTGCATTCCAACAAGCTGGTTAGCTCTGAACAGACAGCCTGCACTGTTTCCCTTTCAGTTGTCATGTCACGGTCAATGATAAAACAGCTGGAAAGATTGGCACCTTGAACACCAGCTGACCTTAAAATGGGCGTGGCACAGCACACTGTCATGGTTGATACCATTCTAAAAAAATATTTTACCAAAGAGACCTCATCTATCACCCAGGAGTTAAGAGCCTTGACGGTATCTGCCAGGCAAGGATTTTGCAAACACTGGTAAGCACAAAAGCATGAGACTCTTAGGAACAGAAAGGGCACGCTCTCCACTTTCCCAGAGCCCCTTAGCACATAGGTGTCATAAAACCTCTTAGCTGAGAGGTAGCCACGCCCCACCAGGTTGTCATATCCATTCCGCATGAACTGTTGCAGCAACTCCTGCAGCCCTTCCTTGTTTTTTTCCAGAAAGGCGCTCAATTCCATCTCCAGCACATCTTTGAAGACATCACGATACTCATCTATGGTCTGGACACAATTTTCTTGCATGCTTAGATGCAGAAGCCGGCCACCGATCGAGTTGGCGCTGGCACTCCATCCGGCATTGACTTTCATCTCCCGTATAACAGCCTGCATGGCGGAGTTGTTGGTTGCCATATTCCAAGCTAGACAATTGGCTCCCAACTTCCAGGATCAACAGTGAATCTGGGAATGTTAACAACAATCAAATTACTTCCACGCACCCCCACACTCTCTCTAGTCACCACCACGTCCTCGGGAAAGTATCCAAGCTTACAGATAAATCCAAACTTTAGATGATCAAGATTAAATTCATTAGGAAAATTAGCATGGCAGGTAATAATATGCCTGAGAAAATGGGCTCTTACAAGAGACAGCAGCTCCGGTCCACACACCAGGGTCCTGAAGTAGGCTTGTACCAAGAAGGTCTCCTCTCCAGGATGCTGCAAATAGCAGAGGCAGGCATAGATATAGGCCCTGGGTGTGGCTGGCAGCATTCCATAATAATTAAATGTATTTTGCTTTCCAAGGTCTGTGAAAAATTCAGCAGGGAGTCTGAGTGAGCAATGCCCAGAGTATGAATCATCCTCAACCACTTCCCCTCTGGAGACTGTACTGACCTTGCCAACAAAAGAACTGGGCGTAATTTTCAACATGGGCCCTGCAAAGATTAGATGACTGTGAAACTTCCTGGTTTCCATTAACTGTTGAAAATTAGGTATGGTTTCAGACAAACCACTTTCATTTCCATATAAGATATTGGCCATCTTGTGTGAGCCTGGAGCAATGTCCTGGGGATGATTCCCCAACTTTACCAGAGAGATGGGAGTAAACAGCCTGTCCACATTTGTTGAACCTTTGCCATCCAAGAACAAAAACATGGGCGTTCCCACAACTTCCCAGGAAGACACTGTTCCAGCATGTACTAAATAGTTCCCATAAACGCGTAAGCTCTTGGCACCACGCCTAAACGCGTCAAACAGCAATTCTGGAGCCTGATGTAACCCATAAGCATATTTACCCAGCTCGGCCCTAATACCAAGAGCAAACTTTTTTCCATCTGTTAAAGATACAGCACTCCCAAGATCTGGAAGTTGGCCAAGGAGCCCATTTGCCACTCTTTGCAGATTATTCATTTTCTAAGTAATGGATATTAAAAAATTAACAGCAGATATCCAAACTGCAAAAACAGAACTAAACAAGCTAAAAGTATTGATCCACTCTAATACTGCCCAGCTGGACATTAATTCCTTTTCAGAAATTACCCTAAGCAACTTTTTAAATAGTTTAAAGGGCCTAAATCATGAGCTGTTTCAATTCATAAGAGAACATGTGGCCTTTTTTGTTCTGTTTTCATCTTCATTCGATATCACAGAACAGCTGACCGTCCCAGAGGCCAGCCACACCATATTATCCTTATTGGACCTCTTGCAGGTGACGGGGGAGGAGTTTCGCGCATGCGCACCGCTAGAACTCTCCAATGGCTATATCTTAGCCGCGTGCAGGGACTTTATTTTAAATGTAAATACATCAAAAATCAGCAGCTTAATTCCTCCGCTTCCGGAGGCGTGTCTCTGTTTCCCGTGCATGGAGCAGTTATATCACCTGGTATGTAATACTGTGATAGAGACCCTGCCAGAAACGGAGATCGCCCTGCCCGATCCAAGGAACGATATATTTTTTCACCAGTGGGTGGCAGCAGCGTACGCAACCAGCACCAAAGCATCCACTAAGCCCGCCATTTCATTGGGAGCCCTAGCATCGGACTTTATTAGATCAAAGGGGCCATTCTTCCCTGCCTATGAGGGGGAGGAAAGTATTCTTCCTCTTAGAACAGAGAGAACTACTGAAATATATCTTCACTACAACGGTGCCCATGCCACCCAGAAAGGCTTGCCGATCCTTGGATTTTCTGACCTGGAACTCCTAACCATTCCAGAAAATCACCACCTGATGTATGACTTCATTTTTGAAGGGGTTTTTAATAACATTACCTACAACTGCACCGCGTCTGTCATGGATGAATTTTTAAACCAAGCAACAAACCTTATTTCTTCCATCAAAAAGCAAATCATTTATATAGCAAGTGACAAGATAATCCCCCTAGCAAAAATAATCAACATCAAAGAGGTATTATTGTTAGCAGGCCTTTCAAAGGACAGAGTAGAGGGGTATTCAGCACTATTGCAATCACTTAAGAGTAAAAAGACATTTCCTCCCAACCAACCAATAAGCAATTGCATAACAAATCTGACTCACCTCATAAATTTTTCACTGGATTTTTTCACAGTGATGATGCACGTCAGCCCCACCAGCATTTCCCATGATTTAATTCAGTCGGATATGAGAAGGATTGACGCCCTCTCAACATTAAAAAATAATCTGGAATATGACTCACAACTCATCATCACTTCAAAAACATTTCATTTCCTATTGCCAGAAATTCCCCAGAAATATCTTTCAAGTACCCTACAAAACATAACATCACCCACCCTTCAGACGCTAGTCCATTCGTGGATAAACAGGCAGTGGGGGTCATCCATAAACATTTCCCCGCCCCAAACAACTGTAGAAGCAATTAAAAGCCAGGACACAATTTCTGAAAATGAGATAATTTTATACTGTAGAGACCTTTCACCTGGAATCCTGACATATGATCCAACAATCATCAGACACCACCTGTTTCCCAAAACCTTCATAACCTATGTAGCAAAGCCCCTCCTCATGGATATACTATCAGAAAAAACCTCCAGAAACATAGCCCTATTTCACCTCAGGTGGATGCTTGTATTTGCAACCACAGACACCCCAGGATTACAGATATTCAGGAGGCCCCTTTTTATGCTCTATTTGGAGATGACAGACATCATTCAAGGAGAGGGCAGCATTCAAAGCATCCCCAACATTTTAGACCACATAAAAGATATATTCAAGGTGATTCATCCCAAGGAGCAAAATCAACCCATCCCACCAGCCATGATAACTACCATGTTTAATCTTAACCATGGCAGTACATTCATATCAGCCAATGACACCTTAAACTATGGCATATCAATGTTAGAAGCATTACTGAAGAAACTGATTCCCCTGGCAAAAATATGCTCACTATTATGTGAAAGAACATATGATTATGACTATGATCTCGAAGTCCTTCACATAAACACAGAAGGAACCCCAGACAAACTATCCATACATGCACAGACCCTGTTACACCTGGCTGACAACCTCCAGGATCAAATATCAACCATCATATCCAAAACCCAATCCCTCAGTTTTGACCTAAGCAGTGAGTATGAAAATCTAATAAACTGCATAGACATAATAAAAAAATGTAATACAAGCAAGCTGAACATAATAATAGATATGGCCCCGTGGTCCAAACTTGTATCTGGGTACATAGTAGTATTTTCAAAAATATATCAAATGCTGAGCATATCTTCCAAAAGCTGCTTCAGTGTCATCAGATCAAACATGCACTTTGCTTTAAACGAACACATACTCTCTCCACAAATTTTATCCAAGATTTCCAACAGCCCAAATAGCTCCCAAAATCTTAGGGAGATAATAGAATCCACCCTGCAGCAAATTCATGATACTCCCAAACCTTTGCAATCCAGACCCATGACAACCAGTGACCTGGCCCTAATAATGGAAACCTTTCCTGATATGATGCAGGAAAACAGCAAGCAGATTCAGGAACTTTTAAACCAAAAGCAGGAAAAACAATATACAGACTCCATTGATAGTAAAAGCATCAATATTAACTGGGACATTTTTACACAAACAACCTATAAAGCCACTGCCCCCGCATGCGCATTTAGCATTGTTACATTGAATGACATCATAGCCCTTTTATCATCAAATGGCACTCCCGGCCAAAATTAAAAACCTGCACATCGAGGGAACGGCCTCAACCAACCAAGGACACCCAAAATTTGGCTGTAACGCAGGCGCCCAATGTCTCAGCAATTCTGTTGTTTACCTGATGTCTAGTTTTTTTAATCAGGAAACCCCAGTTACAGACACAGACAGCCTGGACACCGTCCTGAGGTATGGGGCCAGACTGGACACAGAGATCAGAAACACTGGGCTTCTGGCACCAGGACAGTATGCCCAGTTTGATGTAATTCCAAGCTACATACAAACAAAAAAGTGGGCGGGGTTTCTATACAAATCAAGCGAAGTTTTTGGCCTCTTAGCAACTCCCTCGGCAATTCAGGATACTTGTATCGCCACCATGTTATCTATCTTATCTAACAACTATTCCAACACCACACAGTACCTTCTATACATCTGCCAGAGTAAGTCTGGCGCCATTATAATTAAGCCGGACAAGTTTTACATTTTTGACCCGCACTGCCTATGTGGGCTCCCAGAAAGCCCCGCCCACGTCTCCAGCGCCTCCGATGCTAAATCCATTCTCCAATACATCGGGCACAGTGATTATGAATACACTGCGTGTTTTTTATATTTTGTTCCAGGTCACATCATGCCAGAAAAGTACATTATGGACCACTATAAGGTAATTTCCTTCGAGCCTTCATCCGGGTCTAAGATAATACTGGAAGATTACGCCCACCTGGCGCTATCCGCCACTCCTCCACACCTGCACGATGGCCAATCTACACCCACGCGGGGCACCTCACTTCGAAAAGCTAAAAACATGACCATCCTTTTAAATCATCTGGCAGTGGCCGGATCTAAAAGGCCCAGGTGCCAGACCTCCATGGCAATGTTTGGAGAGAGTCCTTCTCCCACATCCAAAAAAAGATTTATCACACCGCCCGCGACATCCAGTCTCAGCAGTGACCAAAGTGACATAACCATCTACAGTGACCCCGATACACCCAAATCAGATAGCTCCAGGGGAACAACCATAGACACCCAAGATGAATATGTGGAAATCATAGAGGAGAATGATGACATGTCTCCCCAATCCCCCCATCCACAACAACAGCAATACACCCCAACCTTTGACACCACCACAATAGAAACCCTTATAAATTCCCTCACTGTCCCAAACCACACTTCAACCAACCCCAGCATATACTGTGATAAGACCAAGTCCAACTACAACATTGCCATAATTCTATCTAGACTTAATTGTCTCATTCAGCACCTCATTGAGACAGGCATGAGTACCACATCACAACCAGATCCAAACCCTGGAATCACACAACTGCTAAATTTCTTTATATTGTGTCTAGAAAAGTTGTCAATGCCAACAAAAGATGCCCATATCATCATGGCCACCAATCTCGAGGTACCAAAAATTTTGAATGTGATAAAACATGACCTAATAGATGATAAAAACATTTCTGACCATCTCCAGGCCAAATTATCCACCTGCCTGCCTAACATTTACAAAATAATGTACCAGAATATGACAACCCTCATCAAACAGTGTATGAGCATAAAGGCAACCATTGAAACAAAAAAACAGATCAAAGATGTCTCACAAGTAGCTGCCATTCTAAGTAAGGAGCTGCCCTCAGATTTTTACATGGTGTGCACAAAAGAAGACTTAACAAACATCCAAAAGCACATAAATGATGTAAAACTTGCCATGCAACAACAGCATGTAAACACCATGGAAAATACATCTGCATTAAAAGCCCTGCTTTCTGCCATAACCAATATGGACCCGCCCCCACCTTCAATAATAGAGGGCATCCTAGACATTCCAGAAGCTGCAAAAGAGATTGAGGAATCCCTAATAACAGTATGCGAAAACCTCAAAACATCAATTATAGGAACCCTTCAGAGTTTTTCCCAAGACCATGCTGGGACCATAACAGCATCAACTGAACCTCCAAATGTGGCCCCATACATAACTCATATCCAAAACCTTATAGAGACCATTAGCAACATCCAAACAAAGCTTGGGATACAGGGACCCTCCATTCACTCTGCACAGCAGACCCTCTTACAACTAGGATATGAACTTTCAGAAATCCTCAATAGTCCATGGGACCTGGGAAAAGGCGCCTCCCAAATGGACATGCCAATTTTCAACAAAGTAAAAGACATCTTAAAACAAAAACATAAACTAAAATCCCAAGAGGCCACAGCTAATGGAATCCTGGCAGACATTGAAGGAATCCTAGCCTCCTTCACCGCCGCCCCAGACTCCACAGGACCAAGCATACTATCAACCCTAGATACCTACATCAAAAATGCTGGCGCCATCATAACACCATCAACAACAGAGAGATTTAAAAACATCCAAGAAGCTGTCTCTAATGTTACAACATCCACACAGTTCATCCACTCCCTATTATCACAGCTCTCCCAGGCAACCGTGGTCACAGTTGTTCCACAACTGCTTCAAATTTCCAAAACAGTTCAGGGAAACAATGCCCTAAAAACTCTATCAACTGATCTGGCCCTGGCAGCAAATACCCTGATATCAGAAACAATCAGCAGTCTTCATGTCAAGAGCCACAGCCTATTGACCAGTGGCTATTTTTCAAACCTGCTGTCACTCTTAAGCATTGCAGAATTTGAAGGAAAAGATGACCTAGTTAAGAGCATGGAATCCATCTTATCCCTACAACTGGAGGATTTAAGTAATGAGGATCTACCAACCATAGAAAAGGCAATGGGATCCTATGCCTACATAAAATCCCTCCTAAAAAAGAGCAAATTAGATAAGCTAATTAAATCAAAACTATTGCTAATCATCTCTTCAGAATTAAAAGACCTCCAAAAAATCAAGGAAACCATAGAGTTTGAGGAATGGAAAACCAAAGTAGCACTTTTCACTCCCCAAAACCTGAATGAATTGGCAGATTTTGTTGACAGTGCCCCAACAAAAAAAATCAAGGCATATGCCGCCAGACAACTTAAACAAATTAAGGATTCTCTGCTCAGCGAACAAGCCATGGATACCTCTTCCCCGCCCATAATACAGCCCCAGGAAACAAAATCTGAATCTGGAGCTAAGGCCTTTAAAAAGGTAAAAACTGCATTTAGAGATTTGGTCTTTTCTGAAATAAGCCAAAATGACTGGTTGTCCATCATGGAGCAAACCAGAAATCCAAACAGTGAGTTATATCACACAGCTGGGAAGGAGCTGCTTAGCCTTCTACAAAACCTTCAGGCATACATCAGCGAAGTGGTTTCCAAAAAACTAGCAGCCATGCTTCCCTTTGGCACTCCTTACAGCCTGCCCAACCTGTCATGGGTCCCAGACTATGAGTCCAATGTACACTTTGTGCTGCTGTCATCAACCTTTCCAAAGATATCACAAGAGATATCATTAATAGATAAAAAATTAATATTGCTAAAACAGCTGTCCCAGGCAGTGGATCTTACCCAGGGCACAGCAGGAACCTACATAGAACCACAATGGCTCTTATATGACTCAATATACAAAGAACTGGAATCAACATCCACTGACCACATAATAAGCACCAAATCCAAAGTGTCTGACTTTATATCTTTCATTACTCTAGATGACAGACCCATATTGACCAAATCTGACATTCCCTCAGTTACCAAAACCACCAAGCTCTTATCGGATGAACAACTAGGACAGATAAGGCAGCTGGAATCCCCATTTTCAGACTCCCTAATAGCCAATGAAAAAAGGTTTATAGGAATACATGAGACAGAATTTACCATCTTACAGGACTGGCTCAATTCAGTAATCAAAACAAAACAACAGTCCATAGAAGAATACAACACAAAACTGTTAAAGGCTGTACAGTCCCTCCTCCACCATGCCCCGCCCTTTATTTCCAGCACCCCACCAACCCCGCCAGTAATCCAATATCTTCAATCCTTAACAAGGAACAAGCATATCATGGAAACATTGCCCTATGCGACGGCCCTACAGTGCACAAAATGGCTTTATGGAACAACTTCTACAATGCTAACATTGTGCCACTCCAGCGATAAAGAGGAATTAACCAATCTGTTATCTGAAATTCAACAGAAAATAAACACTTTCACCTCTGCAGTCAATCTGGAAGCGGCAGCTACCAACGGAGCTGATACTTCATCCTTAGAAACAGCCATAAAAACATTAGATGGCTCTAGACTGACGCATGGGAAAGACACACTCTCCAGTTGGAAAACCAAACTATCAGAAATCAGGAAGACCATAGAAATCACCTCAAAGGTTGCATCTCTGTCACAACTTATAAAATCCACTCACTTGAAGACCCTTACAGAATTACTACCAAGTGAACTTCAATCTCACCTGGAAACCATAAGGAAAACAGCAATAGAACTAAAGAGTATCAATGCTTCTTCCCAAACAATGGCAGAGAGAATTCTTAACTTTGTAACCTACAAACATGAGTTTTTAGCAGCATATGAATCTTCCCAATCAGCCATATTTTCCAACTTCCCATTAACCAGATACCTTCCAATCAGAGGTCCCCAGGGAGTCACCTACACAATCACTTTCCAACCACTTAAAAGGCTCCAGCACCTACAAACAAGGCCCAAGGCTCCCAGAAATTCTCAATGGATAGAAGTTACAACAGCCCCCATCGACCCTGTTGGTACAACATTAGTTCCTGTTATGCCTGCCACACAATCATCTCCCCCAATCCATTACAAAGTATTGTTTTCATGTTTTTTGGACGCCGAGGCTCCTCAGCTACTTACAAGGGATGTTTTCTCCAGCCCCCCTCATAATGCTCTCAGCATTGTGAGGCTTGGAAGGGTTGGACTAGATGCCACCATCCTCTTTACCCAGCAGTGGTCAGACATTTCAAACTCAATAAGAAATTTATTGCAAATGTACACAGCCACAGATATCCACCCAGCAACAATAAAACAAAAAGAATTTACATCAATGTCCATACTATCCCACCTCACAGCACTTAGTATTCCACATGCTACAAAATACCACCACAGTGGCACTTCTTTGCCAAACATTGATGGGATAACCATCCACCTAAACCACATGCAATATACCCAACTACTTATCACAATGTGGCCCAATTTTATAAAGTCTCTTCTACATAGCAGCTCCTTTTCAGATGCATTATTTATCACACAGACCCTAAGCCCATGGCTGTTACAAAAAATCCCAAAATTTACACTGGCTGCATTTCTCAACAATCTCCAGCACAGGCAACATGTGCTCCCAGACGCCCATGGGATAATTTGCTTTGTAGATGAACTCTCCACAACTGATCTATCAAAGACACTGTGGAAGGCTAGCCCATTTTATGAATTTACCAAAAATGAACAAAGATCAAGAATACACCTCCTTCTATGGGCAGTATTAACAATAGACCATATTATTTTGTCACAGTTGTGGCAGAGCCTCAAACCCCAAACAGGCATTGGCATATACAACTACATAGACTTCATAGCCCACTTAATAAACTGCACCACCGACCCTGGACCCATAGAGGTGTTTCATTATTCCACTACAGACCACCTACCACCAAGCTATGAATATGGAGACCCTACCAAAAATGGATACAAGGTACTGGGACAGGAAAGAACCATAAAACAGGCGCCTCAACTCACCAGCTTTGAAGCTGTTGTTGGGTGTCTAATCTTAAAAATAAAATTTCAACTGTTTTCTACACCAGTTACCCCCTTTGCAAAGACCAAAAGGGGCAATCTGCATTTATTATCCCATATGCTGGATGGAAGTGGTATGAATGATCCATATTCTTCATTTCTCTTATCACCTAGAACACCATACACCACCACCAACCTTCTAAAAAGTATGTGCTGTGAGGATGAACTTCAAATTTTTGAAAGGCAGGTGGACTGGTTAGAATCCAGCCTGTACTCCTTACCAGAAACCACCAACACCCACATTCTCATCTCATCCCCAGATAACCAACTAACATCTTGTCTCATGGCACCTGCATCAACATCAGGCATTATCCAAGAAGCTGTCGAATTTACTGTGTCTCCAGTATCCGACCAATGGCCAATGGATATAATAACATCTCTGGAATGGACATCAGAGGCCAGACATGCCTCAAATTTATTCATTGAAACTACAGCCAAGCACCAAGCATCATGTGGCACTGATGTCTTTGCATCATTTCCACCATTTAAACAGAACTGGCCAGAAGACTCCGCATCGCCCCGACCAGAATCCAGTGAACAAACAAGCAGCATCAAGCCACATAAAGGCACCCCGCCCCCTGACCCACTGACCATAGAATCCCCCAACCACCATCACAAACTACCCACGCCCCCATATACTGACCATGAGTCACATAAAACACTACCCTCGCCCCCCTCACCTCAAGACCCAACAACCCTCAAACTACAAACATATCCTGATCAACTGGCCAGATCACAAATATATCCCAGCATCCCAGAGGGTAAGCCAGAAACATATATCCCGCCATGGACCAAAAATACCAAGCCACCTCCAATCACAACTCTAGATAAGGATCTCACACCCACAGTGAACTTAACAATCCCACCAAAGACCCCTACAAACATTTCCCATAGACCCCTAAATATACCTATAAATGGAAGGCATGAAGCCACATCTACAACAACCTTGCCCGAGGAAAGATCCCCCAAACTTTTTAATCAAGCCAGCACAATTAAATTTAACATACCACCCCCAAACAATACCCACGGCGAAAGAAAGACAAAAACTGCCAAAAAACTATATCCTAGAATCTTAACACCAGAACATGAGACCTCTCCAGTTTATCTTCACACCTTCCAGCCAACCCAACCACCATCCAAACCACCTTCTATCACCCCCTATGCATTGGGAGAAGAAACACCCGTAAAAATAAAAAAAAGACCATCCAAGGGCCAGGTAAGCCCACCGCAATCTGTAAGCATCGTTCCTGCATCTCCACACCAAGCAACCACGCTGCATTCCTCTACAAAAGATGTTTCTCCTAAACAGCTGGAAGATGATTCCAGTGTTCCTCGCATCTTCCTTTCAAAGTCTCCCCTGGACCCCGCGCCCCGGTCTCCTCCGCCAGGCCTTCGGATCCAGCCACAGATATCTGATCCAGACACCCACGGGGTTTTTATACCCCACAAAAGACCATCCAAAGGTCCCCTTCCCATCACCGTGCCGCCTGCATCCCAGCGCGCACCCCCACCCCCTCCACCACCAACAACCATCGCCCAGCAACCCCCACCAAAAAATCTCTGGACAGTTCCATCCATAACACATAAGTATCCAACCATAAAATCCATCGTGGAAGATCCAACCCTTTTAGCTAGAGATGTGCCCATCTCATCCACCCACCCCCCGGCTCTAGGTCGCCCAGCCCCAGAACTTGTGCACCAGGCAGAAATAATCACTGCAAGCAAAAATTCTGTTTTAGACTTTATTGCCTATTTGCTTAACAAAATTAAAGACAACAGTGTGAGACTTGTACAAACAATTGCAAGATTAAAAGCACTGTATCTTTAACCCGTGTCCTTATTTTTTCTTTCCATTTTTTTGTTTTCCACTTTCCTTGTTTTCTATTGTCTTTTCATCAGGAAGGCTGAGTAAATCATTCTGCTGGGAAGACTCTGGCCTCTCGCTCCCTGGTTTAGGATCCTCAATTATGGAAATACTGCTGCCAGGGTCCTTTATGGGTTCAATTGAGCCACTGGGTTTTCCAGACGCAAACTGAAACGGTCCAGAACTACTACCAGGAAACCCAAACTTCCAGGAGTTAGGATCAAATGAAAAGGACTTATTTCCATCACCCGAACCATCCCCATCTAAATTTATTAAGCCAACATCTTTTCCAGCGTCCAAATTTCCAGGGTCCTTTCCTCCTTTCATGTCATTGATGTTATGCTGCCACGGGCGGACTCCATTTTCTCTAGCCTCAAGATATTCATCAAAAAATCTTTCTGCCACTGCATACATCATATCCCTCTCAGTTACAGTATCTACATCTTTAAGAGCAATCCCAAAGTGTGTCTGTAACATGTTATACAATCTTTGTTTTTTTTCTTTGCTATAAACTGGCCTTGGCAACTCTCCAGCATCATCTAATCCCATGGTAGTAGCTACTGCTGAGGTGTGCTACACCTGCCACAGACAAATCTTTCTGGGGTAGCAGTTAAATACAACAGTTCTGCAACTGTGACCCTTCTCTTGATCGTGCAACTTCTAGTTTCCCCCAAACATGGCATAACCACATCTAACTTTTGTGATGTGTCCTTAAGCATGGCAACAGCATTTGATGCACACACTACCCTTATAAAAGGCTCCGTGCCATGGGCCATGCCAATCATGTCACACAAAGAAATGTCTGAGCTGCCACAGTATGCACAGTATATCCTGCCAGTGGTTGCACAGATAGTAAACTGTTTTTCCTTTTGGTCTCTGCAATAAAATACACTGGTGGGTGAAAAACTAGGAGCCAAAAACTTTCCCCTGCCAATGTTCAGGCAATGTCCACATTCCATACACAGCACAATTTTATACTTGTGCCCAGCAGCAGCCATCTGTTTTAACCTAGGTGATATAATTTTCAGTCTTATCACTGAACTCAGCAGATTAATACAGGTAACCTTCAAGGCTATGTCATACACAGACCGCTTCCCAATAAATTGCAAAGGGATGATGCCACACCTCTTCTGAACAAGCATCTCAGAACAGAGCTTACACATCATGTAATAAAAAACATTTCCACATGGTTGTTCTTTACAGCTGTCCTTTAGTGCAGATACAAATGCTATTTCCTCCGGATCCTCAGGGGTCTGAGACACAGTGAATTTTTCCATCCCTCGCTTGACACTTGGTATCACACTCATGTGAGAATCACTCAACAACCCAACAGAATATCTCTTTTTTGTAAATGGCATGCTAAGAGGATGTTCCTCATAGACTCTAATAAGGGGAAATTTAATTCCAACAAATAACATGTTGGCATAAAGTTCCACTGCCTTGATGTAAGACATCCCCACCAGCTTGTAATAAACAGTCTGGGCCAAGGTGGGCAGCTCGCACGGGTCAGCCTCCAAAACTTCACTATACAGCACCATAGCAAACCTAAGTAACAGGGCCTTGGCACACTCAAAGGTAATCTGCTTACATGCCCACTTTTTTTTTATGTCTCCATTAATGTCCAGCAAAAATGTAACTGCCTTTTTAAGGGGCAGGGAACTCAAGAGTAACTTCTGCCATCCATGCTGATAACACAATTGAGCTCCATACAAACAAAACTGGGTATAATCCTGGGCACCAATCTTAAGTCTGCACAGTGGTTCCATAGGTGTCTCCATGTGTGAGGTAGAAATAAGTGATTGCAGCAGACAGCAGAGAAACCCCAAGTGACCAAATCAATGGCTTCAGAGAGTTGGGGATCTTAAATTTAAAGTGTGAGGGAGGTCTATCTGGCAGAGAAGCTGGTTCACTCAATGACACATCCGGCCTGGCGATACAGTCCAAAATGGCAGACACCCTTTTCCTATTGGCAGGTTTGACAATCACAAACTGTATGGCCTTCCTGTACTCTGTCAGATAGGTTCTGCAAATAACCATAGATTGATAGATTGGTAACTCCTTTGGAAAGACATGTCTGGACTTAAATTTTAAGAAATCCTCATCAAGAAGGATGATGCATGAGTTCTTGTCCAGGTTTACATCCCCAGAGATAGGAACTTTATTACCATACTTATAGGCAGAATCCCTTGGTTCACATAAAAAACACTTCAGGGTCACTGCCAGACCATTGTTGGAAATGATAAAGCATGGTTGAAGGGGATACCTTAAATCCTGCAAAATATGTTGCCAAAACTTATACACAAACTCCAAATTATAACTCTGTCCATGTTGCAATTTTACAGTGCATAATGCCTGGGTACCCCCCTTTGACATCAGGGGAACTCCTATTGTGCATTTTTCTATGTCTGGAATAACTCCCTGGGGACAGATGAATGTACTGACAACACAGCACAGCTCTTCCACAAGCCTCCTATGCGTGTTCATGATGCCCCGGCAAAGTCTGGACCTGGGGAGAAACCAGAGCCTTTAGGATATTTCTTACAAGTTCCACCCTCTCCTCAAATACTCCTCCTACGCCCTCACAGGACTCGTGCCCACTGGCAGATTCATTAAACATAGACAGCATTATACAGTGATTCAACAGATGAAATCTCTGATAGGTGCCCGGCGCCAACAGCAACACATCATCTGGCAGCATCTCCTCAAACTCCAGCAGATCCATACAGTTCTGAAACTATATATAAAGCAGAGACTAAGGTCAGTCTAATAAATATGTACACCCCCTGGGCGAACACCACAGTCTCAAAACACAGGAACACCCTGGCACATGTAATAAGTGCCTCATACCTACCAGACCTAGAAGAAACAGCCTTTGAAAACCCCACCCTATCTCACATAACCAGCGTGCTATCAGCTACCGTGTCATGCGCAGTGTGTGACCTTCTCTTAGAAACCAGCAGAGCCCACGCGGTTCCCGATGAATTCTTCCAGGATTATGCCACCATCTGCTTTTACGCACTGCACGCCCCAGTGACATGGTCATCCACTGTAATCACAATGGCAGATATGTGTGAGATATATGAAATTCATTTTGGACCATGTAATCACCTAAACACTGGGATGAGGGAGGGATCGCTACTGGGAGTAAACTTTTATCTGCACTTTTTCAGCAGAAGGTGCTTCCAGCACATCAATCCCAACAACTTGGTCTTTTTAGACTATGAAAATACCTTCAAATGTCAACTAATAACATCGTGCCTGACAGGTGCTAACTGTGTTCAAGACTTTGGCAGTTCCATGCGCGCGTGCTACGATGGGGAGACCGCCCAGCGCGACTTTTCCAAACTGTGGGCGAGACATGAGATACAGTCTCCCCCACACCCATCCTCACAATCATTGTCACCACTAACAGCATTCTTCACAGACAGCAAAAAGAAATCTCTCTTAAGTCTATTTTCTAGTCACTGGCAGGCCACCCGTCTGCTGGACCAGCTACCCAGCTCAAAAACAACAGCCTCTCTGCCTCTCGCAGCTGACCCGCCATCCGACGCGCGCATGTCGGATGGCCCCTGCCTGATCTCGTTTCCCTTCTGTACAAGAGAAAAAAATAACACTCATGGCCTTTGTGTGCTCTGTGAATGCCTGGCGTGTCATCCCGGGGCCGTCTCCGCGCTGAATTCTCTGAAAGAGACAATATTACACTGTTTAGAAAATAATTCATCCCTGCTGACCCGGACCCAGCACATATTGACAAACATCCAGGATTCCCCCCTCATCCCCGACCCAGAGCTAAAAATCATTATCCAGTCTAGGTCCCCTCAAGAGATTCACAAACATCTATTTTGTGACATGCAGTGCGCCATAAATTCTGCAAGAACCCATCCTGGGATCCTGTTCAGTGTTCCAGAACCCCTTAAATACTCAACCCTGCAACTAAAACTTGCAACTGGACAGTATTTAGACAAAAACATCCTTTTAGAAAACCAGCACCTGGAACTTCTGGCCCTGGCAGCCAAAACCTGTCAGCTCGCCCCAGTTCCTGCAAAACACAAGGGAGACATAATAAAAGAGCTTTACAAACTTGCTCGGGCAAACACAGAGAAGATCCTTTCCCCCATTCACGCTATCCACTCATACGTCTAACATCATGGGCGTCCACTCTCTCACTAGAAGGAACATTCACCGCGCAAGCCAAAAGTCTGCGCGCGGGTCTTCCGCGGCATCTGTTACATCTGGCACCAGTATAAAATCAGCAAGCTCTGTCCGTGGGGGGCTTTCGAGGCGGGAAAGGGTGCGGGGATTTTTTACCCTGCTTTCCACCCGGCGGGACCTGGGGAGAGATTTTTTAAGGGAGATGGTGGCGCCCATATGCAATGCTACTCCTGTCCTGCTGCCCCTGGACCTCAGAACGGTATCTCCTGGCCGGTGCGTGTCCCTGACCCCTTACGGGCATACCAGCAACATGGGATTTCAGTGTAAAACATGTGCGGACGCGTGGCAGCACAACAACCAGGAAACTCCCCTACCAAAGCTGGACGACCCCGCTTTTAGCAAGAATGAACTATGCTCCGTAACCCTGGCTTTCTACCAACAAGCGGGAAAGGTGATTCAAAACAAACTCTTTTACCTGTCCCTGCTCCACACGTCCATGGACGCTGTGCGCGCCAGCCTCTGTCAGCCCGGCCTGCTATACAGTTTCTTGGTGACCAGGGCCTTTGGAAAGACACCATTCCCAATATTCTTTCCCCACGAGAAACACCTGGGGGTAAACCTGATTTTCAAGGATGACTGCCTCCACCTACATGAATCCTGCCTGAGACTACTCATAGACAACCTGTCTGATTATGAAATTTCTGTTGACAGCATAAACTCATCTTATATACTCAAACTAACCCCCACGGGCAACGTTGGGAAGGCAGCGGTCATCCCAATGGAGCCAATTTGCGAGGCAGTGGCGGGTCTCGAGTGCGGGGACGACCTAAAGGCCCAATTTATAGACTGTATGAATATTGTGTCATGTATAAATAAAAAGGCATAAAAAAGTATCTGCTGTTGAAATTTATTTGAAAAGGGCCGGGGAGGGTGGGGGGTAGGCGGGCAGGGGAAGCGGGGGACCCCGGCTCCCGGAGCCAGGCCAGGCTCCCGGGGCTCCGGGCCAGGGAGCTCACCGGGGCCGGCCAGGCGGGGAGGCCGGGGAGGGTGGGGGGTAGGCGGGCAGGGAAGCGGGGGCGACGGTCCCTTACCTGGTCCAGGTGCGGCGTCCTCAGGTATCCCGGTTATCCAGGGGAGATATTGGTCATTCCCCGAAAAAAAAGCAAAAATGAAAAATGCCCCGGCTGCAGCGCATTAAATACCCCAAAAAAGGGGAGGAGCAAGGAAAAACAACAGTAAAAATAACACCGGAGACAAAAAAATACACAAAGAAAAGAAAAAATAAAGCTAAAAATACACAACGGGCATGACACATAATGGGGGCGGGACAACCAGCTGTCAAAGCGCCTAGGCGCGCTCCCATTGGTCCAGACGGAAGTCATCAAACCCGGGCCCGCGCTGATTGGTCAGGGCCCCAAAGCGAGCGCTCCCATTGGTCGAAAGGCTTCTGGCAGGGCGCCAACCAATCAGAAGCCAGAGTTACCCCTATTATATATATTATATGAGTCATATTATGGGCGGAGCCTTATTTGTGGGGAACCCCCTAGTAAGGACCTACAAGGTGGTCCCCTACCAGTAGGAACCTACTGTAATGGGTCCCCAAACAGTAGGGAGGGTATATTGTGGAAAATTATTATGCTGTAAAAAATTAAACCTAAAATCCCCCTCCCTACTGTTTGGGGACCCATTACAGTAGGTTCCTACTGGTAGGGGACCACCTTTTAGGTCCTTACTAGGGGGTTCCCCACAAATAAGGCTCCGCCCATAATATGACTCATATAATATATATAATAGGGGTAACTCTGGCTTCTGATTGGTTGGCGCCCTGCCAGAAGCCTTTCGACCAATGGGAGCGCTCGCTTTGGGGCCCTGACCAATCAGCGCGGGGCCGGGTTTGATGACTTCCGTCTGGACCAATGGGAGCGCGCCCTGGCGATTTGACAGCTGGTTGTCCCGCCCCCTCGTGAAAGCCCGGCCTTCGTGGGTGCCCACGCGTGTTTTTGGGCATGTGCCTTTCCTCTTCCTGTTTCCTGTTTCCCGGACTAAAAGGGAAAGTGGTTTCGACCACTGGAAGCGGCGGCTTATGTGGATTAGAGGGGGATTAGTTGGGACGGTGGAGGGGGTTCCCCTACCGGGCGGATGTCGCTGGCCTATGACATCACTGCGCCGCTCCTTTGTTTACATCCTGCGTCACCGCAATGGCCGCCCCTGCGACAAGACTGACCGCTCCTGTCACTGAGCCTCGGCGCCTCCTTCACTCCCCCTCTCTCCCAGTTTAAAATCAGAGAAAGGAGAAGAAATGGATGTGAATATTTTTATCTGTGACCCCCACCCCCCACCCCCCGGCCCCAAATCTCGTGGCCACCAGCTAGGTCCCGCCCCATAACCAAAAGCGAGAGACGCGAGTCAGCTGTACGAGGTCCTGCACAACTTTATGCAGCCTATCTAAAGCGGCGCTAAAAATTGTGACGCCTGCAATACACCACACGGCGCGACCACAGGCGCTTAGTCATCACGAGCCCCAAGTATTCACATCCCTGTGCAATTTATTGCTGCTCGAACAAAGTTGGCGCAAAATGTCCCACGCAGGCTTCAAAAATAAACATCTCCCGCGGGCCCGCCCTCAGACAATCCTGCAACCCCAAAGTATAACCCACCGCCGCTGACGCCAGCTCAGAGAAGGAAAGTTGCATACAATTGTAACAAAAAAGGGCCCTGTGGATATTCCTGTTTACTTCCTCGTAGCAAGATGAGAGGCTGTCTGGGGGGCGCCCTAGATGCAGCAAGAGCGGGCAGACAAAATCTGCAGGCGATATGCTGGGAATCCACCAGTTGAAAGACTTTAAAATGGTCTGCTCGGTGTCCAATATCTCGGCCACGGTCGAGGAGTTTTCAGTAAGCCATGCCAGTTGGGCCACGGGTATAGGGTAGCAGTCTCTAAGCTTGGATGCAATGTGAAGGGCAGCAGTTCCAGTCAGCTGAAGCTTGCTCCTATCCACTTCCGTGTTTAGGCATACCATGTCAGTGAGCCACACAGCTGTTTGGAAAACTGGTGCGTTTGTGTGATATTCTTCACAGACCGCAAACATCCAGCTTACTAAAATTTTCCTAGTTTCTGTGGTTTCGTAGCTACATTTATCTGCATCAATATACAGGCGTGTGATTTTTTCTTCTTCCCCAAGAAGGTGTGGTAAAAGGTCAGGGTCAGCTATTAAATTTACATTTAAGTGGTCATGTGTACAAAATTGTCCCTGTTTATGACAGCAGTATATGGGTGTATAGCTCTGTGCCATAATAAAATTCTTGTGCTATATAGGGTGCCACTATCTATGTGCCTGAGAAGGTTGCTGGATGTTGGGATAAGTCCAAATGGACAATCTGACAGAGTGGCGATCCCTTCTGAAAGTGTTTCTGCTTAAATCAAGTGGGTGTAGCTGTCAAGGCGTGTCAGCTGGTTTGTTGGCGGATGTGGATGTTTTGGACAAACTCACTACAGATTTTATAACTAAGTATGAATCGGTGTATGGAAAATTGCCCCTGACTCAGTCAGATTGGGTAAACAATATAACTGCTTTGTTATTTTTTATGTTGGACAAGATAAACTTTGGGAGATTTATTGGTTTGTTTGCTGTTGGCAAATTTGTGTGTCAGGAACTGCTGCTGTCCTCTACCACATGGTCTATGGCACATGACCTGCTTTTTCATAAACTGGCCCTGGTATTGGAAGTAAAGATTATGCCATGGTTGACCAGCATGGGCGTGGGCACCTTTAATGAGTTGCTAGGAAGACACGCGGGACAAGTTGTTCAAACAAGATTCTTTTATTTTTTAAAATCAATGTTTGTATGGGCATGTATGCAGTTGTTGGATCCATGGCCTTTTACCTAATAAAGTAATAATTCTCTAAACTGGGAACGGTTTTTTTGATTTTAGTATCATGGTTGTTGTTTTTGTTTCAAATATAGCAGAATGTTTATCCAGGGCCCGTTTAATCTTGCGTGCAATCGCCTTATTCTCACAATAACACATGGCAAAATACCTTGTTGACCTTGCAGTAGCTCCCATGGGTTTTGGCATGGCACATGGTTTGCAGGTTGTAATTGCTGGAGACTGGAGAGCCTTGGCGGTCCTATTTAATGAGAAGGGACTTACATTTTGTATGAAGACACATCCTTTAAAAGTTACAGGGGGTGTCGCGTCGGGCTTCATGGGTTCTCCTATTTCTCTCTCAAGAAATCTTCTCATGGCTCTGTATTTTTTAGGAAGAGCTTTATTTACGTCTATGGGTTGCTGGTATCTGGAGGTGGATAGTTTTGGTGTCTTTGGACGGTTGACCTTATCTGGCTGAGTATTAGGTGGGAGGGGTCGGGTGGATTGTGTATTTGTAGGCTCCATAGAAGTTGTAGGTTGGGGGGGAGATGTAGTTTCCATTGGGGTTGGTGAATCTGCGGGGGAGGGGGAATCTGCTGGGGTTGGGGTATCTATGGGAGTATCCATGTCTGAGTGTGGTTCCTGAGAGGTCTGGCCCGTCTCTGGTGATGATGGAGCTTCGGGTGGAGAGGCTGGTGATGGTTCCTCTGGCAACTCTTCTGTGTGTAGTGATGATTCTGGGTGCGGTTTTTGTGGTGGGGCATTCGCGATGCCGCTACTGGATGACTCTCCGTCGACTGTTTTTTTCATTGGTCCTGCCCTTTTTTTGGACGCTTTCTGTTTATTGCAGCGCTGGTTACAGGATGATCTGGTGTGTCTTTCTCCATGGCGTCTGGTGCTTTTTGGTGACTTAAACATGACTGAAAAACAAGAAGTTTAAGTTAACACAGGAAAGGTGGGGTATTGCAAAAACCTCTACATCGGGTTGGCAGAGGATAGAAAGCACACATGCTATCATGCAACTTTAACTGCACCTGGAGCTGAAAGAGGGGAAAGGTAGCGAAAATGGATGAAAAAACTCTACAGAATTACATTGATCAATGGAGTGCTAATTATAGTTATGATGATTATTGGAATGGCAGCGATGTGGTGCTTTCAGCTCCTTGTGTACATGCTCCTCACATGCTGGGACCTGCGAGTGTTTTTTGGGTTTGTTTCTGGGGCCTTGTTTTAACTTTGTTTGTAAATGGTGTTGTTATGTTTGTTTTGTTAAAAGATTGGGTGAATTTAATTGCATCAGATGTTATGATGCTGGGCTTGTGTATTTATAACATATTATGTGTTGCCTGTATGTTATTAGGCTCTGCTTTGCATATTACACATTATGTGGAGGGTCTAATGTGTTATGTGCAGATCTTGTTTGAAAGTCTAACACTGTACTCAGGTGCCTGGATGGTGGGTTTTACTGGGATGTATAGATGTGCATTAGTTCTTTTTCCAAAAAAAGAGGGTATCAAAAAAAGATGTTTGGGGTGGTGGTTTATTGTTCTTTCATTTATTTTTGGGGTTTTGTTGGCTATTGATGAGCTTATAAGTACAAAGAGGTTGGATGTTGTGGTTATTGGGGGTAAAGATGTCTCTGTATGTGCCATGGTTGGGTATGGCCCAGATAGGGCCAGGGTGTATGTTGTGCAGTCACTGTTTGGTATTTTGATACCTGTAATTATGATATTTGTGTGTTTTTTAATCCTTGTTTGGTCAGTGACTAAGTTGAAACTTAAGAAGAAATGTAGAGTATATGGTTCCTTCTTGGCTGGGTTGATGTTATTTATGTTGATGTGTGCACCCTATAATGTTGCCCTGATGATTGATGGATTTATGAGACTTGGTATGGTTGTTGATACTTGTGAAGGTAGAACTTTGTTAGATTTGTTATTGCAGTTGTTTAATGGGGCGCGTGCCATGTATTGTATAATTGCAACACTTGTTATGAGCTTATGTGGGTCAGTCTTTAAAACCAGGTTAGTAAGGCAGCTGCAAAGGTGTCAGGTGTCATGGCCAGAGGATAGTCTCACCTCTGCCGTTTAGGCAACTCTGTGCTGCTCAAAAATGCTCCACAAGAACAATCTGGCAAAGCAGAGTTGCCACGGGGTTGACATCATTGGGGAGGGTTGGTGGGGCCATTGCCATGGATATGCGCTGTGGCTTGGATCAAACAGGAGGGAAGTCATTCTTCCATCTGGGGAACAGAGCCCTGCTGCATTATAGACTCCAGATGGGTTTCTTGGATAGTGGGTTGCACCAAGACTCTCGTGTGGTTCTGCTTCATGAAAGCGAGCGCTTATCAAGGTCTCTGCCTCACAGTGTTGTTGTTGGCCATCACGTGACCAATGGAGACCAAGGTTGTTGCCAGCGACCCAGGCTGGAATTATACTGTTTTGGATTGGATGTAAAAATATACTTTTGGATTCTGGAAGCCTGATGTTGAGCCACAAGCATTCAAATTTACCAGAGGCGTTTGGTTGGCATGTTACATGGTCAAATGGATCTCTTTCTGCAATGTTTCTTATGTCATCTGGACCATGAATGTTGATTATTCCCAGCGATGACAGGATTTCTGTCCCAAATTCACCAAATCCAAGCATGAATGTTCCTGGTCTGGAGTAGAATGCTGCTATCTTATTTATTTTGCTGGCATCTCTGATTATTGTTTGTGCTGCTATGGCTGCGCCTGTCATGTTATGAAGAGTTCCAGACTTTCCAGTAAAAATGAGCCCACAGCATCTCAGCAAGTCCTCCTCTTCAAGTGCTAACAAGTTACATGCAACAGGTTCAAATCCAGCTGATTTGAGTACTCCCATCAGTCCATATGGTTTTGGTTGGCCAGGTAAGATACAAACACATACTTTGGTGCAGGAGCGACCATCTCTGCAGGCAAATGCTTTTAGGTAGCGTTGGAAATTTGCAGGGCTCAGCCCCCCTATGTAATGATTATTGTCACCATAGTCAAAGACTGTCATTTGTTCATTGGGTGGTAGATGAGAGCATGCCATGGCAGTTTCTTCAATAAATCTGCCTCTCCAGGCGGACATGGCATGTCCTACAGTTGTGGTGAACTTTGGTTGTCCTCTAAAGTTGATTTGTATAACAGCTTGATGGCCAGTGCCCTTTACAGTACCAAGTGCATGATGGAAGAGGTTTCTTTCTTTTAATCTTTTCATTGTCTGTAGCATGCCCTTCTGCTCTATCTCCAGCACAACACCTGGAGTCTCAGACAGTAGCATCAGTTTTTCATCTGCTGTATGCCTGGGAAGATAAAGGCTGCATCCTTTAACTCCTGCCATGCACATTTCCATAACACATCCAATGAGTCCCCCATCACTAATGTCATGTGCACTTACAACCCAGTCCTGGGAGCACAGGTATCTTAGTTCTTCACACAATTTTCCTAAAACTTCAGGATCGAGTTTTATTAGTTTGGATGCCTTTACTCCTGTTACTTGTTGAAAAATGCTTCCAGCTATTGTTAATTTTGGACTGGCTGATATCCAGACTAGATAATTTCCAGCCTCTTTCAGGTCTGGCGTCATTTTGGGGGCATTTGTGATCATGCCAGGACATTGAGCTGTTAGGGTTATGGTATTTATGGGAGATGCACTTTCCTCTTGGAGATATTCTGGGGTGGTGTTGCTACTCATTATAGATGTAAAGGTAAGTGATGTTCCCATTGTGTTGCACATATCTTTACAGGCCATCATTGTGTGGAATAATTCCATCCTGTTTGGTGGAGATGGGTCCCAGCAGATGGAACCAGTCACGTGCAGTTGGGACCAGTCAGTGACGTGCCTGCATATTGCGATGCTCAGGAGAGCTTCTGCCAAAGCATAGGAAACTCCTCTTGTGGAATCAATCTGCATTTTGTATGACTGTTCTCCAATGCTGGACACAATGCATGGAAACTTGTTGCTTGGTAGGTCACTATATTTGCTAAACCATGTGTCTGGACTGTTAATCAGATCTCTTATGTCCCACCAGTTCACAAGTAGTGTGCGCTCAGATGATCTTCTTATGCTGTCAACGGGTTCAGAAACTTTAGAGGTGTGGCTGCACGTTATGCTGTAGTCACTGAGTGGCAGGTCACATGGTCCACACCCGCAGTGTTGTGCCACAAGTCCATTACATGTCCTATCAATGTGTCTGGTTATGTATTCTTTGCTTTCAACTGCTGGATGTCTGAGTATAGACTGTACAATGTGTGAGAAGTCAAACCTTTCCCAATCTATGGCTTGATCATACCTGAATGGTCTCCTTCTTAGAGGGTGGGATGGTATTGGTATAGTTGCTATTAGGGGCGTGTCATCCAGAGAAAACAGGACTCTGTCCTGTGAGTATTCTCCTGGTCCCTCTGCAGCATGTGGTCTGAGGAATTCGAGTTTTTGCTTGGTGTGCGTCCTTCCTATAATTCTGAGAGGAATTTTATATTGGGCGGCCAAGGTGATTAAAGAAGTCAGGGGATCAAGCATTGCCTCTTCATCACTGGAGGCTTGTAGAGCATTGCTTCTTGAGACTAACATTAGCAAAACATTGCAGTGTAAATTTAAAAATTTATCATGTATTACACGTTCATATTCCTCAAAGGGGACCTCTTGAAGAACATTAATTGTATTTTGGGGCAGCCTTCCAGTGTCTATCCATGCTCCGGTTGGATGCACAAGCTCCATCAACTGCTGTTTCACTGTAGCTTTTCCCATGGGCCTAATAATCTTAGATATTGGGTTTTCAGCGAACATTTCTATGTATTGCTGAAGGGTAGCTGAAAGCTTATTGAATTCCAGGGATGAGTAGTCATGATCAAACGTGGGAGTGTCTGACTGCATTATAGGAACAAAATCTCCCATGCAAATTATGTAGTCTCCTGTCTGCCTAGGCTGGGCTTTAAAATTTTCTGTATTTGTAGTGCTGATTGTGCATGTGTGAAGCAGACAGCGGGTTCCCAGGTTTTCAGATGTGTCCATTATTGGTCTCACAAATCCACCAGTGATGGGGCATCCAGTAGCCCCTAAGGCTCTGGCTTGGGCAAGGTATGCTTGAAGGGAAGGTCTTTGAGTAACTAGGGCTGGTTCCTCTATCTCTGATCTGAGAATAAACATGCCACACATTGCTTGGATTATGTCACATCCTGGCTGCCAGGACAATAAAAAGTGTGATGGCTCAAGAAAGTGGCCAGGTGCAGAAGTCCTGCAGTGGCTGTGCAACACTGCTGTGGCCCTGGAGGATGGAGTGCCAGAAATGACTGATGAATAGCTCATGGTGTCTATTGGTTGCAGAAAGCATGGATAGATGGAATTTCTTCTAAATTCTCCAAGTGAGCACTGATGAGAAATGGATGGTGTTTGATCCTCACGTGGATACATGAATGCCAACATCAATTCATCTAGAGGGGTGTCTTCCTCTGGTACAACTAACTCATGAATCATAGCTGTCTCTTCCCTGATAAGGTCTTCTGGAGTAACGGTCACCCTTGTGGTATTATCCACAAATAGGGCATCGAGGGCATTACCAGTATGTTCCCTCAGGTGTAGGTTGTTCATGTTTCTGGGTGTTCTGCTAAAGCGCAAAACAAGTTTTCTGTAGGTTTCCACGCGAGTTTGGAACCTGGGGAAAAGACTTGTTAACATGGCCTCGAGTTCCTTTGACATGGTTGTTGGCCGTGCCCACGGGTCAGGGCCGTACGCATAAGTAATGGAGCTCTCCCTCCTTGGTGTTATGGGACGAACATTGGTGAAGGGATTGTCAGGGTGGTTCATGGAAAGGGCGAAGCTCACAATTCTGTAACAGGCAAGGTGTTGGGCAGGATCTGCCTGCCCATCATCTTCATCGATTATTGATCCACATATTATTTCTATGGCATTTAGATACTCTACATCCACATCTAGACGACCTCTATTAACTATGTCTTGAAAGAGGCGCTCCTCTATAGTGAGTCCATGATCAGCATAAAGTATGAATGTTGATAAAGGATCCATGTTTTAAAACTTAAAAACAGGTAACTTTTTAAAACAGGGTGTCACCAGAAGAAATACATGGTGTGTGCAGAATGACTGATATAACTGTTAAATATGTGTCTCATTTTACATACCTTGCTTGTAGTAAAAAAACAGCTACTGGGATGACTCACCAATTTGGTACCTAAAGATACAAAAGAATGTGTTAAATAGCATTAACTGCAGCAGTGTAAAAATAAATTGTAAAAGCATAGTTGCCAAGGGCTTGTTGTTAGCCCCTCCTCTGAGTTGACATGTGGCCACTGCCAAGGGTGAAAACTTTGGCTTGGATCCAGTAGCAGTGCAGTGGCGCGGCCATCTGGGCTGCAAAAGCCAGCTGCCATGCAATTTGCTGTTGGGTTTCTGGGATAATATTCTGCGTGCATGTAGGGGGCGCTCGAGTCTTGGTGGAAGGTGGCACACATTAAATGTTTAGATGTTAAGTCAGTTTCTTGTTGAGTTGTCACCTTAAACCCCAGATGGGTTCCTTGAATCCATGCTGGACACACCATATTTGTTAAAGGCTTCAAAAAAATGCTTGCTGTTTCCCATATTTGAAAATTCAGCCACAATGATTCAAACATGCCTGAGACATTTGTTTGAAGGGTTGTAACTTTTAAAGGGTCACTGGGTTTGCAGGATATGAGATCTCGTGAAGCTGGGTCCAACTCAATGATGTTTAGGTTGAGTAACAGCTGTGTGCCCAGCTCCCCAAACCCAAGCAGATGTGTGTTTTGTCTTAAAAGGAACTGCCGCAGGGCCCCCATAATTGTTTCATTTGCCAGGAAGCTATGAACACAGGCCAGGGTGCAAGAGAAAGAGTCCAGAGAACATATTTTCCCACTGATGAAAAGACACTGGCACAAATTTAAAATGGATGGATTTTCTTCCAACTCTAAGAGATTTTTTACATGCATGACTCCAAATCCAGTGTTTGACAGTGCACAAAGTAAGGTTTCTGGATGTTGCTGTTCAGCAAAAGAAAGAACACAGGCAATGGGCTTATTGCTGGTGGGGATACAGGGTCTGAGGAATTCTTTACTGAGATAATATGTAAGTTTCTGAAAGTTATGTTGATTACATCCATATTCTAAGCAGTACAGGTTAGAGATTCTGTCCAAGTGGCTGCATTTTTGATATGTGTCATTTATATGATGTTGGCGCCAGTGACCTCTGGCCTCACTTAAGGATATTTGGTGTATGATTTGATCCTTGTATCTAAAGGTAACAAGAGAGGAAGTTGGGCCTGTAACAGTCCCCAGAAAGAAGAATGGAACTTTTTTGGACTGCAGTTTTGAAAACACTTCAGATGTAAATTGCTTATCCACTTCCACTAAAAATCCTGGGGTTTCAGAAATTACCACATCAAGTGGATAGTCATATATGGGTGGAATGGTTACATCGGCACCCATTCCACCAGATAAGCACATTTCTGCTAAGCATGTTAAAAGTCCTCCATCACTGATGTCATGGATACTTAAAACTGTGTTGGTTGTCAGTAATTCATGAACACCTTGAAATATTGGAAGAACATGAGTCTGTTTAAAAGTTAATAACTTATTGGACTTTGCCTGGTCTTGTAGAATATCCTGGGCTATTGAGCCTGCAATAGTCAGTCTGGGGTCCAAAGTGATCCAAAAAATTGAACTATTTTTGGCTTTAAAGTCTGGGGTAGGTTTGCTTCTGTCGCCTCTAAAGACGCCCTTGTTGCTGGCTAAAAATGTCACAACATTGGTTGGGGTAAAATTGGCTGGAGTGTGTGAGTGGGGCCTGATGTCACTGGAAGATGCAGAAACAAACATTAGCTTGATGCCTAAATGTTGGCATAGCTCTCTGCAAGCTTTCATGCCCTTTAGCAGGCCAGCTTTATTATGGGACGGGTCCCAGGAAATTGAGGCTGTGACAGTTGTAGTAGGCCAATGGATGTATGGACAGCACACCAAATTACAGAGGGATTCAAGTAGCCCATATACCATTCCTCTTGCCTCATCGACCTGGGACTTTAGATATTGTTCTCCCACTGCTGTTATGATACAGTCAAACTTGTGTTTGTTGGTTCTAATTTTATCAGTGAACCAGGAATGGGGGTTATCTTTCAGGGCACCAGCTGTGTGCTTTGTTAATGGAATAAGGTTTTGGCCAGGATAAATAAACTCCTTCCTGACTGCATTAGTGATCATTGCTCCATAATCTGATACTGGGTAGTCAAATGGGCCACACCCTGGCTGTTGTAGCACGTGTGCCTGGCCCAGTCTGTCCAGGTGTCTCACAATATATTCTTTACTTTCTACAGCAGGGTGGCTCAGGATTTGTGAAAATGCACTTTTTAGATCTATACTGTCCCATGAAATGGGATGGCAGTGTTTTATTCTGGGATATGAATTACTGGGTCCAATATTGAATATGCTTGGGTCTAATGTTTTATCATCCTTTACAGTGAACAGTAGGTCATCTGTGTTGGCCATGTCACTGTCTGTTGCCCCCACTCTATAAAACACAAGTCCGGGTGATGGTTGAACCGTTCCCAAAACATTGATGGTGCAATTGTATCTGCCACATAACACTTTCAGATGGTCCAAGGCTCCAATTTTTATCCTTTGATTAACAGATAATGGCAGAGTGAGATTGTGGGTCAGAACAAACACCTGGTTTGTTTGAGCTTCCAGGAAATGCTTGGTAATTATTTCCTGATACTCATTCAATGGGCTCTCTTTTAAAAGGTCCTTTATATTCTGGGGCAAAGAATCAATATGGATTCTCAGCCCACTTGGGTGAGATAGTTCATACAGCGTGTCCTTCACATGAGGGGTGTAGATGGGCCTTATGCACTTTGTGTAACACCAGGAGCCCAAATCCTTAATCCATTGCCTCATGACATTCTGTATCTTGACCTGCTCCAAAGTGCTGTGGTCATGTGTGTATGGGGGGACCCTGGCAGACAGAACTGGCATGAAGTCCCCCAAGCACACGGCATACTCAAGATGGGCAGCATCCCTGCTCAATGGATTTAGTTGCTCGGGGCGAATGGCAGTTAAGATAATCTTGCTCACCAGCACAGTTAGTGGCTGTGAGGCATCCACTGATGCCTGTTTGGGAGAAACAGGCCTAATAAATCCACCCAGTGTGGGTATGCTTAAGGAGCTGTGGGTATTAATTTGGGAGTTTATTGCAGTCTCTGTAAGCATTAACTGTTTACCTGTTTTTGCTTGTTTGTTAAGGGATGAAACATAAAATCCTGCATATGCTGCCAGCAAGGAGCATCCTGGAAGCCATGAGGAGCTAAAGTTCACGTGAGACAGCATATATCCTGCCTGAGATGTTTCATTGTGCACGTGATATAGTGAATTTATCAGTTGAGGACTAGAATTATTGGATTCAAAAACAAGATTCTTAAATGAAGATAAAAGGGTGGGATATATGGAAGACACTGGGTAATTTCCTATGCTGTGAGCTAAACAAATGGAGGGTTGTTGTGGGTTGACAGGAAACATCATCAATTGGGTGACAGTGTCAACAGATGACAGGGTTACATCTGGTTGATTTTCATATGGAGCAATGGCCATGTTTAAAAGGTGTTCTTGGGTCAGTTGTGTTGCAAATTGTGAGGCAGTAAAACAGTTGAGGAGGTTTAACAGGACTAAGGATGTGGAGGCCTGATCCCCTGAATTCCCATGAAGCCTTCTGACACAGTCCACCCTGGCAATCATAGATGGGTCAATAAACTTTAAAATGTTAACAAGTTCTCTTGTCCATGTTGTTGGTGCTGCATTTGGAGGGTTTCCATAAATAAAATTAAAAACTTTGGGATCACTTCTTATAACTTCCTTAAGTTCCTTGGGAGATTCCAAAAAAGGGGGCCTGGATTTGCATGCTAAAATAAAGCTTGCAATTGCCATAAACCTTTGTGCTGCTTCTTCACTGTGTCTTTCATTTTTGTCAATAACCACATTTAATGTTAAAACGTGGCCTGCCTGAACATCTGACACTGAATTGGGAATGGTCCCAGATGATATGTTGGCCCACAAACTGCGTTCATTGGGGGTGGGCCTCGAGTGCCCATATACGGATATGGTCCATAGCTCTCGGTCAGACATGGTTTCCAAACCAATAAAAAGAAACTTTCATTTCCTGCTTTAATAGATGTAGATTCTAGTTTTACCCTATGCATCAAGGTATGCATCATGGAGCAGGATAATAAGAGTATAAATGTCAGCAACTTACCACACCTTGTTGAGGTTTCTCCTTAATTGGTTACTGTGTTTTGTAGTGTAGTTGCAAAGTTCTAAAAAGAGAATGAAAACAGGTGTTGTTAAATTTCATGAAACTTGCCTGATTTAGGTGCCTATGTCTGGGTTATACATGGACCCTGACTACGTAATAGTTGGTGTTTACCACCAAGCCCATTATCTGAGTCAGATTTTGAAAAAAGATGACATCATATTAAATAGTTAAATTTTAACATCCCCGGTAGAGGGCAACCGTGGGTGGCTCACCGCGTAGGGCATCAGCAACCCAGGGAGGCACCTTTCTGCTGCTATTCCTGGTTCCAGTCTTTCCTTAGTCATGCACAATTTTACACAGAGCAATGAAACTTTTAACAACATGTGGTCTGGTGGGTTTTAGTTTCCTAAAATTGCCCGTCTGCTTTTTGTATTTAAGGCCTGGACTTATCAAGGTTGTCCTGAGGGCTTGTCGCCACCAACATGGCAAATAGGTCTGGAATGGGTGGTTGCATGATGCTCTCTTTGCTTATTGCTGGCATGTCCCTTATGCTGGGCCACTGTGGCCCCGTAGGGGAGCCAGTGGCTTCAGAGATCAATGAGGCCTCCAAGGTATCCTCAAGACTCCTCACCCAGGACATCCTCTTCAGGAAGGATAGGCAGGCCACAATTTCACTGCCAATTAAACTTCCAGTAGAGGACATCATCACACAAACGTGTGATAAGATAACATATGGACCACTGAAGTTCTTGGATCTCTTGGAAAAGGAAACAGCTGTGTTGCCACTGAGCACAGATATCACGTGTCCCGCGTGTCTTGGAAGAGCTGTGCTGGTCGGGAAATGGGAGTGCCCAGCTCATGTAGCTGTCAATGAGTCTGATCTGACAGTGTTTGGACCTAACAAGGAGGAACATGTGCCTCAGTTTGTAACTGTGCAGCAGCCCAGTGATGGCAAAATGCAGAGACTCTTTTTTGCCAAGTTTTTGGGCACCGAGGAGTCTTTGGCGGTCCTCAGAGTTCCTGGCCCCGATGGACACTTGTGCATACAGGAGGCCTTGATACATTTCAAGGAGTTGTCTGGCGCTGGTGTGTGCAGCCTGTGGAAGGCAAACGACTCCAGAGAGGAGGGGTTGGAAATGAAGCAAGTGGACTGCCTTGAAACCACAGTACTGGAAAACCAAACTTGCATTGCCACCACCTTGTCTAAAAAAATCTACCACAGGCTGTACTGTGGTGAACGGCTGATGACTGGGGGGCAAGTCTCCACGCGGGTGTTGCTAACTGCTCTGGGATTCTATAAAAGACAGCCATATACATTCCATAGAGTTCCAAAGGGTATGGTATATGTGCACCTCATAGATTCTGGGTCAGAAGACTATATGGAATACTCTGAGTGTGAGGAGGTCACCCCAGGTCGTTATGAGGACAAACAAATCAGCTACACCTTCTACACTGACTTGTTTCAGACTGCAGATGGGGAGCCTGTCCTTGCCTCGGTTTGGGGAACCAGTGGGCTCAAAGATTCGGCCTATGAGAGCTGTGCCTTTGTTATTCCAACCAAGGGTAGAAGGAAACTGGTGCCTAGGAGAATCATGTCTAAATGTTACCCTTTCCGCCTCACGTATCACCCCAGTACCATGACTGTCCGGCTGGACGTCAGGGTGGAAAAGCATCACGGGGCTACAGACCAAGGTTTTGTGTTTCTGAAGATGGAGTCTGGAACATACTCTGAAGGTAGAGAGTATTACCTGGATAGAGTGTTGTGGGGGGAAGACTCTTCTACAAACAATGTGCTTCAGTAGTCTCAGATGTTAAAATGGCTGTCAACAAAATAAAATATTTTTGCATGAAACTCATGAGTGGATTGTACATGCGCCTTCTCACCCAACTCCCCACAGTTTTTGTTTTACATGGAAAGTAAGACATGTAATCCATGCAACATCACATCTGTTTGAATCCTTTTCCTGGAAAGACACTCCTAGGCTCTGTTTCTGGAATTTCACACTTCTCCAGTAAACCTATGAGTAGGTTCACTCGAGACACTTAGTCAGGGACAGGGGATTTGGGGTCTGAACGCTGGCTTAGTGGGCAGGAAGTTGGTGCTTAACACTACATACTCTGCTGCTTTAGTCAACACATTGTAGACATCGAAACCAGTGAGCAAGTGCTCTGGGTTTCTATCTTTGTGGTACTGGGATTTGAAAGTTGGACATGAAAACAGCTGACAGTGCAGGGCCTACCAGTTTTGTGGGCAGTGACACATGGCAGAAATGCAACCAAAACTAATGATGCAGGTAATTTTTCACAGCACAGGTATGTGAAAAATTATGTACTCTTATGAATTTTTTGCAATCAATTGTGAAACTGTTTTCCATCTGCGTCACGCAGGCCCCTCCAGCATCTACAAAAAGGCTCCCTGGCCTCTCAGCAGGACACAGGGGGGAGTGAGCACCGTGCAACATGGCTCTACTCCTTCTTTTCCTTGTTGGCCTGGCCACTGGGCAGCTAATACAAGGAGATCTTAGGGGTGGAGTAGATATAGCAGAGATTGAGGTGAAAGTTGGGGACCGTATAGTCTTTGACTCAGAACTTCTGCCAGGTGCTCCACCCGACCTGACCAAAGTTAAGTTTTATTGGAAGAAATTAAGAGAGTGGGATCCCAGCATACGATTTGACCAACTGGGAAAAGATGGCACCTGTCTGAAAAATGAGTACCTGCATGGCAGGTTGGTGTCCTGTAACTCTAGCCTGATTCTTGAAAATGCTACCTTTTCAGATGAGGGCATTTATATGGTCAGGTATAAAATGAATGATACTCACTCTGAGGAAAGTGTGATCCTGCTCAGAATCTTCGATTCTCAGCCAGTCCTAATGCTGAGCGTGTTCACTGGAGACCGGCTCTCGTTCAGATGTGACGACCTGAAAAATGGGGACGCAGATATGAGAGTTGAGCTGAAGAATGTCCCGGGCTTTGATCCTGGGCTGCTGGAGCGTGCCGGACACTACGTGTGGGACCTGAGGACCATTAAGTGGACCAAGGACCAAGGCTTTGTGCCCGCCTTCCTGGTGAGGAACCAACTGCGGTGTTGTGCCCAGTATGCCAGCCAGATGACCTGTGGTCCCTGGACCCCCGTGACGGTGGACATGTTCCTTGATGACGTTAAGGCGGCCAACAGGGACATGTGTCCCAATCGGGGGGGACTTAAGGAGCTCGAGGGCGTGGACATGACGTCGCCCAGGAACACGCCGCTGTGGCAACCCCGGTGCTACAGGCGGGTCTACTCTGTCACTGAGAACAACGGACACTTGGTCATGTGCGAGGGCCACGAAGGCGTGGTGCTCGGGCCAACGGGCACCTGGAAAATGCATCGGCCGCTAGGTGGCGTGAGAACCCTTTTCGTTGGGCGGCGCTATGCGATCGAGGAGATCGAAAGGAACATCACAGGGGAATACTTTATCAACACCCCCAACGGCACGCACGATGCTCAGTTCAACATCACGGTCCTCGCCCCCCTGCAAGCCTCCCTGAAACTTGTGAGCCTTGATGAACATAGTTTGACGATGGAGTGTGAGCACAACGGCAGGCCGGGCAGTCGCATCACGTGGACCGTGGAGGGCACCTTTGCGGAGAGCCAGGTGTCTGGGTCTACCATACGCCTGTGGCAGGACTGCAGGGAGACGCCCACGCAGTGGGCGTTCCAGGTGGCGGTACAATGTGCGGTGGACGACGGTCCCTGGCAAGTGCGTTCCAAGTGGTACAAGGGAACCAGAAGAAGGGGAGAGGGGTCTCTGTGCACGCACTGTGGACATTTCTGAAGGCCCCCGGGCCCAAATAAAATGATTTCTTTTAAAAAATACACCGTGTTCTTCCCGGCCTGCCCCCAGCCTTAATGGAGATATAGAGGCAGAAATAGAGATCCATAGCAATGCACCAGGTAGATCTTTGGGCCTGCCCCCAGAGATTTTTCTGCCCCCCCTCCCGGCCTGCCCCCAGCCCAGGGCCCCCCGGGGGTCTTTTGGGGGGGGTCAATTTCCAGGGTCCCTCAAAAAACTTTGAAAATTTCTAAGAAGCCCCTCTGCCCAGGCTGGGCCCGGGCGCCTGCCTACCTTCTGCAGAGGGCCGGGAGGGGCGGGGCTGCTCCGGGGCAAACAGGAGAGAGGGGAGGCCTCCGGGGGGCGGCCGCCCAGCACCGCGGCGCCTGGACAGCGCCCAGGGGGCGCGCCCCTGACACCTGCGGCAGAGAGGGGGCGTGGGTTAGCGCGGGGGGCTGC